CCTGGAGAACGCTCCAGTCGACCCACTTCACCGTTCCGAATGCCAGCCAATCAGGAGCAATACCCGTCTGCCACTTGAATTCCACGGACTGAGGCATAGTCGCGGTGCCGTAAACGTCGGTTACCTGGCCCACGAATGGATTGCCGGTCGGGCCTGCCAGGATGGCCGGTATTTCCGTCAGGTCGACCGTGCCGTTGATCTGCCCGAGATCGACTTCCGCGTTGTAGATAAGACTTGCGCGGAACGCGATTTCAGGGATTTCGTAGGAAGCACCAACGCGCCAGCCCCAACCATCCGCCTCGAGGTCGAGAAGTCCGGTTCCGTCAAAGCCCAATCCGGCAAACGGCGTCTGTGCGAGCAGGCCATTGACGAGTCGACGCTTGTAGCCTGAGACTTCCTGATAAGAGACACCGCCGATGGCACGAACATAGCCCTTGGTCATGTCGAACTTGTAGGAGCAGGTCAGTCCGTAATCGTCGCTCTTGATCTTGGTTTCGATGTTTTCGTTCGCGCCAACCCAATCATAGCCGGGATTGGTATGAACGCCCCATGGCTGGCTGTAGGTCGCCAGGCAGTCGGCTTCAGGAGTGAGACCGACCTTCGCACCGAAGCGCGGCACAGTGTAATTAGGCGTCTCGTCTACGGAGCGAGCTCCGCCATTAATACCATCGGACCCCAAACCATTGGCTGGATTTGTGTCCTCGGCATTCTTTATTCTGCGATCCGGCATGACGTAGATGACGCCGGCTTCCGAAGCGAAGCGTTCCTGATCGAAGAGCAGGTCCCAGTTATAGCCATTGCGCTCGAGGCCACCGGCCTGTGCAGACGTGGCGATGCTGGTGATTAGCAGCGCACTACCGACGATTGATGTAATTGACTTAGGCATTTGCCCTCCCGCTCGTGTGACCTTCCCCAGGTCGAATTCTTACCAATACGGAAATTCGCCGAAGCTTCGAGATCGTGCAACACGTTTGGATGAGGGGCATTAACGAGAGATCAACGAAGGATTTTAGAAAACTCCTGATTCGGGCAGCCTTGGGCTTCCGAATAGGTATCTTTGGAACGCATCTGGTTCAAAAAGCGGCAAAAATGGTCAGTTTTGGCCCGAAACAAGCCGTTGTTGCGCAAATGCAACGTGGAGGAAAAATGACCAAAAGAGGGCACGACAGAGGCCAAACTTAGGGCTGTAGCGCCCTAATCACTTCGAATTACGAATCACTTAGAGCGCCAAGCCCCGCTTCGTAAGCCAATCCTCGAGCTCCTTCTTATAGGTGACGATCTCGGCGCGTTCCTCGGCAAATGCTTCGCGCCACATCTTGAGCCCAGCAGGGGTCGCTTCGCTGGCGATCCGCTCATCCTCAAAGGATTTCTCATGAAGAAACCGGAGCATGGTGCGGATGGTGCGCGCATCCTCAAAGGCGTCGATCGAGCCATAATGATCGATCACCTTGTTGCGCCATTCCTTGTGTCCATTCAGGTTCATCAGTCCACGCTCCAAATCTTGACCAGATCCTCGATCGTGTCGAACTTCTCGAGGGTCAGTCCATTTCCATTTACCGCGACCGTCAGAATGTCGTGTGGTGCGATGACGCCCGAGCGCATCTGTCCCGTGCTTTCCGTGATCCAGGGCTGAGACTTCACAAACAGCTGGCGCTTGTCCCACCAGCGGTCAGTGGCGCTGATACGCGCAGCATCCTTAGTCATGCGCTCCATGCGGCGCTGAGCTTCCTGGACCGCCTTCTCATCGATCTTCTCTGCCATGAGCTGCTTCAACGCCTCAGCGGGATCCGGCGCCCTTGCCAGATGGCGCTGCATGTTGTGCAAGTCCTTAGAAGAGAAGGTGAGCTCCTCGGTCTTCGTCCAATCTAGCAGGGGAGGGGTTTCGCCCAATGGCACAATGCGCCAATTGACGTTATCGCCGCTCTGAACGGGTTCAAGCGTCACCGTGTTGGGCGGGTAGTTGGCAGTGATGAAGGACATAGCCGCACGATGGCTCTGGAAAGGCTCTGCATGAACAAACGGAACCTCGGTCATAACGGTGCCTTTCTAGGCTCAGGATTCCCCATGCTCACAAACCAGACGGACTCGCTGATCTCATCCGAATCCTCCGTCACATACTCTGACGGATGATCCTGGAAGTAATTCTCGACCAGATCCTCATCAGGCATGGCGTCAATTGCTGCCTGACTGACCGGTGCGTAGGATCCGCACCACTCTTCCGGGCCGCCTTGTTCGCGGACATAGCCGGCGAGCTTGCCAAGGAGCTCATCCTTCGAGGCGCCGGCGTAGAGATTGACACCATGCTTGTGGTGAACGGCTGCGAGGTAGATCTTCATCAGTAAACCATTCCTATGTATTGGTCGGCCAGGGTGATGCCGCGCTGGGAGAGAAATGCGAACAGCGCCGGCAGACTGCCTTCGGTGAAGTGTTCGCCGTTGAACTCGTCACCGACGAGCATCAGGGCAATGTCGTTGTCATGCGATCGGCTGTCGGGATTACCTTTGAGGTAACTCAGCGCCTCAAGCCGTGTGCATTCGTTAGCTTCCATGCAGCCGACGATCTGGGCCTCAGGCGGATCTTCCGTAACCAGATGAGGGTCATTGATGCGCTTCTGAAACCAATCCCAGGTCTTCTGATTGACGATCGTCATGAAGGTGTCGTCGCCGTTCGTGGTGAGGATCACATAGGCGTTCATGACAATTTCGCCTTAGTGACTTCGACGGTGAACTCCTGGCTCTCGCCGTCATCGTTGCCCCAGACGCCCGTCACGTAGCCGGTGATGGTCACTGGAATGCGCAGCCCTTCCGGCGCGGCCTCGAAGTTAAAGAACTTGGCGAGCTTCTTGCGGCCCCGCTTTACATCGAGCAGGCAGAAGGTTGACTGGATCTTCATCAAAAGGCTCCGAAGTAGGGATGGTCGATAACGACTTCATTGGGAAAGAGGTCGTCGAATTGGTATTTGCCCAGGTGGAACTGGTGCTTGATCTGCGTGAGCGCTTCCTCGGCCGTAGTCAGCGTCGGGTAGGTGAGGCCCTTGGTGTAGGTCTCCTCATCCGCGATCCGCCGGCGAAACATGGCGAAGCGTGAACCTTCCGGCATGTGAGGACCCGTTCCCAGCCAGATATCCCAGCCAGCGCCGGAGATACCTTTCATCTGGGTCCAACCTGGCTGGAGATCAGGCATTTGCAACTTTCTCCCACTCGATCGTTCCAGCTTCCTTCAGGCGCTCAAGCACCTCGAGGGCGACACTCTGCGGAACGAATGCGAGGGTGATGAACGAAGGCAGGTCGAAGAAGAGTTCGCGCGCCTGGTTCTCATCGATTTGAAGGAACTCGCCTGCGATCTTGTCGATCGGATCCGGCAGAGTGTTGGCTACGGTGTCAGGCAGCTCACCAGTGCTGAGCGTGTAGGCGTGACCGGCGATACAACCAACCCAGGCGCAGTTGCGGCCGGAATGGTCAGGAAGGTTGAAGCTGGTGCGGCTGACATAGCCGCCCATGTTGAACCCCAGGTGTTGCGTCTCGGGCAGTTCGCCCTTGATTGACGCTATAACGCGCTCGATGTTCGGCACGCTTACCATTTTCAAACCTCACTCTGCTTCATGCTGTATCTGTTTACAGTTTTAGCAATTACAGCGTTGGAGTGCGGTAGGTGATGATCGCTCGAAGCGTGTTCCCATCAGAAGGAGCCGAAACCCGGTATGACCTCGAGCGCCTTGAATTCTGTCATCCGCTGGAGAGCGGCAACCCTCTTGCAGCACACGCGCATTGAGGCACTAATCCAGTCATGGGCCTTCTCTGGCACAATAAGCAGGATATCCTGCGCGAAGCGAACAAAGTCGGGATCCTGGATCATGCAGTCACGGATCCTGGTCGCCTCGTCATTGGGCTGTCTCTGGGCCGCTAGAAGCGAATGGTAGTGGTAGTAGACCTCAGTCGCGGTCTTCTCTTGGGCATCAATCTCGCCTTTAAGATTGATCTCGGCGACCGGCGCCTGATACGGAACAACAATACCCATCTGACGCAGGCAGTTACGCCAATGCGCACAGGCTTGCGGATAGTCCTCAAACGGTTCATCCGCACATTCATCGCCCTCTTTCAATCGGACATAAAACTGCGGCGTGCTGAGAGAAGAATCCTCGATGGAGATCACCTGCAGCGTGGTTACTGCGTCCGGCAAGGTATAGATATCGTGGACAATGATATCGCCTCTCATGAGTCCGCTGCCTCATGCTTGCCCGCCTGGAAGGCTCGGACAACGGCCACGAGGGTATATTCGATCGATCCGTCATCGCGCCGCAACCCGGACAGGTTCTCGGTGATCCACTTTATCGCTTCTTCGTCCTTGGGATCGAACAACTCCAGCGGCTTAACTGACGACGCGGCGAGCGCTGCGCGCCCCGCTTCGGTCCAATCAACCATTGCGTCTTTGAGAAGTTCAAATCCGCAACGACCGTCAACGACACGAATATATCCGGCTTCGACCAATCGTTTTATGCCCTTGGAATTTGTTCCGCGTCGGGGCTCCCATGCCTTGCCTTCGGTCATAAGCCAGCATTGGCGTAGCGTATTCATTTCAGCTTGTGTCAGCTTCATGCCGGCACCTTGAGCGATGCGCGCTCCTTCTCAAGCTGCTGCCATGCCCTCTGCCACAGATCAGCGTCCGCGCCCTTAATCGCTTCAAGGGTGACGGCCTTCTCGCGCAGATAGAGAACGGCGAACTGCGGATCGTTTTCGACGATGGTCCTGGTATTGTCGATCAGATCCGCAACCTTGACGGTCTTCACCCAATCTGGCGCATTCATCAGCCGGGTGAGGTTCAATTCGAACCGCTTGGCGCGATTGCCCATCTCATGCCCGACATTGGTCAGGTGCATAACACCCATAGCAATATCGCCACCGAACATCTCCTCGATGTCGCGCAGCGTGATCGCCGTGTCTTCGACGGTATCGTGGAGCCAAGCCACAACAACCTGTTGCCAGATGTGTGTCGCAACCGACTGCACCAATTCAGCGACGGCCTTGGGATGCACAATATATGGCTCATTGGTGTATTTACGGCGCTGGTCAATCGCGCCGTGCGCGCCATAAGCGAACGCAAACGCTTTTTGGATCATGCTGCTGCCGTGAACGGAATACTGGGCCATGCTCAAATCTCCTGAATTGCAGATGTAAAAAGTAGCAAGAACGCTATTGGGAAGCGGGAGGATCATTACGGTTAGCAACAATGCCTACTGCACGGGCCGCGCCCATCAGGTCGCGCTTCACGTTCTTGGAATCGCGATGATCGGACGCTGTAGCGGCGCAAAATATCTTGCGACTGCCTTCCGGCCCAAAGATGGTGACGACCAGGTGTGACCCGCTCGTGTGATCCACCGTGGCCTTCGGACAGATAGCGCGCGCCATTTTCAGAAGGTCGCGCTTTCGTTTTTGAACGCTCATTGGAAAACCTTGTGCCTCAGTGGTGGATTAAGCATCTGTAAGTCCTTTATAAGTAAGCAATTACTTAACTTATAGCGCAAAAGAATTCGGCTTGCGCTTGGAAGTGAGCGAACCCCGCTCGGACATCAATAATCGTCCGCGTAGAAGAGGGACATAACCCTGATCGTGACGTTTGGATCTTCCGGGTGCTCCGAAAGGGTCTCCTCGTCCAAGGCGTAGTAGTCGATTTTGAACATGAACCGGTCGCCGACCTCGAAGACCGCGCAGTCATGCTCGCCATGGGGATCGTTATCCTCGCTGAAGGCGTTGAACCGGGCGGCGTTCCGTGCAACCATATATTGCAGGTTAGCGTCCATCTGAGCCAATCTTCCGGTTACGATAACCTTGCCGTTGAGCGGCTGGGCGCCGGTGCGCAGTTCATCATTCAGTTCGCGGATGCGCGCCTTGCGTTGCTCCTCTGTCATGCCGCACTCTCCAGCATCTGATCGATGACGGCCAAACGGCGCTCAAGAACGCGCTTCTGGACCAGGAGCGGGATCTGGCGCTCCATCTGAGTCCGGACTCGCTCGATCTCCTCGATGTAGAGATCGTGCGGAACGCCCTCGTCAAAGGTGATCTCGCATTCGGTGCGAACGGTCGAGTAAACGCGATCCTCAAGGTTCAGCAGGGGCATCAGTAATCTCCAAAGGTTGGTAAGCTGTTGAGGTAGGCGTGACGCTCCAGCAGCTCGCGCTTCTCAGCGGCGATCCTGTCGTCACGATCCTTGACGAGGGCTGCGACCAGGCGCTCATGCGTTCGCTTGCCATGATTGAGCGCAGCCGTCTTGTTCTTCTGATTGGATCGACGGCCACTTGCATTCACGTAAAAACGCCGAATGGTGCCGGCTTCAGGGTTAGGATGCCGTGGATCCTTCTTGTCGAGCTTTTCGAGAGTGACGGTCACGTCCGCTGCCGGCCAATCCGGATCGGAGAACCTCTTGATTAGGTCAGGCTCAAACTTGATGGCCGGCTGCAGCTCGTCAATCATCGAAAGGATGCCGCGCGTGCCGACGACGATTTGATTGATAGGCTCGGCTTCTGCGGACGTGATTATCTCCTGCATGAAGTCGCGCATGAACGTGGACTTGCCGTTGCCGCGTGACATGGCGAGGAACGGCGCCAGCTCGCCAACGCTGAAGCCCGGCTTGTCTGCCAAGTTGAGCCATTCAGAGAGTTCGGTTAGCGCCATCAGGACCATCCCGGACGCACAGCGACGATCTTGTCGAGGTTAATTAGCAGGATTCCACTGGACGTGTAGCTGCAATCGAGCTCCACATAGCCGGAGCCCGTATCAAGCTTGCCAATGATGCCCTTGAAGTCGCCAGACTGGGTGATGATGGTCACATAGGCAGGCTTGCCCGTGTTGGGGCGAGCCTTGGCCCGGCGCTCAATCTCTGTGATCAGACGGGCGCTCATTTCACCACCGTGAGCGTGGGCTTGCCCTTCGGCGGGCGAGGCGCCTCGGATACTTGCTGGGAGTCACCAGCAACGGCCAGGAGAGGCTTCGGCGCATCGAGCGCCATCTGCTCTGCCCGCTGTGCAATTGCCTCTGTGAGCGTCGCAGGCATCTCAGGTGTGCGGATCATCTGGTAGTAGTCTTCCTTCTTGACCGCTGCCAGCTTGATCTTCACGCCGAGGGCAGGGGCCATCAGGCGATATTCATCCTCAGTCTCGACGACCTGGACCTTGCCGGATCCGAGCGCCATCTGAAGAAGCAAAGGCATTAACATGGGGGAGTCTCCTGCAGTAAGTAAGCGATTACTTATGTTATAGCGCAAAAGAAAATGGGATTGCGTCAGGTCGTGCGCGCCTTCTCTTCTTCCCTTCGCTCTACCCAGGCCGCAAAGGCGACATCGGTGTCAGTGCCGGCGAACTGGATCGACTTTTGAATACCGGCCATCAGAGCAGAACGTTGCGCCGGCGGATATTCAGCAAGAGACTTAATGGGGCAGGGATCCTCGGGGTGCATCTGCACCCATTGCTTGCGCATCTCATTGAGAAACCCAGCGGCTGCAAACTCGAGCCGCTGTCGGTTGATAACATTCATGGCGATCACGCAATCGTTACTAATGACGGACAGTTGCAGCCTTAAGGGTCTCAACATCCACGACATCAGGGTCGGAAGCGATATCCATCAACACCTGGAGAAGCTTCGGATGGCTGGCCGCAAAAGCCAGGGCAAACAGCTTCTTACCCTGTTCGACCATATGGTTATCTTCATCGGTCAAAACCGCGTTGGGCTGCGATAACTTGCTGCAATCATAGCCAAAAGTTAACGCCTGAGCGGTTCCGTCCTTCTTCAACAAAAGTGCAACATCGCCCGCCTCGATAATCGGCCGTCTTTCTTCCAGGGTTAGCGCCTTTGAAAACATACCCTTCGAGTCAGTCATTAAAAATCTCCATCAGCGCTCAAGCTGTTCTTGTTGTTGCATATATATTACTTATAGCGTGCCAGTGTAGGAAACGCACAGAATCTGACTTTCTTGCGACTGATGCCGCAAACATGCCTATTGCCAATACATCAATTTGAGCTAATACCTGCCGCGCGAGTTCCGCTTTAAACCAAAGGTTTAAGGGGAGGGGTGTAAAAGGAAAATACGCTATGCATAGGTGTGAATTTGAAGGGCAGCTGACTGAATTGAGGGCTGCTGTTCTTAATGTCGTGGAACATCACTTTGCGCAAAGGAAATACTCCTTTGATGTAGTCCAGTTTCTCGAGGCGAGCGAAGTTAACCTCGATCAGATATTGAGAGAGGCGTTCTTCGTCGGCGCAGAAGTCTTCCCGATCAGCCAGGAATAGCAAAATGGCCCGATGTCGGGCCATAAGCGTTTACTGAGGCTTTTTGATCTTATCGATAAAGCCCTGCAGATCATTCACTGATACCAATTGGCAGATATATTGCTTGGCGATCACCGGTCGGCCGGCAGCGTTCACCGCTGTCGGCTTCGTGCTCTCCATGTCCTTCTGCCAGGCCAAGCATTCAGCCTGTTCCCATATGCCCTGAGGGACAAGCTGCGTCTCCGGCTTGTCTCCTCCTCCAAGTATAGTCATTACGACGGCAATATAGGCAAGCTGGTGCATGGGTGATCTCTGTTTAAGTGATTAAGCAGCGATCTTCTTAGGCAACGCGCGGGTGACTGACAATACAGTGGTGCCGAAAATCTTCTTGTCGTAGAGCCGTTCGATCTGGACCGTGTATTTCGGGCTGCCGGGCTTGATTCCTACGATCTTGTAGGCGGTGTTCTGGAGAACGATAGTCTCGCCGAACATTTCCTTGGTCAAACCGTAGCGCTCTGCCCAGATGTTCCAATCCCGCTTCGCGCCGGAAACACCATTGCCGGTATCCCGGATCTTGACACCGATCTTCACGACGCCATCGCCCATACCGATGACCCCGCCGGCTGCGGTGAAGTCGACGCCGAACTTATCCCCAACATCTTTAAGGGCTGCAATCATCGCCGTCGAAAGCAGGCGGTGTTCTGCGCGGTCGAGTTTGTTGATTTTCATTGTTTTTATCCTTCCGGGTATAGGATCCACGCCCCTTGCGGGGCTTCAACTTCTGCTGCCGCAACATCGGGGATCGTAATGATTTCGCTACAGGATTCACCATTGTCTCTGCTCCTTTTACTCAATCGGAGCAATATACTAGCTAAATAGCTATATGGCTAAATCTTTTCGCTCCGACTCTTGATGTTTGACATGTTTAAATGTATCTCAGCGCAGCTTGGTTTGCGGCAGGCTTCTTCTCTTCCACAATAAAACCGATGAATCACGGTTGACTCTGTTTACCCAGCGTATAGGAATGTCATCCTACAAGCATTAACAGGACAGGAATAAATGCATCACGTAGAGTTCTATCACCATGCCGAAGGAGTCCGGCGGGCCATTGAGTCGGCCATCCAACTCTATCTTTCCAAGAACAGCATTGTTTTCAGCCTGGCGTCCTTCCGTAGCCAGACCGAAACCGACCTCGAACAACTGAGCAAGGAGACGCTCATTTACGGTGCCGAGGTATTTCCTGAACACGTTGCGCCACCCGGAGCCTGACGCCATTCGCGGATCTTGCGTTCTTTCTCGCGCTTGACCAAATCCGCGTCGTAATTCGGATGGCGTTCCCAGAATGCGAGCTTACGCTCACAAATGATAATTTCCTTCTCTACGGACGCCCTCTCATCCCGAGTCCCCTCTTTCGCAATAAACTGCAGAAACAGGTAGTTATCAAAGTGCCGAAGATAACCCTTTGACCCGTTCATCTTCCAAACGTTTATGTCTGATGAGCCCTTTGGAGCATTGTCGCTATAGAAATACATTTTTCGATCTCCGCCGATGTTGCTGACAAGATCATTTTATCGAATTAAGAATTGGAGTGCGGCAGGACAATTGCCGGGTTTGGACGGGACTCTCGGACAAAGAAAAAGGCGCCACAAGGGCGCCTCTCAATTCGCAGCGGGAGCCGCGGATTACTTGATGTTGACGAACGGGATCGCAGACCCAGGCACGAAGCTCGTCGGCAGCTTTCCATCCCAGCGCTCAGCCTTGGTCAGTTCGACCAGGTTCGGGCTTTCACGCAAAGCTTCGGACTTCGCCTTAATAGCGGCAGCCTCGGCTTCACCGGTCAGACGAACACCTTCGGCAGTAGCCTTTGCCTGGGCAAGCTGACTGTCGGCAGTCGCCTGAGCCTTAGCCACAGTGATTTCAGCATCCTTCCTTGCGATATCCAGCTCCTGCTTCTTGGTCTGGACCTTCATTTCGGCCTGGGCGCGTTCCTCAGCCGCACGTTCGACGCCATCGGAGAAGTTGATATTCTCGATATTGACGCCTTCGATCTTAATCAGCCCACCACCAAGATCAGCAATAGCTGCAGCGACCTCGTTGTTCAGACGCCCACGTTCGCGGATAGCGATGTCAGCGGTGAACGTGCCGAAGATATTCTTGATCTGCTCGCGGATCTGACGCTTCAAGGCCCGCGTTTCGAGACCTTCAAGGGTCTGGAAGTCGCGATAGATCGCAGTGATCTCCTTGTCGGTCGGCACCGCGGCATAGTTGACAGAGAAGCTCACGGTCGCCGTCTGACGATCGGCAGTGTAGACCGGCTCTTCCGGAAACTCGACGGCCTGAGTGCGCGTGGAGATGTAGTGAGTGTCAGCGATGAACGGCGTCTTGCCGTGGAATCCTGCGCCATAGACGCCGGAAATCTTGCCCTGACTAACAACGACGGCCCTCTCGCCTTCGTCGACGGTGAAGAATGATCCACCGGCAATGCCAATGAAGAGGAGCCCGACGATTGCCGCCGGAATAATCTTGAACAGGTTCATGTTAGTCCTTCTTTTCGTTGTTACCCACGCGCTTGCGGGCGATTTCGAGTGCCTTGACGACACCCATTGCGATGATGATTGCGACGACGGTCGCTCCGATGACCTTCAGCATCAGCTGGCGCCAAAGAGCGCGTTGCCGACAAAGGCGATGAGCACGCCAGTGGCGTAAACCACGCCAATGATCAGCGGGCCGTAGTTGCCGTTGAACGCCTTGCGGTCATCGTTGATGGTGTTCATTGTCTGCTCCTGAGAGAGTTAAGTAATGAATTACTTATAGCGTTGATCGTGACGGAGTGCTGAAGGGAGTGAGCGGCTTATTCAGCCGCCTCCTTCCGCTCATAGAACGCCTCGCCGTGGAACGTCAGAAGCTCTTCGTGGGCGCGCTTGGTCAGGTCGGACCACTCTTCGCTCAAGAAGCACTCGCCATCGCGGTAGACAGTCTCAAGGAGATTGACCTCGCCCTGCGGCAGCTGGTCCTCGCGGCAATCGAAATACTCGGTGCCAACACGGTAAACAGCCTGACGACCGGCCTTCGAGGTCTTCGTGGGATCCGACGCAGGCTTCTTCTGCACGTCAACCCAGCCTTCACCGAAGTCGATGGCGTTGGCCTTCATGGCAAAACGCATATCATCGCGCATGTGGCCCTGGAGCAGTCCACCGCCCATACCGAAAGCGATGTTGTCTACCGAGAATCCTGCAGCGGCGACGCCGGCCACAAGTGCGGCAATCGAGTGAGCGTTCATGCCGTCGCCCTGGATCAGACCGATCTTCGGGTTCAGAACCTTATAGCCCTTCGAGTTGACCGACCCACCGAAGCTCGCCCAAAGCTTTTCAAGAACGGCGATCGGCGTCAGAACGGGATTTCCGCTGTCCGGCCGCACGATCAGCTTGCCTTCGAGGTTCAGGATCTTATCCTTCAACTCATTGCCGAAGATGTTCTCGACGGCGTTGAAGATGTCGTAGCTGTCGGACACGATCGAGAACATGCCGCTGCCGAACGTGTCCATCATGTTCGCGTAGGCTTCGCTCTCGCGATCCTTGCCCCAGCTGGTCATGGTCGAATGTTCAGACGCCGGAATGGAAAACCCGGGCATGTCCGAAGTGCAGTAGTAGCGCTGGACTGCATGAATGGCTTCAAGCGTATCCGAGCCCTTGAAGTTCAGCAGATGCGCCATACCGCCGAGAGCGGCAGTTTCGGCCGACGAACAACCGCGCGCACCGAAGTCATGCAGCTTGAAGCCGATCTGACCGTCCGGATCGTCGGACGTGCGCTGCAGGGCTTCCCAGATAATCGCCTTGGTCAGGAACGACAGAGTTGCCACGGAGGACGGATACCAAACGGCGCGAAGCAATCCCGTCTCGATGAAGCTGGTCAGCCAGGGAAGCTTCGGATCAGTGTTGCGCACCTGGATGAGGGGAATACCGCGCGGCACGACCAGACCTTCAGGTAGCGCCTGGATCTCGATCGGCAGATAGCCTTCGTGATGATCGCGGATATAGTTCCAATCAACCTCGTTGAACGGCAGACCGTGCGCCTCAAGAAGCTCCTTCGCCTCGGCGATGTCGTCGCTGCAGAGCGGACTCATGAGGTTCTCGAGAATATAAGCGTCGATCCCGAAGAACTGCGTCACCTGCTTATGGTCCGCACCGATGCGCGCCTCGATGTAGCTCGAAACGTGCTTTGCGCCGGCGGGATACTGCAGGAAGTGGCTGTGCTTGTAACTGTCGGTCGCAAGGATGATGTTGCTTGCCATTATGCGGCGTCCTTCAACATGTTGGAGATGAGAGTGTGATGGTCGTCGAAGAACTGAGAGGTGTTCAGCTCCTCGAATGAATACCAATCGGCGTGCCTGGCATCGTCGGAGCCTTCGGGCTTCTGGACCTCGACATCGCTCGGGATATCAAAGTGGAAGACCATCGAAACGACGCGCCCGCGCAGGGAGCGCTTCGGATTGTCCGCGAGCATGTGACCGGCGTAGAAGTCATCGATGTTCACGCCCTCGATCTTGGTCTCCTCCTGGAGCTCGCGCAGCGCGGCGTCGAACATGCGCTCACCCGGATTGACGAAGCCGCCCGGCATGGCGAACAGGCCGTAGCCAATCTTGCCGCCCCGCGTGACGAGGAGAACCTTGCCGCGCCAGGTCACAAGAGCGTCAGCCGTCAGGAACGGACCCGCGCCGAACGCCACCTTATCGTCCTGCAGCTGCTGCTTTTCCGCGACCAGGTGCTTGAACTCCTCGCTGAGCGAAAAGCCTTCCAGCCACAAGTTCACACGCGGATTGACAGCGTGGCTCGGGTAACGCGGGAGCCGGCGCAGGTAGTCGTAGCGGATATCGGACGCATTGATCGTGCCGTGCTGCGTCTCGATCTGGATGCTGTCCCAGTTGGGGAACATCTTGAGATAGTAGGACGAGGCGTCCTTACCGTATCCGGTCAGCGCAACCTTGAAGTCGCGAGTGCCATGCAAACGAACACCGCCTTGATTGGCATGATCGAGAATAGCCTCATTGACCACGGACTTAAGGTTCGAGATCCAAGCATGGTCATGCTCATAGTCGTAGAGCGGGAGAATGATGATCCGGCCTGACGCAATCTCGTGCCCGAAGACCATGCGCAGCATTTGCTCGCGCTCGGTAAAGGAGAACGGGTTGACCGGCGTGCGCGACACGAAGCTCGAACCTACGACGATGATCAGGGTCTCGACCCGCTCAAGCGCCTCGCGGATGATAGTCTCATGCCCGACATGCAGCGGCTGAAACCGGCCGATATACACGCCGTAATGGTAGTCCCGCATTTAAGCGGCCCTCCGTTCGATCCGATAGACCGAATTGCGGGTCGTCACGAGATCGCCATCAACGCTGATGACCTCGGACGTGTTGATCTGCGTGCCATCTTCGAAGCGGTTGCCGGCATCGCCGTAGATCTGGCCGCAGACGATCTGCTTGCTGCCGATATCGAAGAACCGCGCATTCTTGATGGTGCCGGTGATCTGAATGGTATCGCTCATTGCTTTCCCTTGCTGAGTAAGTAAGTTCTTACTGATCTTATAGCGCAAATGAAAACGGAAGCGCATCAGGTGATGAACGCTTCCGAGAGGGGAGTTGCGGCCCATCGAGTGTGAGCCGCAAGTGGGATCAGCCGTTGGCCTCAAGTTCGGCCAGCTGCTTGAGGATGTCCTCCTTCGACATCGTGGCGAGCGCCTGGTCTTCCTTCGAAGCAAGAGCCTCGACCAGCTTCCGGCGCTTTTCAGCGCGTTCGGCGCTTGCCTTGGCATCCTCTGAGACCTTCACCTTAAAGGCGATGATGTGCTTGAGGATCTCAAGCTTCGTTTCCAGGTCCGGCTTGCGCGGATCGGGCTTCACAGCGACAAAGGTCTCTTCCGTCACCGACTTGAGTTCCGCATTGACGGAGCGGGCGATGGTGTCGAGGTCGGCCTTCACGTCGCGGGTTGCGGACGTGATGGTCAGGGGAAGATCCCACAGCTGTTCTGCAGTTAGATCGCCCTTAACGGAGGGAAAACGGAGCTTCTTGCGCGAAGCGATTTCGAAAAGGTTCATGTTGCTCTCCTTAGAAGCTGATGTTGAATGCCTTGTTGATGCGATTGCCCTTAACGACGACCTTCACCTGGTCGTCGCGAGTGGATGAGAAGCCGACACCGGACAGCTGTTCAGTGACGAACGGCGCCTTGGACTTGGCGCCAAGCACCTCGAACACCTTGCGGTGCGGATCGAGTTCGGACTTGAGGAACTCGTTGTAGATGCCGCGTGCAGAGCCCGGATTGAGGCAGTTCTTCAAGAGGAAGAACCAATGCTTGTTGCCGACGCCCTGACCGTCCCAGTGGTTCGGAGACGCCATGAGCGTGTCGACAGGAACGAGCGTTTCAGTGCTGACGCCCCACTTTTCCTGGGCGAACGAGCCACCCGTGACGTTAAGGCCAGTCTTGACGCCGGTGACAACGCCGCCCTTGACCGTGATCGACAGAGCGACGACCACAGCGCGAGAGGGAACAGCCTTGCTGTGGGTGAAGCGATGAATTACGCCGCGGCTCTCAACTTCAAGCTCGAACCCGACATCGGTGGACTCGCGCTTCGTGAAGTTGTGAACCATGACGATGTATTCGCCATCCTTCACGTCGCGGCCATTGAAGACCACGTTCTCGACTGCCTTGCGGCTGTCAGGCGAAACGTTCATATCAACGTCCTGATGACCCTGCTTGTTGGCGTAGTAGATTTCGGGGCCACCCGGCCAGCGGACGTGAATATCGAGGTCGTCGAAGTTGAACCAACCAAGTGAGATACGGAAGTCAGCCTTGACGTTGCCGCCTGCAGCCTTGACACGCTCCTTCAGACTGTCGGTTACGTCGCCGTCATAGGACCAGGCGAAGCCATTTGCCCACTTGAACAACTGTCCGGCTGCCGGATCGACCGGTGCAGTCAGGCTCATGAAGTTTGCGAGGTGCGTGTTCTGCAGGAGAAGGTCGATCGAGGACGCCTGCGGCACGATGCGCGCCAGGAAGTCATCCATCGTGATCTCTTCGGCGTGCTTGATGTCGACCGTGGCAGGCTTCACAGCCTCGTTGAGCAGACCTTCCAGACCACCCTTCATCTGGCCCTTGACCGAGTTGTCAACGAACAGGACGTTGTTGACGGACACGTCGGAGATCTTGGCGAAGCGGCGCTCGACAGCGGACTCAAGACCGAGTTCACGCAGCTTGGCGAGACCGTCATCGATCATCTTGGGCGTAATCAGAGCCGTGGGGCGCTTGTAGTTTTCGGGAGCGACCTTGCTTTCGAACTTGCGGACAGCGGCCTCAAGATCGATGCCGGCGGAAATATCCACAATCAGCGTGCCAATGACGGTGTTGCGGAAGAGTGCGGCCGGCATGAAGATATTCGACCAGAGAAATACGTCCTTCTCAGCCTGGGAGCCACCGCGCGGGTAGGCACGGTGCAGAGCGAGGAATTCGGTAACAGCGCGCTTGTGTTCGTCGCCGCGATAGAGCCCGTTGCTCTTGATCAGGTCGAGAACCGTTTCGAGAGCGTCTGCGGTCAGCTCCTCGAGGCCGCGACGGAAGACGCCGATGTTCGTGGTCTTCGTGCCCTTGTCAGCTTCCGGCGTAGCGGAGCGGTGCGAGTTCGGCACAACGCAGAAGAAGTGGTTGAACTTCGTCGTAACGCCGTCCTTCAACTCGATGTTGGATTCCATCGAGAACTTGCCTTCCTTGGTCTTGAAGATCGACCGGATCGGCAAGGAGCGAATATAATTGGCAAGCGCAGCGGCGACGACATCATATGGATGCGGCAAGCCCTTCACGTCCCAGAGGGTTTCGATCTTCGAGCCCTTGATCTTGACGACATGACCGACGTTCCGGATGAACTGCTTGTCATAGGAGCCGTCATGCTCGGTGCGAACGCGGTAAATCGGGTTGGTGCCTTCAGGAAAGGCAGCCAGATATCGGTCGAACAGATCAACGGCATCGACGATATAAAGATCGCCCTTTGCCATCTCGTTGAAGTGGGCTTCAATCGCCTTCGCAAACTTTGGAAAATCGGCACTCATTCGGGTCTTTACTCCGTGATTTGGACGAGCAAAGACACGCCGCGCAATGCGACAAGTCTTTGATTTCGTTAGTGATTAAGTTATAGCGTGAATGCTGTTGGAGCGCGGTAGGTTAAGAGCGCCCCTTGCCGAAACTCTTCATGATATCCTCGATGACCAAGCGACCCTTGCGCTCTTCCTTGACGGCGCGGAGCCGACAGAAACGGCCGAGGCCATCTAGCTGAATGACAGGAATGTTGTCGTAGCCATGGTTGTAGCCTGGCGTTTCCAATGCATTGATCAGCAGGCGCATTCGCCTTGCCCAGGTCTGGTCGCTCTTATAGTTCTCGCGGATAACATCGGCGAGGCCGAGATTGTCCTCCTGGGCGTCGCGCTCCACCTTTTCGGCCTTGGCCTTGATAGTGCGCTCCGTCTCATAATGATGGATCGAGGCAGAGGTGAAGATCGACTGTAGGTCTCGGATATGAATCCCAGATAGAACAGCCATGCCCTTCTTATTGACCCGAAGCTTTGGGAAACGGCGCGACATCAGTCTGGATCCTCCCAAGTTGCGTTGAAGCGGCAGTTTGCCGGCATATCGGCGAACATCGGGCGGATTTGTTCACGCTTGTAGCCGGCGAGACCGCAGCCGATCGGCGTCACGTCGAAGGTCAGCTCGGGATGAAGCTCGGCAAAGCGGATGAACTCGATCACGGAGCGCTCGATTTCGACGAGGCCACGGGTGCGCAACCAGTCATCCTTGGTTGCAATGCCATAGGATTCGCCCTGCAAGCCTTCGCCCTGGAAGAGGACGGCGCCTTTCTTCTCAAGCGCATAACGAGCGGCACCTGCGCCATGACGGCCGGCAAGGTTCGAACCAAACACGAAAATGTCGGTCATTCAGTCCTCGTAATTCTCAGGGTGAAGCTTCTGGTCGGTCTTGTCGGCGCAGTTCGGGCATTCGCCATCGAACCCGTCACCGCCCTCCGGGTATTCCTCGCCGCAGGTGCGGCAAGTATCTTCGTCGTCGTCCTTAATTCCGGCTTCTTCGTTGGAGATCCAAATCCAGGCTTGAACGAAGGCACCCGGATCAGATCCAACGGACACGATCGCGTCCTCGTCCACCTCAAGCTCATCGTCTGCTTGAGCCTGAGCCGCTGCACGATAGGCTGCATCAGAGGGATCGACGGCTTGCGCCTTTTGAATCGTGTTGGCGATGTTGACGTATTTGTCCGCGCGCAAATTCAGGCGCTTCGACAATTCACCGTCCTCGCGGCGCCAGAAGAGCGCGGCATCTTTGCGTTCCGCATCAGCGCTCGTCGTCAGGAGCGACCAGAGCAGGTCGAGATCTTCCTTGGGGAGATTAATCCACATTGGTAGCATCCTCTTCCAGCATCAATGGCCTTGCGTAGCAGCGAGGCTTGGACCCGAACCCGGTCGCGGTGCAGATCCAGGGCGATGAAGGCTCGACGCTGTAAACTTCCTCGATGGCGACAGCCTGCTCGGAGGATTTGGCATCCAGCTCCTCCTGAACGGTCGTTACGACCTCATCAGCAAGGCTGACGCAGATCGGATAGAACGTGTTGACCAGCAGTGAAGCGGTGAGCGCGAGAGAGCTTAAGGTCACTTCGTCACCTCGATTCCAGCACGAACCAGCCAATAGAGCGGCCAGATGCAGCCGGTAAAATGAGCAGGCATATTCGCGCTCGACTGCCAGACATTTTCACCGAGGCTCGGCCAATCTTGCTTGGCGAGAACGTATTTTTCGTTCCAGACGTAGCCGAAGGTCAGCGCGTATCCACAGAGATAGAGGCTCACACCAAGGGCTAAACGCTGAAGGAATTTACGAGTGCTCACGATCTGCATCCTCATGCTAAGTAATTTCTTACTTAGTTTATAGCGCGATTGAATTTGGAGTGCGGTAGGTAGTGAGCGGGCGATGAACCTGGTGGGATTCACCGCCCGCTTTGCGTAGCGGCCTATCAGCTTGCGGCGACGACCGGCAGGCTACGCAAACGCTCAGCAACGAGGCTGTCAGCGTTCAAGGTGAGCGTCTGGCTGGAGCGCGTGGCGATCCCGACAGTCGCAAAGAGGTGCATGATCTGACCGGACTGCGAGCGAGCAGTGCCTTCGCCGAGGCCAGATGCCTTGTAGGCGCCGACGATATCGCCGGAAGTGACGGACTTCTTCGCCTCAAGCAGCGCGAAGGCGATCATCACGTAGGTGGACGGTGCCTTGTTGACGGAGAGCGCAGTGAAGAGGTTCTCGAACTTCTCGGCGATCTTCACCTGGGCAGGCTTCGTGGCGATGGTTGCCGCCTTGGCCGCGTCCTTATCTTCGTCGCTCATAGTCGACACGTCGCCGCGCAGAACGAAGAACTCGGATGCGACGGAGTTCATGTCGCGAGGCGTGCGGGTCGATGCGGCAGCACCGGCTGCCTTTGCGACGCGAGGCTTCTTCGGCGCCTTGGCAGCCGTCGGATCGACCGGCTCAACGCTTGCGATGGCGTCAGAGGTCTGTTCCTCGTAGATCTCGCTGCGGTTGAGAGCGAGGTCGAGATCGGCGAGGGCATCGTCCCCAAGAACGGTCGCCTCCTCAATCACTTCGGCTTCACCGGCATCAGCCTCGAGAATTTCCTCGCCGATGACTTCTTCACCGCCTTCGAGATCGAAGTCGGCAAGAACGGCGTCGAGCGCGTCGATTTCTGCGGCTGCCAATGTATTCACGTCCGTTGCTGCGTTGGTCATTTCGTTAGCTCCTGTTCCTAAGTGACTGCGTTTTCTATGTTTTAGTTGTATCGCAGACAGCTTTGGGATGCGGCAGGAGAGTTACGCAGCGAGTGCGAAGCCTTCCAGCTTCGGCTGCGTATAGAAGCCCCATTCCAGGCCCTTGAAGTAGCACTCCATCATGCGGTCAACGTCATAGGCCGCGGCATGAGCCATCGAGGGGTCGTATTCGACGCCGCAAGCAAAGGCGAGTTCGCCCAGGCGAGGCTTCTTGCCGTCAGAGGTGGCCCAAAGACCATCCTGCATCGTATCGACCCACGGCTTCTCGGTCAGGGTGAGACCGATCCGAGTCATCTCCTGTTCGGCAAACGGCCTATCGAACTCATTGCCGTTGTGAGCGACCACGAAATCACAGCGGGCAAGGATCGAATTGATCGTGGGAGCCACGGCTGACCAGATGGGCATTCCAATCAGATCGGATGACGAAATCTTGTGAACGCGCTGAGCATCCGCGGAGATTGAACGCTGCGGGTCGATGCGCTGCTCATAAGACCAGATCCGCTTTCCACCGCGATATAGCCCGATATAGGCTTCGATAATGCGATGGTCCGGCTCGAACTTGCCCGTCGTTTCCCAATCGAGACCTGCGATAATCGGAAGGCTCATGGTTTTACCCTTTCGTAGTCTGCGGATGATAATCCGCCGTGTTCGAAGATGATTTCGAGCATTCCGGCGTAGCAGGGGTTTTCCTGCCCGTGTGCCAAGCGTTCATGTCGCTCGTATTCGGCCCAGAACCGGTCATTGAGCGCGTCGGCGCACTTCTTCGTCACAGTCTGCGACGAGAACCTGATATCGACTCCTGGAGCCTCTGCAGAGCAAACGTGCTTGATGGTTCTTCCCATGCGATAGCAGAGGCGCCAGCCATCCTCGTTACGAGCCGCGAATGCCATCAGATGTGACTCCAGGTGGTCTCATTTAAAATGTTGGTGATGGTTGAACGGCTGACGCCGTGCTTTGCCATGAGTTCAGGAACGGATAACTGGCTGGCACGAATTTCGATTACTTCCGGCGCCGTCAGCTTTGCATTCGAATTGGCGCTGCCACGGCCGGACTTAAGACCGGTTCGATGGGCGTGCTTCTCGTTATCTGAGCCGCTGGACCATTCGAGTTGATACTCGCCCCACTTGGCGCGCAGCTCCTTGGTTGGCTGCCGGAGATAGTTGTGCTCTTTGTCGCCGTCGACGTGATTCACCTGCGGCAGATCGAGCGGGTTCGGGCGGAAGGCGAGCGCTATTACCCTGTTGACCAGGACGGACTTCGTGAAGCCCAGATAGGTCATATTGAAGTAAACGCGACCCGACTTCTTGTGAATCTGAACGGCGACCTGCGAATAACCCCTGGCAGGATCTACAACACCTTTTGCGTCGGCCTTGTTGGCGCGCTGAATGGTGCCGTCCTCATGGGGAATTAGATAGCGGTTTCGCACCGCCATCATAATCCACTTGTCCTTTGGAAACTTGCTCAAAGCAGGCTGCCCTCGCGGAGCCTGGTCACAGTTTCGCCGTGCTTGATGGTCGTGCGGCTAAGTCCACCAGCGGGCAGCAGCCCGAAGAAGTTGAGAAACCGGGCGAAGCGCTCCATCCAGACCAAACGATGTTCAACGCGGCAGTATTCGCGGAAGTCCTCTTCGGGCAGCATGTTGGACTGGCAGACGGGGCAGGGCGTATCCACCCAGGCAAGGCTCACGCGATCGATTTCGACCTCTTCATGGCAGCTGTCACAATGCAGCTTGTGCCTTCTTTCGACTCGATGCCTCATTTCGCAGTTCCTTTTCAATCGTTGCCAGCATGTCGCTGATATCTTGCGGCGCGAGGCCGCTGGTCGTGTCGTAAAGCGCGTTGACGATGAGGTAGAATTCCCTGAACGTCAGTCGGCCGGCTTCGTATTGCGCCATCCATCTTTCGATGACGCCGGCAGTCTTGCGGCCGAGTTCAGCGCCCAAACTCGGCCAGTTATCAGCGTCGATCATTTAAACCTCTGCATAAGTATTTTCTTACTTATGTTATAGCTCAACAGAAGACGGAAGCATGTGGAAGTCAGGCCGGCGACGAATGGCTTCTTCATAGGCGACCAGGAACAATTCCTTCGCGGCGTAGGCGCCGAGCATCTGGATTTCGTAAGGAGCAACCCGGCTATCATCGTGCATCTTGCCGGAGATCCATTCGTCGCGCTCATCCTTGGGAACGATCTGAATGGCCTCGGCCGCGCAGACAGCCTCGTCAGCCATCTTGACCTCGGGCGGAAGCGGATAGATCAGGCCAAACCGCTCAGCGATCACCTTCTCGGCCCTGTCTTCAAGCGGCTTGTAAACCGGATAGACGCGCGGATCGTGCTTGATCGGCCGGATCATGTCAGAAAGGAGATATTCCGGTGCGTCGTGCATTAACGCTTCCAGCTCCAGGTCAGGACGCTTCAGGTGTTCGACCATATACCTTGCGACCAGGACCGAATGCTCTGCAACGGAGAAGGAGATGCGCGACTTGAACCGCTTGTGCTGCGTTGCGCCGTTCCAGCGATTATTGCAGGCCAGGTGGTGCGCGATCACGTTGATGTTCAATTCCTCCGGGCGCGGATCGAACGGATAAATCTTCCGGCCGTTGGAGGAGTGCATGTAAGGTCCGCGACCAGTGGCGACGGGAGCCGTCGTCGGGGTGTTGATGCCGCTGTGACGGTGAGTGATCGTCATGATTGTTCCTTAAGCGACAGCGACAGCTGAGGCATTTGCGTTATCGGCCTTCCACTTGCCGTCGGAGAACTCGAAAGTTTCCTTGAGGAGCGAACGTGAGCCAGGGATGAAAATGACGATTCCTTCGGGGCGCATGAAACCGGGCACATGGCGCGAACCCTCTTCGGCGAGATTCCGCATGACCATGTTGACGTTCTCGCGAGTGAACTCGCCGGCAAACAGGACAGGCACGCATTCGCAGCAGGCAGGGCGGATCTCATCGTTTGACCAGCGACCCGTGTTGAACAGAGCGAAGCGCTTGTCACCGCCAGTCAGACCGTATGCGCGCTGAATGCCGGACCCATACCATTCACCGAAGTGAGCGCCGTCGCCGAGCCGGAGGAGTTCTTCCTCGTTTCGCTCAACCCAGGCGGCAAATCCGAAGTTGTCGTGTTCCTTACCAGGCTTGATCCAGCGCTGACGGGATCCGACGCCGACGATCTTGCCGTCCTCGATGAGGATCTGGGCGTTTGAACCGTCGAGCTTCTCGGTCATGACACAACCGAAGCCGGTCTTGGCGCGGTTGATCTTTTCGAAGGACTTGAATTCGCGATCAGGAATGGTGATGGTCACTGCATTCTCCACATTATAATTAAGTGCTTACTTACTTTATAGCGCGCAAGTCGAGGGAGTGCTTCGATTTTGCGCGCTATATTGTCGGGAGTTATCAGCCGTGCTTGTCGAAGAGCTTCTTCAAGGTCTTGCGGCAGATATGGAGCTCAGCCTCGATCGCACGGTTGGACATTCCGCTCTTGCGCATTTCCAGAGCCTGAAGGTGCTTCGTAGGAAGCTGCTCGGCGTCGAGATTGTTAGGCTTGGTAGCGACCAACTTCTTCTTCGGTTCAGGCTTCGGCTTCTTAGCCTTCGCGGGAGCCGCGGACACGCTCAGAGCAGCGGCGAGGTCGCCGGTCTCAGCCGCACTCTTCACAGCCTTGACCTTCTTGATCTCTTCCTTCTTCGCTGCGACATTGGCCTCTACAGCGGCGCGAATGTCGGCAGGCTTCAGACCATCGACCGGAGCATCCAACGCCCTGGCGAAGCCTGCCTGGCCCGACACGAACGTTCCACCGTCGCTGACAGGCGTGACAATGAAGCTTCCCCCATTCGCTTCCGTGATGCTGACCGTTTCAACAACACCGATATGGTTGCCGGCGATCACGTCTGCGAGGATCTTTGCCGCGACCACGTTCCCGGTCATCGGCTTGTCAGCACGCAGGACGCTATGAATTTCAGACGGAAGCTGCCCGACGATATGATATGACGCCGCGCGCATCTTGTTGGCGTCGTAATTCGGAACTGCAACCACATCTTCCGGAGCGACCTTGACGATGGTGATGATGTCACCGCCAAACTGCTTCAAGTAACCACGGCGGGCGATATGCAGACCGGTGGAGCATTCATGGCGCCTATCCTGGTCAATCAGGCTTTCGGCCTGCTGCACCTTCGACCCGACACGCTGCTGAATGCGCTTCGTGTGGCAATCGACGAAGTAGCCATTCGAGCCGCTGGACTGCAAGACCTTGTAGGCGACGATGCAGCCGTCATCAGCGATCGGAAGATCACCGCGTTCCATGAAGCGCAAGAGCTCCTGAACCGTGTGCGACCGCTTAGCCTGCATTGAGGCCAGACGCTCCATGAAGCGCTGCAATCCGGCGACATTGTTGTTCATGACGGCGGACTCGACGTGCTTTTCAAGCGCAGCGACGCCAGGAATCATGGTTTCCTTGCCAGTTGCCTTATTCGTCACAATAGCGACCAGCTCAGTTTCCTCTTCCTGGACGCTAACGGCAGCGGGAGCCACGGATGCAGAGAACTTCTTGACCGGATCAGCAGGCGCGAGAACGACAGAAACAAAGTCGTCATTTGCGGCGTTCTTGCCGAACAGACCGGCTACGAAGCTCTTGGTCTTCTTCGTGAAGCGAAGCAACCCCTTCGTTTCCTTCTCGACGCGAGCCTCGATCGAATAGGTTTCCGGATCGATTTCAACGATCTCACCTACCGAAAGGCGCTTGAGAATATCATCGAGAATAGCCTTGGTGCGCCAGCTCGTCGTCGGCAGGTTCATTTCCTTGCCGTTTTCGAGGTAGAGCGTAATGCCGTGCTGACTTGCGATAGCAGCGGCAATGCGAATGTTTGCCATTATGCAGCTTCCTTCTGGGTTTCAGTGTTTGCAGATGAGGCAGCCTTCGCCTGCTTGGCGAGGAACTTAATGAGGCCGAGGATCTGCTCGTCATCGGCCGGGCTGTAATTGATGTTGGCGATCAGTCGCATGTAGTCGAACTTCTTTTCGACCGCCCTGCTATCCATAATCATGTCCTTGAACGTGATCTTCGCCTTCGTTGCGATATTCTTCATCGTCTCGCGGGCGATAGTGCCATTTGGACACGCATAGCCACGTTCATTGCCGATCATGCCGGCGATTTCGCAGAGCTTGTGCAAACGATCGGTCTTGTCGCCCAACTTGGCGCGATCGGGGAAGAAAAACTTGCACATGGTCAGGGACTGCGAACACATAACTGCAATCTTGCCGGAGATGGAGTGACGATACTCCTGCGAGGAGATGAAGTGACCACCCTGCATCATCGTCGCATACTGAACCTCACGGCTGTTTTCGAGCGCCTTCAGCTCCTTAGCGATCACCACGTCGAGGTTCGGAATACCCTTCGACTTTAACTTGGCTTCTTGCTTGACGGTCCAGGCGACGACGGTGCCGGGAAACATATTCTCGATCTTCTTGAACGCGGACTTGTCCTCGCTGTAACGGGCAAAACCTAGCTCAAGGCGCTCCTGCGTGCCGTAGGCGCGTATATAGTGCTTCGGCTCACTCACATTCGCCTTAACCGCGCGCCAGGTGTAGTTTTTGGAATTGTGCGTAAGGTCGAGCAGTCCGGTGAACAGATCACCAATCTTGGCCGACTTCTTGCGCTTCGGAAATTCCAACAGCGTCGTCGGGATCTTGAGAGCTTCTGCAATCTCAAGGACTGACATAAGCAGCTTCTCGCTCGGCGCGTTGAGAATGAGAGCCGGAATGATGTCGCTGGATTGATCGTCATAGGCGGAGCGGCTCTTGCTATCGAACTCCTTGCGAAGCTGTTCATCGACCAGCTTGCGAGAAGGTCCGATAATCAAGCGCTGGATCATCGGGCGATTGAAGCGCTTTTCATCGATCTTGGAACCTACCCAGCGGACGTAACCGGAATCCTTCGTGAAAAGAACCACGTTGTCGAGAACGTCTGCCTTCGAAGCCAGGCGCAAAATCAGCCTTCGGGAGTGATCGAACCGCTCTCGTTCCAGGTTGAACCGATAGTCGGCCGCGCCGCGCCTGAAAATGCGGCGATCATCACGAAACTTCTTCGCCATCTCGCTTATCGCAATCTTCCTGCGTTGCGCGTCCGGAAGGTAGTTGGACAGGCGCTCCCGGACGGCACGTTCAGCAATAACCTTGGGATCCGACAGCAATTCACGGCAGGGCGTATTGGAGGACGTGGGCGATGAGACCGTAAGGGCGTAACGATCCTTCATTATCGACCTGGCATGTGCCCGAACGATCTTGCGAGCGATGAGAGGGCCAGTCGCCTTCAACGTCGCGATCGCCTGATCGAGCAGAGAGTGGAGCGTGCCGGTCGTCAGCTCGGAGTAGGAGAGACCTTCACGCGAGGGCTGCACGCCAATCGTGTTCGGCTTGGCAATAAGCACAGCGCGGCCATTGCTTTCGATCAGGCGGTCAAAATCGTCGACCTTCGCCATAATCTCTTCATCGGTCGTCAGAACCGGATAGAGAACGGTCGCGTAGAGCAGATAGACGCGGGACTCGCGGAATGACGAGTAGCTGCCGCGCGGTGCGATTGCGAAACCATTCTTGCGAGCCTCGGTGTAGTCGAAGCGCTCCAGGCGTTCGCCATTGAGCTTGGCGAGCATCCCGCCGTTGCGGACCACTTCCTTGATGAGCGTCGTAAACACCTGCACATCGCCGCTGTTCTTGAGCGGGATCGACACGGTGATACCAGTTTCAGTCGAGGGCACGGACACCATCGCACGAAAGTCCGGCTTACCATCGGTTGCAGCCCCGCCGCGAGAGATCGCCCAAAGCGTGCGGAACCCATCGATGCAGCTCGTAACCGTGAAGTGGTCGGAATACGCAAACGGCGCCTTGCAGCCGAGCCCGAAGCCACCGGTCTGAGTTGCATCCTTGACCTTGGTCGATGCGCCATAAACGCAGTAGACGGGACCGATCTTGTCCTTGGCGATGCCAGGCCCGAAATCCTTGATGGTTAGCTCGTTTTCGGTGAGCGTGATTTCCAGCGGCACATCGGTTTTACCGACCATGACGTGAGCATCATGGGCGTTGCAGATCACTTCGCGGATCACGGCGCGCTTCTTGTCGCGATAAAGGGTGTCGGAAAGAACGGTGAAGAATTCAGCGCTGTCGGACATTCCGAAAGCCTGGGCTTGCCCACCGCCAATAACGGCGTGCGTATCAAGCTCTGCGATTGTGGAAACCTGCATTTGTGCCTCTTAAGTAACTACTTACTGACATCGTTATAGCGCAGCAATTGTTGGGATGCGGTAGGTAATGAGTGAGGGTGGCGCGCCCCGAAGAGCGCGCCAGTTGACTTAGCTGCCGCTGACGCCACTTCCGACGCTGAAATCGGGCATGGGCGAGAAGCCCTTGAAGCCGAGACGGGGATAGTCGCACTTGGGATCAAACAGGCCGACCGGCTTGGTGCGCGTGCAGCTCAGGTTCGTCTTGAACGGATAGCCGGCGACCGTCTCGTATTTGTCATTGGGCTGGAAACCCGTTGTAGAGCAGGCGCTAAGCGCCAGCATCACGCCGACGGAGATAAGTGACTTCTTCATGTCTGAATTCCTTTCGTTAAGTAAGTGCTTACTGATTACTCAAAGTAGCAAATGTCGAAGTGGAATGCGGCAGGGGATGTGTGGTTGGGCTGAGGGTGGGAGTCGAACCCACGTTTCGGTATACGTTGCGTCCTAACCAGCTAGACGACCTCAGCATGACCGTCGGCGACCCAGGGAAGGGCCGTTCGTCCGACGGTAATGAGGGCGGGCGGTTGTTCGCCGAGAGACACAAGCGCATCAGTGTCTCAAATCCCGCGGAGCACGCTACCTCCCCACTTCCTCAAACTTTTGCCCATTCGGGCGAATGTGATGCCCCGCCGAGGAATCGAACCTCTTGGACCTTGGCCTTGCGTGAGCCTTGGTCACTTGCTCTCTCTAGGGCCACCCCTGGCACCAGAAGGACGTTTCGAACAGTCCATCCTTTAGCCTTCGAGCGGCGGGACTTAACTCGGAGCCGGTCCCCATACGGTGAACCTACTAGCCTGACTAACGCGATACAAAGCAGGGGCTCGAGAACGGGCACCTGGCTTCCAATCGCAATGAGCGGACTGCCGTGTGCCACGATCTTTATTCGTTGCCGGAGCGCTACTCCGGCTTTGCAGACGATAGGCGTGGGTTATGACGCCTCGTTTTACAGCACCCTTGCGGGCTTGATAGGCATCCCCGGCGTGGAGTCGAACCACGACCTTTGGCTTTCAACCACTGCACGGCCCTGTGCTACCGGGGCGTAACGACCCCTATCAATTCTCGTTCTGCTGATTACCGGGAGCTACCCGGAAGAGAAGATCCGGCGTTTTAGTCCGGATCTCCAAAGCCTACCGGTTAAGAAACCCGATAGACCAAATCTTCAAGCGGCGAGCGCGCAAGAATAGAAATCGGATTGAAAACGATCCCGCCGGTATGGACCTTGCTCCCATATACAGCTTCGACGCCGCGATCGATCAGGACATTCAGATCGCCAACCGTCAGGCTTTCGTCCTTTTCGGCAGCGGCCAGATCATCGCGCAAGCTCTTGAGGAGCTTCTTCTGCGCCTTGATCTCAGCGAGCTTCTTGTCCACGTCCTGGGACATGTCGAAAACGCGGCCCAAAGCGGAGCGCTTCAGCTGCAAACGGTAGTTTTCCTCGCGTTCAGCCTTAGCCTTCTCAGCGGCTGCAGCGGACTCTTCACGCTCACCGCGGATAATGGCAAGCGTCGGTTCGACTTTCACCACCTCAGCGGCACTCTGGTCGTTTGTATCGGGCATTCATGGCTCCTGGATTAGAATTGAAAAAGAACAAGACCGACAATGAAGCAGAATGAGGCGGCGAACGCGGCCTGTGCGAAACGTAAACTCATGTTTGTCGCCTCGTGCTTGTCAGTATGTGCTTACTTACATTCAGAGTTATAGCGATGCGCTCGTTGGAGCGCATTAGGTTGTTCGCGGGAAGTTAGTGAATGTGAGCCGATGAAGCCCTTTCCCGAGAAATGTCATCCATACGCTTCACGATTGCGTCGTGGACGTATTCGTGACGGATCTCCAGCTCCTGCTGGCGGACGATCGAAAAGTTCACCCGGCCCCACAGACGGCTCAATGCACCCTGCATGATAAGCTGGGTATGGGTCTGGTAGGCGCGGTTGTTAGCCGGCCGACTGTCCTTGATCTCGTAATGCTCCAGCTGGCCCAGGACGAAGATGTAGTCGTAGAGCTTCGCCGTGGTCTCGAGGCAAAGATCGACATATTCCTCGGCCGCAACGATATCCTCAGAGAGCATACGATGATTGGAGTGCATATCGATCTCCGCGAGCAGATAGCCGATCATGTCGATCGGCGTCCTGTCCACGATGAGCGGACGATCTGCATCCATAACCATCGAAACGTGGTCCTCGAGCAGCTTCATCTGTAGGGCAATGCGCGTCTGAATCGTCATCGGCGCTACTGCGTCGAATCCATGCCGCTTGGCGCATTCAGTGATAGAAGTGGGCATGAAAGTAATGCCCAATTCCTCTGCAACCCGCTTTGCGAGCGTGGTCTTTCCAGTGCCGCTGGAACCGGTCAAGCCGAACAGCATTATGACCCCGAGGAACCGAAACCAGCTGCACCACGATCGCTGTGAGTCAGCGCGTCGGCTTCTTCAAAGTGACCGACGAGATAGGGATGAATGACCAGCTGAGCGATCCGGTCGCCGTGCTTGAACGTGAACGGCTCTTCGCCGGTGTTCAGAAGGATGACGCCAACGTCGCCGCGATAATCGCTGTCGATCACACCGCCGAGGACACAGATGCCGTGCTTGTTAGCAAGTCCGGAGCGCCCTTCGATCTTGGCGTAGGATCCAGTCGGCAATTCGATGGCGACGCCGGTCTTCACCAGGAGCCGCTTGCCGGGCTGGATGGTCGTTTCCATGAGTTCCGTGTCCAGAGTCGAGAGGTCGGCGTAAAGATCAGCGCCTGCAGCTTCGGCAGAGCTATAAGCGGGAGCCTTCGCCCAGGCCGTCAAAAGCCGGTAGGGCACCATGTAGATATTGGAAGTTGATCCGCCCATTTTGTATTCTCCTTAGTTGATGCCAAACGCCGACAGGACGCTTTCGGCTAGAAATTCTTCGATCGTCTTCATGGCTGCGGTTTCAGCCGCGCCACGATTGGGGAAGGGACCGCGAAGAAGCGCGGTCTCGTCGTCTGCGGGCCAGCGATAGTGGAAGCCGTTACGCTGCTCCACGATCTCAAAGGCGGTGTGGGAGGAAGTCTCGCTGCGATTAGTCATAGCGAACGGTGATGCCCTTGAAGATCCCGCCGCACAGAACGCCGGAGATAGGCTTGCCATTGACGCCGACGCCGGTGAAATTGGACGCGAACTGATCATTCTTGTCGCAACCGAAGAAGGCATGTCCGCCGATCTGGACGTTGGTGATGCCCTGCGCTTCCAGGGCGCGGCGAGCATTGTCCGGATCCACACCGCAGCCGGCGAGGAGCGAGGTTGCGGCAACTGCCGCGAGAAGGGCGAACTTCTTCATGCTGCTATATCCTTGATGAATTCGAGAGGAAGGGTCTTGCGGAACTGGATCCAGCCAGGATCGAAGTTTCCGGAAAGATCGGAGTGGTTCCAGCTGTTGTCTTCCGAGACAGTCTCCCAGCGATCGAACCCATTTCCGCCTTCGAAAGTCTTCACCTGAAGCCGGTAGGTTGACTGACTGTCCGGAGTGGCCTGATGCTCGGTGGGCGAAGCGTGAAGCGGTGAGGATCCAACCAGAAGGTCGTAGCGTTCAAGTTCCCGATCGACCGACGGATTGCCGTCGAACGGCGCGTAGGAGATACGGGCGCAGCGGGCTACGGACAGCTTTCGCAAAACGTCGAGGCTGTGGAACTTCTTTTCCTGCGGAGTGACATACGGGAGGTGCCAGTCGCCATGCTCGAGGAGCTGGAACTGTGCGCCGGCCAGAGCTTCACGGACCAAAGCCGCAAGATCGTGGAAATGCGGTTCGGCATCCTCATGATCGCGCAGATGAAGGAAGTTCGCCCAGCTGGTCGAGCTGATCAGCGTATGCTTCCAGGTGTAGGGCGCGATGATGCGGTTTGCGACCTGCTTATGATAGTCGGAAAGCGCGTAGCCTTCTGCAACCATCGCAGCAAAATCACGGCCACGCAGCCATGCGTCTTCCCGCGTAAGATCCTCGCATCCGCCGTTGAAGGTCGGGACAGAGACCAACGAGTTGTTTTCCTCGCTTGCCTGCATTCCCTTCTGGTTCTTACCCCAGTGCCAGGGCACAAACGGATCCTTGCGGATCTCCTCGAGCAAGGTCTTGATGGGCGTTGCCCGCATGGAACGGGCATTTCGTCCAAACTTCCGGTGCGTCAGCACTTCGCCGTGGATGATGTCCGGATAGTGCATGTGGATTGAGAAGAGCGGCAGAGCGCCGTTGGTCGGCTTGCTTGCAAGCACGACCTTCGCGAACATACGTTCCTTAGACATTGAGGAACGTCTTTCCGTCACGGATAGCCTCGAAGGTAGCCTTCTCGAGGTTTGAACCGCAGTAGCCGGTGAACTCGCTCTTTTCGATGAGGAGATTCTCGCCGGCGTCTGCAGCGTCCACCAGGCGGGCAATCAAAGCCTTCTGGTCACGGATGGTCTGCAGCTTGGCGTTGTTGTCGGTCAGAAGCTCGGAAATCCGGACATCTGCCTGCTTTGCGATTTCCGCGCCGCTGATATTGACGGTTAAATTGATCGGCGCAGGCCGACGCAGGAAGTTGAACATCATTTTCTCCTTAAAATGCTCCAAAAGCGGTGGTTTCTGCCGGTTCGTTGGGATCCGGCTCTATGAAGACGTGAACCTTGACGCGGCTTGCGGCAGTGCCGGCAGCCTTCTTGATGGCGTCTTGTGCCTCGTGTCGGGCCGCGTCTGTGATGAGCTTGGCGAAGTCGATGCGCCGATCCTTTGCGAGGAGCGTAGCCAGGCGCTGCATCAGCTTGTCGTCGCTGGCGAATGAAGCGATCCGTGCCTCAACCCGGCGATCCACCTGGCTGGCGATATCCTTCTTTCCGCCGATGCCATGTTCATTCGCGAGAATGTTCTGGATCTGGCCGGTCAAGAACCACTTGAGAGCGTCCTTGTCAGCGGTGCTGAACTTGTCGAACACCTGCTTTCCGCGCCTCTCCAGTTCTTCATCAGTCATAATTGCCTCGTCAGTAAGTGCTTACTTAACTTATAGCGAAATGTTCTCGGGACTGCACAAAAAGAGAGAGGCGCCGAAGCGCCCCTTTCAGAATTCCAGGTATTCGACCAGCTGGTCATAACCGCCGACCAGAACCCCGTCGTGAAACACCTGAGGGAAGGTCTTGTAGCCAGCCGCCTTAAACGTCTCGACCTTTTCAGGAGTGTCGTGATCGGTGATCGCAAAGGGCAGCTTGTTGTTCTTGAGGAGCGTCTTTGCCTTGACGCAATAGGAGCAACCCGGCCTCGTCATGATGAGATACGCCATTTCTTACGCCTCACATGCCGCACAGGAAGCGTTCGCGCGAGCGAGCTCCTGCGCCTTGTTGACACCCTTGCGGTAATAGAAGGACTTGAGCCCAAGCTTCCATCCGAGCACGATCAGGTCGATATCGTCCTTCATCGAAGCCTCTGCCGGCATCTTGACGTTAAAGGAGATGCCCTGGTCGATGAACTTCTGACGGTCTGCGTTCTGACGGACCAGCTCCTCCTGGTTAATTTCAACCCACGGCTTGAACACTTCCTTTTCAAGCGGTGAGAGGAATTCCAGATGACTGACGCGGCCGCCTGCCTGCAGGATCGAAGTCCAGACCTCGGCCGTGTTCTTGCCGCGTGCCTTGAGCAGATCGACGAAGATCGGGTTGTAGTTGGTGAAAACGCTCTTGGCGTTGTCGTTCTCAAAGACAACCGCTTCCCAAGGCTCGATGGACTGCGAGACCTGGCCGCAGATGATCGAGGACGAAGTGGTCGGCGCGATCGCGTTAACCGTTAGGTTGCGATAGCCCGTTCCAATCAGACCTTCCGGTTCGCCAAAGAGCTGCGCCAGTTCCTTCGAAGCTGCGTGGGACTCTGCGCCGACATATTCATGGATCTCGATGTTCAGACGGCGAGCATCGTCGCTTTCGATCGGGATCATCCGCGACTGCAGATAAGAGTGCCAGCCAAGCGTTCCGAGGCCAAGTGCGCGCCAACGGACAGCAAAGCGATGTGCGTCCGCCAGAAGGCGCTTACCTGCGGTCTTCTCGATGTATTCGGTCATGACCGCATCGAGGAGATAGATCATCTCCCGAACGAAATTCGTTCCCTTCCATTCATCGTAATAGAGAAGGTTCACGGACGAGAGATCACAGACGAAGCTTTCGTCCGGGCCGGAGTGCAGCATGATCTCGGTGCAGAGATTCGAGGCGTAGATATAAAGCTTCAACCGCTTGAGAACTTCAGGCCGTGCCTTGTTCGCATTGTCGCGGAAAACGATGTAGGGGAAGCCAGTCTCACGGCGCTTGTTGCGGATCTTCGCCATCAGCTTGCGCTTCGGGCCGCCCTTTTCCTCGGCCAGCATGGCGTTCATCCACTCGTCGCCGATGACGACACCAAAGGACAGATGCTGGATCGGGTGATGCACGCCGCCTGCGGTCGAACGCATCTCCATCCAGCGGTCGATGTCGTCATGCTCGATGTCGAGGTAGACGGCACAGTTGCCGCGACGGGTATTGCCCTGTGAGACGACCGTAACCTGTTCCTGCGGCAGACGTGCGAAGTGCGTCGGCCCTTCCGAAACCCCACCACCACGGATCGCCTTGCCGAAGCCGCGCAGCTTGCCCATGTAGAGCGACGTGCCGGCACCTTCCTTGGTCATCGCGCCGATTTCGGCGTTCTTGAACAGGATCGAGTCCATGTCGTCGTCCATAAAGGAGCCGTTGCATGAGATCGGCAAACCACGACCTGCGCCGAAGTTCGACCAGACAGGGGAGGCGGGCGATACCCACCCGCGCTTGATGCCGTGCCGCAGCGTCGGCAGCTTCCGGCCGAGGATCTGCTCAGCGGTGTCGACAATCTCATTGACGCGAGCGATCGCCGCGTCCTTCAGATCTTCACGCTTGATGCCGTCCCGCAAATAGCCGCGAGAAAGCGTAGTAAGGGATTCCTGGTTCAGCCAGGCGTAGTCTTCACGCATTTCCATTTCCTTATTAAAATTCATCGTCATCAGGCTGGTCGGCCTGCTGGTATTCGGTGGGTTCTGAGTGGAAGAAATCGACCTTCGAAGGTGCCAGAAGCCCTTCGGTCATCCAGAAGGTCTCAGCCTTCTGCTCTTCGGTGACGGTGAACATCGGCTCGTAGCCAATACCCTCGAGGCTTTCGTTCAGCCGCTGTGCGACATAGCCCTTGAGGATTTCTGCATTGAGCCTCGGCCGGTCATAGTCGCCGATCATCCAGTCAATCAGCTTGGCCTCGGCGTCATAAGCGACGGCACACTCTTCCTGAATCTTGGCGCGGAGCTCGTCGTCAAACAGCTCCGGGTATTCCTTGCGGAGGGTATTGATGATCCGCGTGCCGGCCTGGGCGTGGAGCAACTCCTCATTGCGGGTGTATTTCACCTGCTGCGCTAGATCCTTGAAGCGGTTGTCGAACCGATTGAGCCAAAGAACGATGTAGAACTGGCTGAAAAGGCTGACATTTTCCACAAACAGCGTGAAGAGGATCAGGCTGTAGATATACTGCTTGCGGTCGTCGCCGTAGGTCTTGTCATTGTGCTTATTGAGATAAGCGACGCGGCCGGCGAGGGCAGGGACCGACATGTTCTCCTTGAACACATTGGTCAGGCCGAGCTTCCGGAGCAACTTCTCGTAGGCATTGTTGTGAATGACCTCGATGTAGCCCATCGTGATGCCAAGATCGGTGATCGATGGATGAGGCAGATTATCGCCGAGCCTGGTCCAGAACTTCTTGACCGCTACCTCGATCTGCGCGATCGCGGCGAGACAGCGCTTGGTAATCAGCCGTTCCTGGTCGGTGAGGTTGAGTTCGTAGTCAGTGGCATCGCTGTCGAAGGTGAACTTCTTCGCAGTCCAAAAGCCTTCCTGCATAGCTTCGATATAGTCTTGCGCCCATGGATAGAGGTCGGGAAGGCGTTCGACCTGGCGTTCAAAAAGCATGGTCTGTTCCGTCGGTATTTGAGTTGATTGAACCCAACACGATGGTTGGGTTCACAGGATAGATAAGTAAGTGATTACTTACTAGACTTGACAAAAATTAATTACGCCGCAATGGGAAAGCTCTGGTTCAGGATGGCGAGCGTTTGCTTGAAACTAGGCGTCATAATCCCAGCATGGACAATCGCCACAGCGTCGGCCAGATGCTCATTGTCATTGGTCGGCACGATTTCGCCCTTGAGCTTGCGGGTGCGCCAGGGTGCCTCGGGAAACTTCTCCATCGCCCATTCAATCATCTCCTGCTTCGAAGCCGTCTTCGTGCCAACTGCAGCCTTCTTGGTTTCGCCAGGAGAAACCTCTGCGCCCGGAACAGCAAGGCTCGCATAGGTGCCGATAACGATCCCAAAGCCCATGACGGCGTTGTAATCCTGACCACCTGCCGGAACCTCGTAGAACGCAGTGGTGACACCCAACATGGCCTTCTGGCAGCCTTCCTTAAGCGCGATCGCGGCGCTGAGATAATCTGATGACCTGCGAACCTGTTTGTCCTTGGACTTTTCGGTCTTGATTAGGATCAGATCCTGGACCGACAAATCGAGGGTGACGGTATCGAGCCACATGCGAGCGATACCAAAGTTGCGAAGGGATCCATCGAGCCCTGCGACCATAATCTTAGCCATTAAAAGGCTCCAAAGTTGGGAATTAAGAAGGCTCCAAAGATCGGATTTGCCTCGTAGGATGCAGCAGCCTCTTCACGCGCCTTCTCCTGTGCAGCGGCCACGGTGTCGATGCGCTTGGCGAAGATTTCGTCCAGCAGGATCTTCAGGTTCTCACCTTCAACGCCGTAGTGCTTTGCGACTGCTGCGCCGACAAGCGGAAACGCGCGATCAAGCTCCTTCGGGTTCATTTCGATGAACTTGTATTCCTGCGCGTCTTCCGGCGAGAGACCGAACTGAATGCGGCCCATTCCGCCGACGTAGGCGTATTCGAACTGAAAGAGCCAGGTCGGCATGAGAGGCTTTTGACGAATGCGGTTATCCTCATACTTGACGACCGACATCGGCGCGCCTTCGACCTCAAAGAACTCACCCTTCAGAGCCGCAACGACTTCGTTGCCGATCTCTTCCATGATCCTCTTTGCCTCGGGGCTCAGGTCCTCTTTTGCTTTTGCCATTTCGATCTCCTAGTAAATAAGTGCTTACTTACTTTATAGCGCAAATCTATCGGGACTGCGCTGATTGTTGCGCCTATTCGGTGAGCGTTCCGCACTGCCGGGAGTATTCGAGGAACTTCTCGACCTTCTGTCGCTTGTCTTCCATAGCCTGCATGAAGGAAGGATCCGTCAAAGGCTCGATAGCGCCTTCCTCTACAAGCATCCGCATGACTGCGAGCAGGTCGATATATTCACCACGGATGCGCTGCGCATTGGTCAGCTCCTGGCCGGGCTGAACCTCATCAAGACCAAACCGCAATGCTTTCGAGCAACGCTGCGAGACTTCGACGCCTTCTTCGCCGAGGATGGTCAAAAGGTGTTCGCGTCGGTTCATGCCTTTTTCTCCGAATTAAATGCCGCCTCAAGGAGAATACGTGCCTCATACAGACACTTTTCCCTCTCCGTGCCTTCGAAGAATGCCCAAACACGCTTCCTCGCGATGAAACGGGAATCTTTGTTCCACCAGATCTCGAATTCCTCGTCGGTCCACTCGTAAGTGTCCTGCATGGTCTTCTTTTCGAGAGCCTTAGCGGCGCGCTCGACCATTTCGTCGGTGATGACAGAATGTGCGAGTGCATGTTCGACGCGCTGATAGGTCGAGCGCGGAACGGGAGTCTTGGCGTATTCCTTCCAGCGCTCCTTATCAGCTTCGGTCATGTCGAGCGGGTGCCTATATTCACCGCCTGCCGAGAACGCGAACCTCAACAGCTCGGTCAGATCGCCGGGATAGGCGGGTTCGAACTTGATTTCCTCGTTCATGCTGCAATCTCCGTAATCCTCGTGGTCTTGTTCGGCAGCTTCTCAACCAGGAGAACCTGCTTGATGTGGTCGCGGAGCTCGTTATGGGAGATCACAAAGACCGATCCACGTTCGCGAGCCTTCTCCTCGAGGATCATCATGAGCCGTTCCAGACCGGCCGGATCGAGCGCGTCATCGATTTCATCGCCGATGAACAGGTCAATGGGCTTTGATGCGCGGGTAGCGACCAGATCCTGCAGCGCGAGCGCCGTAGCGATACGCACCTTCCGCTTCTCACCGCCCGACATGCTCTTGAAGCTTTCGCCGCCCGTCGCGTTGGTCACGTCGATGGTGAACTTCTCCTTCAGATTACCCTTCGCATCCGGCGTCAGCGTGTTCCAGGTGGCTTCGATGTTGCCGTCGGACAGAGTGACGAGATACTTGGCGGACTGCGTATTAAGGAACGGCGTCACGTCATCGAGGACATGGGCGCGGACGCCGGCCGGCGAATAGATCTTGACTACCTCTGCCTCAAGCGCGACGGTCTCCTCTTCTACCAAGACCTGCTTGCGCAGACTGACGAGACTGTCCTCAAGAGCGGTGAGGGACGTTTCGAGCTTCTTGACCGTCGCTTCATGCGGATTGGTCTCGGCCTGAATGGCTAAAAGCTGATCGCGAAGGGTTCGAGCCTGGCTGGTCAGCACGCTCTGCTGCGATACGAGACCGTTGTAAACAGCAAGGCCACGTTCGAATACAAGACGCTGGGCGCTGACCGCGCTGATGTCAGTCATCGATGCAGCATATTCGTCCCGTTCACGCTGAGCGTCGTTAAATTCAGCTTCTGCAGCCTCCTTTTCCGACTCCGCATTCATCAGTTCGGTATGCTTGCTCGTAAGCCTTCCTTCGGCTGCCTTGGTCGCGTCTGCGAGTTCGGCGGGAGTAAGAGGACGGCCGCATTCATTGCAAGGACAACCGACCCTATGAACAATGCCATCAACTTCGATCTTGATAGAGGCATGTTCACGCTGCATCCGCGTGTAATTGCTTTCCGCGATGCGAAGCCTGCTTTCGGCTTTTGAAGCGCTCGCGAGGAGCCGTGCAAGTTCAGTCTGCTCCGCGGCGACCGCGACGATCTTTACATCGCAATCCTTGATCTTCGCCTCAAGGTCAGCGGGATCGATGGCTGCGATATCATCCATAAGCTGCCGGAGCTTGGGCACGATCGCGTTGATGTCCGACTTGACGTTATCCATCCGGAAGACCTTCAAGCCTTCCCAGGAGCCAACCTCGCCCTTTACGGAGACCAGCTGCGAGCGCATGAACGCTGCCTGGCTCTCTGCCTTGTCGACATTGGTCCGGGCTTCGGTCAAAGCGGTCGTCGCCGTGCCGTGATCCTCACGAGCCTTCTTATAGGCAGCCTCGAGCACCGTGACGCCGGCAGCTTCCTCGATCAGCATCTTCAACTGCTTGTCGGTCATTGCCGGAAGGTCAGGCATCTCATCCTGGCCCGCGTAGATCGAGCCCGAGAACACTTCGAGAGAACAGCCGATGATGGCGCTCGCAACCTCCTGGGTCAGCTTCTCGGTGCCCTTGGTAAGATCGATTTCCTTCATGCCGTCGAAGGACTTCAGCGTGAAGGTGTTCTTGCCGGTCTTGTGCTTGCGGTGCCTGGTCGCGGTGTAGGTCATATGACCGTCCTGAACCACGGACTCGACGACGCAATCCTTTTTCGCATCACGATTGACCACCTCGTCGCCGGATACACCGCGAGCCGTCGTGCCAAACCAGCACCAGCAAAGTGCGTCTGGAATGGATGACTTGCCGGCGCCGTTCGAATTGGCCGAGGTATCAGCCTTGTTCTCGCCCTGGATGAGAACCAAGCCTCGATCCGAGAGCTTGATCTTCGCCTCGGTGAGGGCGAGGAAATTTTTGATATTGAGTTCGGGGAACTTCATGGATTAGTCGTCCTCGGGTTCTTTGTAACCGACGATATCGCAGCAGCCCTCGATAAATTCGTAGGCATTGAGGATAACGTTGTCACTCTGGCCGACGGTCTCGGCGCAATGGATATCTGGTCGTCGATGAATTTCTGGACATGCTCCCAGAGCAGATCCTTCTTCGCAGCATGGGAAAGCTCTTGCGGCATTAGAGTTCAACCCTCTTCAGTAGCTCGGTTTGCAGAGCCACGGCTTTCGCCAGCCTCTTGAGGACGTATTGAACTTCCTCCCAGGAGCGGACCTCATCGATGAGAAATTCGAGCGGCGTGCCATCCTTGCGCGCCTGCTCCTCTGCCTTAGCCAATGCCTCAGCTTCCCAGGCGTCCTCCATCGCACGACGGCGTTCGTTGCGGGCAGCTGAGTTCTTAGCCATTAGTAAGCCTCGTTCAGTGCCGCTGCCAGATCGCCGGTCTCGGCTGCATGGCTGACGCTAGACTTGGCTGCCTTCTTCGTGAAGGTCTTGCCGCGCTTGGCTGCACCGGAATAATCCGGCCGGGACTTGGGCTTGAAGGAGTTGACGGCCTGCTTGTGCGCCTCGATGAAGTAAGGCTCGATGCTGTAGTTATCGCAGGTCTTATACTGCTGCGCCGTCGTCAGCGGCAGGGCGTGCAGCGTCTGCGGATAATCCAGCTGATACTCGCCAGTCTTTTGACCTTTCGCGTTGAACTGCGACACGATCTGCTTGGTCGAAAAGTGGACGGTGTAGAGCTGCATGATCTATTTTCCTATGCGTTTTCAGTGCGTTAATATGTTTTGACATATCAGCGCTTGGATTGCGTCAGGCTTCTACGAAAGCGAGCTTGGACTGTTCGAGGACTTCGGCCGCGCGCTGCTTGAGCCGCACCTTGTCGATCGAGGCGGGAATATCCTTCTTGGCATCGACGTAGTTCGCGACGGACTGCTCAAGCGTCACGCCCTTGACGGGACTAGCCGACCGGGTTGCAACCGTCGCTTTCGGAACCTCGATCGAGACGCCGAGTGCGCCCCACTTGCGGAGCTGGTCCCGGAACTCGTTGATCTCATTCTGCGTCATGGTCGGGCCACGGAAGCGCACGTAATTGCCCTTGCACTCCAGCTCCATCTCGACCTCATCCAACCCGGTCAGGTCACAGAACTTCGGCGCCAGCGTATCGTGAAACGTGACCGTATCCTTGTCGGTATCGACGATGAGGAATCCTGCGCGCGTTCCAACGTCGCCCCAGTTGTGATGCGTGGTCGCGCCAACCGACACGACCTTGCTGCCAGGGAAGACGACATGATTGTGATAGTGACCAGCATAGATGCGCTTGAACCCCAAAGCAGCAAGATCGCCGTCAGTCAGGCCACTTGCCGGCATTCCCGACAGCACGCCGTCGATACCTGCGTGGATGAAAACGTGCATCTTCTTGTGTGCCGGATGCGCCGAGAGATCGCCGATGTCCTCAAGGAAGTCGGCGCGGCTTGAGCGCCAAGGCACGAAGCCAAAATACTCGTCGCCGATGTTGATGCTCGTCACCTGGTTGAACACCCGGAACTGACCGCCCGTGATGGAGATCTGGGCGAGGTTCTCGATCTGTGAGGACAGCGCCCGGCTATCTGCGGATTTCAGGTCGTGATTGCCAGGGATGGCGATGATGTCGGTTCCTGCTTCGAGGATCTCCTCAACTGCCGACCTCAGCGGATTAAGCACCTCGGGATCGATCGAGCCGCGCGTGTGAAAGATGTCTCCGGCGATGAACATGGTCTTGCCACCCGCCGCGGTAAGCGTTGCTGCCGTCCGGCGCAGTTCCTTCAGGATGAGCGCGAGGCGCGTGTTGATCCCATCGGAGCCGGTTCCTGAATAGACCGTCGAGTTATGGGCGTGAATGTCGGCTACGACGGCGAAAATCATGCTGCGAATTCCTTCATTACCAATTCATTGTATTCCTCGGCGCTGTGGCGCTTGGAGAGCCACGTGAGAAGGTCAACAACCTTGGATTCGGGAATGAACAAGCCTGACATCTTTCCCTCGCAGAGCGGCGCGATACCAAACCGCTTGCGCAGTCGAGGGCCAAGACGCTTCATCAGGCCATTAGTGGAAATGGAGAGCTGAGTATGGTGCTGATAACTGTTTATGAGATGACGCACCTTGATGTGCGTAACGCCTCCAACCTCGATAATATCTTCTTTCACGACGACCTCATTTAAGTAAGTAATTACTGATTAATCTTGTTATAGCAAATGACGAGTTGGGATGCGTCAGGTTGTGCGCGGAACTTAAAACTTAACGACGCCGGGCTTGATGCGGAAATGGCGCATGTTGACGTAGTGCTGCAACTCTCCACCACGATCGCGAAAGTTCATCATCTGATGATAAGCCGGATTGGTGAACGCTTCGAACGGCACCAGATAACGGTTGCCATCGCGTTCTCGCTCCTGAAATGCCACCCATTTCACCTTCTTGAGCCGCAGTTCAAGAACATGGTCGTGATCCAGCGCCCAGCCATCCTTACCCTTAAACATAGCAGCCGATATAGAGGGCTCTCCTCCGCACCAGATTTCGCCACGCCAGCGGCGGGCGGTGTAGATCAGATCCCCATTAGACAAGGCGGAGCCCGTGCCGATAATGGTTCGGCGTTTCTTGAACTCCCAAAGGACTCCCTTGCTGATCCACTTGCGCTGCGGCGGTTTCGGAAATGCTCGTTTCGCTGCCATCGGGTAGGACTCCGTTCCATTCAAAGAGGCCCTGCGCGCCGCGGATCGGGATAGGATGGTCAAGAACGCGCCGGTCGGTCATCCGCCAGGCGTAGTTACCTTCTTCCCAATGACCGTATGCCTGTTCTTCATCAGAGACCTCTTCCATGAACTCCGGCGTCATCAACTCACAAGAGTCGACTTTGACCGTTCCGAGGAGATAGCCGCACGGCAAATCCTCAAGTTGCGGCATAGCTGTGGCCGCATAGAATTTCAGGAAGTTTTCATCGTCGAAGTAGGCGCGCTGTGCCGACTTGATGCCCTTGGTTGATGCAATACCAATTGTTTGACCAACGACAGAAGCCGGCACAGGCCAGGTTCTTGTTTCAAAAATCTTAAAGCCCTTCACGAGTAAGCTCGAAAAGGGCTGCCAGATGGATATTACCTTCATTTCACGCCCGACCTGCTGTTTCGATTTTTCACTTATAGCAAGTCGGGCGAGGGAATGCAGGGATTAGGCTGCTTCGGCTGCAAGCTCGTCCATTTCGACCTCAGAGACGACCGGCGCCTCATACTTGGCCGGCAGCAATGCCTTCAGCTTGTTATAGCCAGCAGCACCTTCCGCCTCGATGACCTTGCCGAGCGCGTTACGCGAGACTTCCTTACCATCCCACATCACATAGCCCTTGCGGCAATCCTTGCCGTCCGGCTTGACGGTCGGAAGCAGCTTCTGATCGACAAGGAAGTCTACCAGGCTGCCTTCGGCGTCAAAGCGTCCAGTTCCGTCGGGCATGAACATGAAGCGCCAGGATGCCTTTGCAAAGGGACGGGCGACCTTGTTCTTGACGAACGAACCCGTAACCTTCATGCCGATGACTTCCTTCGTCACCGAGTCCTGGATCTGTGCGGCCGAAAGCCAGAGACGCTGCGAGAAGTAGAAAGCAGGGCTGTCGCCACCCGTCGTCTTGCGCGGATCACCGAACACAACGCCGATCTTGGTGCGGATCTGATTGAGGAAGATGACCAGAACGTCATACTGCTCTGCAATCATGGCGATCGCCGGGAAATGCGCCGACGTTGCACGGGCAAGTGCCGTGTTGTCGTTCATGTTGCGGTCAGTCGCATCGCGCTCCTTGCCCTTCGAGTCCGTCAAAACAGACTGAGGGACCATTGCGGCAAGGCTGTCGAATACCCAACAGATCGGTGCATCCTTGGCGATCAGCTTCTTATCGCGGATCGTCTTGACGGCCAGGTGGAAGATCGCAACTGAATCCTCGAACGTCTGCGGCTTCTTGTAGATCAGGCGGCCAGGCGTGATATCGAGACCGAGCTTCGGTGCCAAACCCATCGAGAACGACCGCTCATGGTCCATAAAGCCAGCAACACCGCCTGCAGCCTGTGCCGCAGCCATTGCCTTGGTTGCGATTGCGGTCTTGCCGGATGACGGAGGACCGGCGATCTCGATCACGCGCCCAACAGGCAATCCACCGTTCCAATCGGAAGCCGAGGCGTTGTTGAGCGGCGGGAAGCCGGTGTCGAGATAATGCTTGACGGTTGCCTCTTCGTCGTTGTCGCCGATGACGCCGGTCAGCGCCTTCATAATATCTGCGGGACTACTCATACTTTCTCCTTCGTTGAATCTAAGCGGCGAGCGAGAACTGCTCGCGGAAATGCGGGAATACGCGGAGCCATTCCTCGAACTCCTGGGTGATCGACTTGAAAAGGAGCAGGTCGCAGAACGTCTGGAACTTCTCCTTGTCGGGCGTGCCCTTATCGATCTGCAGGTTGACGGGCGCGGGACGCATCGTGGTGCGAAGGTCCATCAGGTCGATGTTGCGATTGAACGTGATCGCCTTATCCTCATCTTCAACCAAGTTCCGATACTTCTTCGGCAACTTGCTGACATCGATGGACTTTTCGAGAATGCAGCCATTGGTAAAGTTGGCGACGGAGCCATATTCCTTGATGAAATCAACCGCGCCCTTCTGACCGATGCCACCTACGCCAGCAATATTGTCGCCCATGTCGCCAGCTAGAGCCTTGACCTCGATGAACTGCCGGATGGTGTCGACGCCGGTGAATTCCGCAAAGTTCTTCTCATTGACCAGCCGATCATTGGCGAAGTCGCGCCAGACAACACCCGGTCCAACCAGCTGCAGCCAGTCCTTATCGCCGGTCAGAAGAATGATCTTCGCGCCGGATGCGGTGTAACGGTCGGTCAGGATGGCGCCGAGATCATCGGCTTCCATATTGAGGGCCCAGACCTGGGGAATGCCGAGGAAACGCAAAGCCTTCTTGATGTATGGCACCTGGAGCTTGTAAGCGTCCTTCATGGCTTGCATTTTTACTTCGTTCTTCGTTTCCTTTTTGTCGCGGTTCTCCTTGTAGGCAGCGAACATGAGCTTGCGCCACGACGCACCATCCCAAAGGACGACCGGAGTGTAATTCTGATAGTTCGCGACCTGCTGTCTCAGCGCGCGAAGAAAGCCGAAGATCGCCTGGACCTGCATTTCGCCGATCGACAGCCTAGCGGCGTTATTGTGAAAGTGGCCCAGCGAGTTGCCATCGACCAGCATGTAATTCTTGGACATTGAAACCTCTCAAAGGGAAAGGTGACGACGCATTGAGCGCCGTCACCATCGACCCTCCATCCGCGACGATGGAGGAAGCCCGGCGGGGAGGGGAACCCGCCGGACGAAGCGCGTTACACGAGGTTATCGAGTTCGGCGAGGATCGCGTCCTGTTCGGAAACAGGCAGCGAGGAGATGCCGGCAGCGGGAGCCGCGGCAGCTGCAGGTTCAACTGCAGGCTGAGACAGAGCGGCAAGCTCGGCTTCAGCTTCCTGCTGACGACGCAGAATTTCGGCGCGACGTGCAGCAATTGCAGGATCTTCTGCGGCAGGAGCAGCGGCAACAGCGGCAGCCGGAGCCACAGCGGCGGCAGCGACAGCTGCAGGGGCAGTTGCGACAGCGGCTGCAACCTGGGCGCCTGCAACAGTAGCAGACGGAGAGGCCAGAGCAGCAGTCGGAGTGCGAACACCGGCCGCACCGGAAGGTCCGGTCAGGGCAGGAACAGCAACGCCGGCAATCTGGGCGATGGCGTTCAGAGCCTTCTGTTCTTCACCGCGGAAGTAGTTCTGCGCAATGAAGGCGTGCAGATCAGTTACGCGGCCGAGAACGTCCGCGGAAAGCGGTGCACTCGGGGCAGGCGAGACGGCAACGTCATACTTCGTGTTGAGACCCTTGCCGGTCTTGGTCACGATGATGTCGGTTCCGGTAAGCGGACTAGTGATGTCCTGGCCGGCGTCGTCGTAGATGTTGATCAGATCCATGACCTTGCCGAAAGTGGTCGGCGTCAGTTCAAGAACCTGCGGATCTTCACCGAGCGAGCGGTCGATCACGTTGACGATGACGGACTTCGAAGCCTTCCAATCCTCGTAGAGCTTCTTGGACTCTTCATCGATAGCGGAGTTAATCGCCATCTCGATCGCGGTGTTCAGGACGGAGGGCTGCTGATAAACAGTGTCGCAGTCGCCACAGACGACGAGCGGCTTGTTGCTGTTTACGTCTGCCTTGATCCAGTGAACGCCAAGATCTGCCCAATACTGACCGGATGCAGGAACCCAGGGAGCCTGGGCGCTGGTCGGAGCCAGAATGCGGTAGGTGTTGCGACCTTCCTTGGGCTTGATGGTCTTTCCAGAACCGCCAGAATACTTATTCTTCGCGCCAGAGACCATCTTCTTAAGTTCGGGGCTAAGAGCCATGCTTTGTTCCTTTGTTCTTTTGACTTTGTGCTTTGTTCCTGCTTCATAGCTAGATAGCTATTTAGCTAATTCACTTATAGCGACCTCGGCATGGGATCGCATAAGTTTATCAGTCCATTACGCGGCCTTGCGGCTCGGGCGGACCAATCCGGAGTTCTTCCAGTTGGAAGAGAGTTCAGCTGCGTCTTCCGCTGCAAAGCGGTTCTGCTCGGCCTGGGCGGCAGCAAGTGCAGCGCGCTTGGCGGCTGCGGCGTGCTTTGCCTGGTGACGGGCGGCAAGATTGTCCAGGTCACGGATGACCTTGTTTCCTGCGGAAGTGATGGTTTCGATGGAACGCTCGCGACCAATGAGGCGGAGTAAAAGTTCGATCAGGTTGTTCATGATATTCTCCAGTAGAGAGGATTCACACTAAGTAAGTGCTTACTTACTTTATAGCGCAAAATGAAAGGGATTGCACTTAATTGTCAGAATTTTCGCTTACGGTGTTCTTCCGGGCAAGGCGCGAAAGAGCAAGCTCCTTGGACGTCTCGGCCGCCTGTTCACGGGCCGACTTTTCGCCGATCCGAAGCTCACCCTTCATTTCTTCACGGCTGATGAGCCCGAGCTGCACCAGCATGTCACGCCGGTGCCGGAAGGACTCAACTGCGGTCTTGCCGATGGCTTCGATGCGCTTGGCTTCGTTCAAAGCCTTCTTCATCGATACGACGCGCTGATGACGGGCGATCTTGGTTGCGATTCCGGCCTCAGTCACCTTTTCGCCGGCCTTTGCCACTTCATCGCGGATGATCTGGGAAACTGCTGCCTCGGTATTCTCAAGCAGCATCTTCACCACGTCGACCTGACGGGATGCGTCGGCCGCAAGCACGCCATAATGCGAGAACATCGACGCCTGCTGAATCATGGCATCCGTCAGGTTGTTGGGAGAGAAGGCGAGATCCTTCTTCAATTGATGAGCGTCGAGAAAGTCCCTGACCGGATAGGTCGTAACTTCCTTTGCGGCGTCGGCCGTCGTCGGAGTCGTCATGTTCTATTTCCTTGTTGAGAGTGAAATTATAGCGAGACTGCGCTCGGGACGCGCATTTAGAACGCGCCGAAAATTGCGTTGCCGGTGTAATGCTTCTCCCGCTCCTCGGCTTCTGCCAGCTCAAGTTCCAGCTTCTTCTTGTGGGCTTCCATGTCGCGGGCGAGATTGTTGGCAACCGCCCTCTCGTGCATACGACGAACCGCAGCTTCTTGCGGATCGATAGGCACGGGCGGCTGAATACCGAAAGTAGCGAGGTTGGAAATCTTGTCGTGTTCGCTCATTTCAACGTTGGCGTTCCACTCTTCGAGAACCTCTTCGCGTTCTTCCTCTTCCATGTCGTTCCATTCTTCCATTGAATACCTTCCGAAAACCAAGTCCTCGTAGAGAATGATGTTTCCGCTTGCGCAGACAGGCAGGTGTTGAGGGGCGTCGTAACCAATCTTGGTGGGACTGCCTGAGATTTTCGCCTGCTGCGGCCGAATAAGCATCGGACTTCGCATAGGAGCCCGCGGCACAGGTTGCTTAGCCGTTAGGAGCTTTGCCCATTCAGCGTTGCGGCGATCTTCGGCCTCGGTATCAGGCTTGAAGATCCCGCTGACGAAATCTCCAAGCTTCTGTAGCAGGGTCTTCTTCTCCGGCTCCACTGACACCAGCCGGACAAAGTGTTCCGGCCGGGGCATCATGCCAGCATGTCCGCAACTGAGGAGAAGACCTCATTCATGTTCGTCTGCTTGTCCGGATCATGGTAGATTTCGCCAGGCGAGAAGCCGATCACCAGGTTTGCGTCATACTTCTTCGAATAGACTACCTTGCCGGCCATGTCGGACGCCTTGCCCTTGAAGTCGGGCATGAAGTGGCGAACCGTCTGCGAGCCGAGAAGCACGATGATAGGCGGCTGCAGGATCTCGATCTCCTTTTCGAGATACGGCCAATACATCGCAATTTCGTCAGGCGTGACCTGCTTGCCGCGCTTCGGACGCTTGATGAGCGCCGTCCAGTAAATATGCGTTCTATCAAGGCTATTTTCTTCCAGCGCCTCGATGACGGAGTTGTTTGACATCGAGAAGCCCATGATGCCGCCCGTATCTTCCTCATTGCCGGGAGCATCCGAGATCACCATCGCAGACGCTTCCTTGCCGAAGAACGGCTTGACCGGATATCCGTCAGCGACCGTTGCGGCAGGACCGTGCGCTGCGCGATATTCGTCAACCAGCTCGCCGAGCGCGACCTTCGTATCCTTGTCGCGGTTGAGTTCATGATCGATAGGCACATGGACGGCGATGAGACCGGGCAGGAGCTCGATCTGGTCCTTGATGCGGCTCGGATCGTTCGCGGCCACCTGGCCAGGCTCGATGCGGGCAAAAGAGCCGACAAGATCCAGAGCGCCTTGCACCTTCACGTTGCAGACGCGCTTCTCCACACGATTGAGGAAGTCGGTCTTGTCCTTGAAGGGACCAGCCGCCCGAGCGTTAATAATCGCGTCAGTCGCCTTCTGAGACAGTCCCTTGATACGCTGGAACGGCATCACAAGCCTTGCGTCCGTCGCAATCTCGAACCGGTTGGTCGAAATGTTGATGTCAGGCATGGATACATCGATGCCGAGGGCCTTTGCATCGCGGATAATGCCAGTCAGCTTTTCTTCCTTCAGAAGCGTCAGGGCAGCCGCGTAGAACTCGACGGCGTGATAGGTCTTGAGCCACATCGCCTGGTAGGAGATCAGCGTGTATTCGACCGAGTGGCTCTTGTTGAAGCCGTAGCCGGCGAAGCCTTCAATCTTGTCGAAAAGCTCGCCTGCCCATTCTTCGGTGCAAGCAATCGTGGCGACGCAGCCATCGCAGAACTTCTGGCGCTCCTTCTTCATTTCCTCGGGCAGCTTCTTACCCATGATCTTGCGCAGCTTGTCAGCAGCGGCACCGGAGTAGCCGGCAATCACCTGGGAGATCTTCATGACCTGTTCCTGGTAGACGATGACGCCGAAGGTCTCCTCGAGCACCGGCTCCATCAGCGGATGGTCATATTCAATGGTCTCATGCCCCTGCTTGCGCAGATAGAAGCTGTCCATCATGCCCGATTCCATCGGACCAGGACGGTAAAGAGCAGTTGCGGCGGTGATATCCTCGAACGTGATCGAGCCGGTCGAGCCGAGTTCCTTCAGAAGCCGGCGCATACCACCGGACTCGAACTGAAAGACCGCGGTCGTGTTCGCCTTGACGAAGTTCGCAAGAACCTTCTCATCATCGAGGGGAATCCGGCTGATATCCACACGCTTGCCGGAACGTTCGCGAACATAATCGAGCGTCAGCTTGATAAGATCGAGGGTAACAAGACCAAGAATATCCATCTTGACCAGGCCCTGATCCTCGACGATGCGCTTGTCCCAACAGACGACAGAGCCGTCCTTGCGCCGTTCAATGACGGCACGCTCTACAAGATCAACTCCGCCGACGACCACACCAGCTGCGTGCTGTCCGAAGTTGCGGATCGTGCCTTCAAGCCGTTCCATGATTGGCCAGAAAGCCGGATAGTTGTTAGCGAACGCATCGATCTCGGGAACTGCCTTGCGGCAGTCGGGCAGGGGAATGTTCTGACCGTTCTTCTTAGGCACGAACTTTGAGACCGAATAGTCCTTTTCAGGAATGTTGGTCACGCGGCCAACATCGCGGATTGACGAGGCGGAAGCGAGCGTTCCAAAGTTCGAAACGCCTGCGACGCGCGCATCGCCATACTTCTTGACCAGGTATTCGAAAATCTCGTGCCGGCGCTCGGACATGAAGTCGAGATCGGCGTCGGGAAGATCGATACGGTCAGGATTGATGAAGCGCTCGAAAAGCAGCCCGAACCGGATAGGATCGCACTCGGTAATGCCCATTAGATAAGCGACAAGGGATCCGCCCACGGAACCACGACCAGGACCAACCAGAATGTCGCTGTTCTTGGCGAATTGCACCACGTCCTGCACGAGCAGGAAGTAACCCGAGAAGTTGAGCCGCTTGAGCGTCTGCAATTCGTAGGCAAGCCGCTCCTTGTAGACGGTCGACAATTCGGCCGGCGTCGGTTGATGTCCGAAGACCGGAGCATCAAAGCGGATCTTCCAGCCCTTCTTGCATTCTTCCAGCAAAGCGGCGAACTCATCAGGCGCCATGATAGGCAGCGAGACCTCGGCCTTTGACCATTCATATTCGACGGCAGCGACGAGAACGCCCGTGTTGAGCAGCCCCTGCTTGAACTCAGCGCCAGCGCCAACAATGCCTCGCTTTTCAAGGTGCTGGACTGCAATCTTCATCTGACCTACGAGTTCGGTCAGGCTCATGACGTGCATGTCGCGGTTGTGACGCGACTTAAACCAGCCATCGGTAATCTTATGATTGTCGGAGATCGCGGTCATGATCTCCTGCGTGTCAGCTTCGCCCTGACCATAGAAGGCGGGACGAACGATAATCGGCTTGGCGTAAGTGTCAGCGATAATCCGCAGGGCGATCTCGTTAAGACGCCCATAATAGGGCGTGTCGATAGGAATCAGCGGCGCATAAAGATGCGTGACCTCGGCGCTGAGATTGCGGACGATCTCGTCTGCGTCAGGATGCTCCAGAACCGAGTGCGCATCGCCAAGGACAATCGCCAACTCGTCACCCTCGATGGCCCTCAGTTCATCATAGAGATCCGTGAAGCCGAGCTTCGGCTCGTAATAAAAGCGACTTGCGCCGTTTGCGAGCGTCAGCAGCCGGAAGATCGCCTTGATGCCAGCTTCTTTCAGCGCATAGAGCGTCAGAAAGTAGGGACGCGGCATGTCCTTCTTCTTCTCGCCGTCGCCAGGACGCCATTCCGGATTGTCCACCAGGCGCAGGCGGACGCCGATAATAGGCTTCAATCCTGCAGCTTTCGCCTTGCCGGTGAAGTCGATCATGCCGGTGACAGACATGGTATCCGTCATCGCGACTGCCTTGGCACCCGCATCGACCGCATTCTTGATGAGAAACTTGGTCGTGAGGATGCTTTCACCGACTGAAAAGTCAGTGCGGGCTGCGAGAATTGAGTGCATTTAGTTCCTCCGAACCGACACGATGCCGTCGTTGTTAATAATTGCGCCTACGTGCTCGAGCGCCTGGATTGCCATTCGCGCATGAGCGTCAGCCGTGCCCTGCTGCCATTCGAATTTTCGGACGTAGGCGGATGCGATCGTGGCGCGGGTGATATCGCCCGGCATTCTCAAGAGAATGTGGGCTGCCATCTGCATGAAGCGCATTGATGCTCCAAAGGGATTCTCGCCGCGCGAGAGCTTGCCCTTCACGTCATAGGAACCGCGATCCAGCCGATCGATCAGCTCCTGCGTCTTTTTAGGCAGGACCAAAGCAGCTGCGTCCCGCGATGCCTCACGCAGCGCCTTCTCTTCGGCACGAGCCTTTGCTCGATCGGTGAGAACCTCCTGCGTGGTCTTGATGCCGTAGCGATCGCGGAGAGCCTTTTGAGCATTCAGGTGTGCCGGTTCACATAGCTGCGCGAACTTGCAGCCACGGCATACCGTGTCGTCCTTTTTGAACGCCACGGCAGAGCCGAAGCAACCTGGAGATAGTTGAGGAATAGTCGTCATCTTAACCCTGGTTCGAAATCAGCTGCCCCACCTGGGCAACCTCGTCCATAATTTGCTTCCGTTCGACGCGAGTAGCGCCCATGAAATCGAAGATCATGAAGCTGGTGAGACGGTTGGGCATGGCATAGGTGACGCCAAGTTCCTTCGCGTGCTTCGCTTTCGCTTCGAGATCCTTCATCTGCGCCATCAGCTCGGGCGGATGATCCTTAAGGAAGGTCAGGAACATCTTGGCGCGGTCAGACAACCGGGTGAGGGCGTAAGCGAAGCAATCCTTCTGCTCGTATTCCTGGTCTTGACGCATATGCGTGTCAGCGACTGCCTCGCCGAGCGTCGAGCCCGAACCATCCTCAGACATCTCTGACCCATAGGAAGCGTCTAGGGACGCGGCGACCGTCTCATCGTGGAAGCGCTCGAAATTCTTTTCGATCCAGCGATTAATGTGCCGGCGCATACCCGTGTAGAGATAGGTCGAGAAGGCGCAGCCTGCTTCCGGATTGAAGCGTTCACAGGCGAGGCACCATGCTACCCACAATTCGCCCTCAACATCGTCCAGTGTCTGCGTCCTCGCGCCGAGTGAATGCACCCGGCGGAGAACCTTGTGAGCGAAAGCCTTAATCTGGGCGCGGCTTTCCTTCGGATCGCGATACTGCGTCATACTCAAGATCCGAACACCCGCTGCATGTATTCCTGGACAACCTTCTTATCGACGCGCGACAGACGGTTTGCGAAAGCGAGCTCCATACCGAGCGTCCAGTTACCGCCGTAAGCGATCCCGAGCGAAGCGCAGCGGAGCAGCTCACGCGGCGAGATCGTCATGGTGATCTTGCCATCGCGGAACATCTTGCGCACCTCATTCGCCATCTTGACGATCTTCGAGGCGTTCGCCGCGTCGATGCCGGTCTTGGAGGTGAGGATCGCCTGTTCGATCTTCGCTTCCATGTATTCGACCTCGACAGTGATGCCGAAGCGGGAATAGTTGGCTGCGTTCTGCACAAGCGTGCCTTGATAGAGACCGGTTTCGTCACCGATGCCGTTGGTGTTGCCGGTTGCAACGAAGCGGAAGTTCGGATGCGGGACGATCTTGCGGAAGTGTGCAGGAGCATCCTTGATGATCAGCGCCTGGCCTTCGAGAACCGGCTGATAGACCGCAGTTACAGACGGCATCGCGAAATCGTATTCATCGGCGCAGTAGACCCAGCCGTTGATCATCGCGAGCGGCAACGGTCCAAGCTGGAACTCGGTGACGGACTGCTGCTGAACAACCATGTGCTTGACACCGGTCTGGTCGATTTGCTCCACCTCAACGGGCCGCGAACGCACGGTCCACTGACCAAGAACGTCCGACTCCTGCATATTGATCGTATGCTGGACGCGCATGAACGGACGGCGGGTGCGCGCTGCAGCCTGCTGCAGGAGCGTCGTCTTGCCGGTGCCGTGATAGCCCCATAGATAGGAGGGAATATTCAGTTCCAAGCCGATAATGACCTTCTTGAGAAGATCAATGTTGAACACATACGCCTTGTCGATCTCGGGCAGGTAATCGGCCGAGAGGCTGTCATGCCCGGAGAGCGTCTTGACCGGGATGGGCTGACCCTTGGTCGAGAGCGCAGAAGGTGCAGCGCCAAGTTCGAATAGATCGTGGAAGAACGCTTGATTGACGATGACCTGGGGAGCGGACATGCCGGTCGCGTCGGCGACCATCTGCGCCTGAACTGATGCAGCGGCCGGCGCAGCACTAGCCGCGGCGCTCATTTCCTGCTCACGCTTGGCGAGCAGCGTTTTTGCAGTGTCCGACAGAATCGGTTCACCAGGAAAATCGGCCTGATACTTTTCGATCGTCCAGCCCTTATGGTTTTTCTGGATGTGCGACTGGATCGAGTGAACGCGAACGTTATCGATATGGCACAAAATCTTCCCGTCCGGTGCAGCGGTGACTGCACCAGTTTCAACTACCTGGTTCATTGATATTCCCTCTAAGCTGTTAGCGCTTTCGCGTTGCGCATAAGTAATTGCTTACTTAAAACTGATGTGGGATGCAAGCGGGAAAGTAAGCTCCCGCTTAACTTTTTTACATGAGGATCTTCTTGATTTCGGCCATGACCTGACCAGGCAGATCCTCCACAGTCCGAAGGACGGTGTATTTCGGATAAAACTTCTTCACGCTGTCATCCAGGATGCCAATTCCGACGCATTCGATGCCGAAGCGCTCCAGATCCTTGACCACATGCGAGAGGTGAGGGCCCGACTTGTGGGAACCTGCCGGCTGTCCGTCGGACAGAACCAGCATTACCTTGCGCTTCTCCGGCCGCTTAAGCAGGCGTTCAGCCGCATACTGCAGGGACTCGCCGTCAACGTTGCCGTTGAGACCAGCTTGCGCATTCATCATATAGGCGAAGCGCGCCTTCACCGTTGCAGTGATGCGTTCTTCAAAGGACTTGTAGATAGGCATGATGATCGGCGTCATCCGATCCCAGTTAATGCCCGCCTTGGCAGCGTCGTCAGCCATTGCCCTACGGATCGAGTCGGGAACGCCGTTCCAGTATCCGCCGGTCGTGAAGCCGATCACCTCATGAGCGATCTTCACACGGTCGAGCGTCGAGGAGAGGGCGTAACTGGCGATCATGCCGAGCTTCATCTTGGGTCCGCCCATCGAGCCGGAGTTGTCCACGACAAGCGAGACGGCCGTATCCTTTGAAACGTGTTCCTGGCGCTGCGAGAATACTCGCGGATCGCCCTGGGTTACGCGGAAGAGGGACGGCGCGTGCAGCTTGCCGGTCTTGTGACCAGGCGTGCGGATGACGTGGCTCTGTGAAGCCATTGCGCGTTCGATGTCCTTCGACATCTTTGAGGTCATCAGGCGAGTTTCGTCTTCCATAGCCGGAACCCAAGACTTGTTCATCTTCTCGGGCACTTCGACCGGCTGGATCTGATCCATTTCGCGAGTGAATACGAGATACTGCTTGGGATCCATCGCGAGGACGGCTTCGTCGGAGATCTTGATCGCAATCTGCGAGGACATATCAACCTCGTCAAAGTCGTCATCCTCATAGTCGAACAAGGACTTGGCAGACTCGTTGCCGACACCGCCTCCTCCTCCCTGGCGTTCGTGGTCATCTCCACCGTCGATCGTGCCTACACCACCACCATCGGCGCCTTCGGTGCGGATCGGCGGATTGCCACCTTCCGCATCACCGTCGCTCTCATCACCATCGCCTGCGTTGCCGGGTTCAGCTCCGATACCAGAAGCGCCTGAACTGGTAGCCGCGTCGTCATCGGCGTCGTCGCCTGCCGCAGCTGCTTCATCCTCACCAGCCTCATCGTCGTCAGAAGCCGCATTTTTCGGCTCGGGCTTGCTCGGCTCGTCAGTATCCGTGTCGCCGTCATCGTCTCCGGATTCCGCCTCATCGGACTCCTTCTCGGCGCCATCATCATCGCCAGCATCAGCGCCGGCATCTTCTTCCTCATCCTTATCCTTCTCGTCGTCCTTGGCATCGCCGTCGCCGTCCTCATCAGGCTTGGTGTCCTCATGATCACGCTCTCCGTCACCGTCGCCCTCGTCAGCCTTCTTTTCGGGCTTGTCCTCAGACTTGCCCTTCTTTTTCTTTTCATCCCTCTCATCCTTCTTCTTTTCTTCCTTTTCCTTGGGCGGAACCGGAGCTTCGGGAGCAGCAGAAGGCATGATGATCGCGTGGACCTCTTCGGAAATGACAAGCGTCTCTTCCGTGTTCGTGCAGGTCTTGAGGAGTTCGATGGTCGCAGGCTTCATTTTGGTGAGCAGCTCCTGGACGTAGATATTCGTCCACCACTTGCCGTCGTCCATGAAATCCTGCATTTCCTCATGCCCGCCGATGGCGCGCATCATCGGGACGATCAGGTAGCGGAACTGCTCCTTGGGATCCTTGGTAGCCTTGAGAGCCTCATTGGTGATCTTTTCAAGGAACCACTTGCGGGTGCTTGAGATATTGCGAGCCGAGCCAGGGAAGGTCTTGCACATCTCCCGCTCGATCATCACGTCCTCGATGATGTTGTGCGTGTTCATAAAAGCGCGGCGCTTCGGATCCTGCAGATCCGCGACTGACATTCCGCCCTTGCCGCCGTAGAAGTTCCAGTCGGTATGAAGGACGTGACCGACTTCGTGATCGATGAAGCCCTGGATCGCCTGGACGAACTCAGGCGGGGCGGAGTCAGGAATATTGGGAATGTTGACGGTCTCAGGCTGCTTCGTGCGAGGGTTGGTTGAAACATATGCCTGACTGCCACGCTGCGTGACCGTCAACCCTTTACCAGAAAGCAGAGGAACGAGCTTTTGAACTACCTCGCGCAGTTCGATGATATCGCGGTTCATGCTTCGCTAACTCCTTGTAAGTATTTGATTACTTACTTCTGCGCTTAAAATGACTGGAGAACAACAGGCTTCAGCTCAAAGGGAAAAAGTGCCTTTGCGTCGCCTAGCGCCGGAATAACGATGTGAATATTGCCAAATTCCGGGTGCTTGCCGGAGTAGATGGTGCAGCCATTGACCTCATCGGTCTTTTTATCTTCCAGCTCGGAAGCCAGAATGTAGGCGTCCTCATTCGCGAGGGACAGATTGCGAAGGAAGGGCGTGCGTTCGGTCATTGTAGAATCCTTGGGGAACGAGGAGGGGTGGTCAGGCATAAGTCAGTAATTACTTAAGTCACGGCGCAAAAGAAAAGCCTGCTTGGGCTTATAGCAGGCTTCCAGTTGAACCGCGGTGGGTCGTGAGTGAACTATCCAGGCTCCTTCACCTTTTCAGGGGCGAAGACCTTCGCGAGCTTTTTGGCTCGTTCTGGGGTAAGTTCCGGCGTATCACTTCCTGAGGCTTCCCGAACGGTTTCGAGGATCTTACGCTCGGCCGGAGAAATGCCTCGTTCAATGATCCCTACGAGGAGGGAGACGGACTCGTTGTCATAGAATTGGGTAAGGGCAATTTTGAAAAGATCCAAAGGATCCATATCAAGGGCTTTTGCCATTGCCGGCACGCGATCGAGAGCGAGCTTTACGTCACCAAGCTTAAGCATGGTGATCATATTCTGGTTCTTGTAGCCGACGGCTTGCGCAATTTCCTTTTGGGTCTTTGTGCTCTCCATCAGCTTCTTTTCTATGAAGGTGGAAAACCGTGTTTGGTTTCCTGTCTTCGCTGTCATGTTCTTAATCCCCATTTATACGGTTCGGTTTTTATCAATCAATTGCATCTCGCTTTCGATAGTTGAATTATAGCGAGACACTCACGGGATCGCAGCGGAAGCGTTAGACCACTGAAAAAAAAGTAAGTCAATGCATACTTACTTTCTGCACTCATAATTGAAACAAAAGCCTTGTCGAATTTTAATTTGTTCATAATGTGAGACTAGGAGCTCTTAGAGGGTTTTGATGGGGGAGCGGAGACCGGTATGTTCGAAGAGCTAAAATACGACCTTATGGAAGAGTCAGATCGTGGCTGCGTCATTCTAGCGGCCTCTATAATCGACGCTGAGCTCCGCCAGATGCTACTCTATGAATGCCAGGTGAACGGTATGTCGCAAAAGGCGACAACTGACCTTTTTGATTCAAATGGACCTTTGTCGACCTTCTCAGGCAAGTCCAGCATTTGTCGCGCCTTCGGGCTGATAAATGACGATGAGTTTAGGGATATCGGGATCCTCAGAAAGCTAAGAAACCGCTTTGCTCATGATATGGAACATGCGGACTTCTTAAAAGCGGACATCAAAGATCTGATTATGTCGATGCACTGCTGTCGCAAGGCGCACGAAAATTATAACGGCGAAAAAATCGAGCGGTTCCAGCGTCCAAAGATGCCAATCCCCGAATACGAGATTAGGTCTAAGGGCTTCGTAAAATACAACAAGGCCGTCTTTTGTATCGGTGTGGAGTTTCTTCGCATCAGCATTAAAGAGACCACCATCGTTCGTTTGAACAAGCAAATAAACGGGCACAAGGCAATACTGGAAAGCTTGGAAAAGTCGATCGTGGTTCCATGATATGAAACTCCACCCAAGCCAGTTCCATAACAACTCTTATCTGATTTTCACTGCCGGCGGGTGGATACCGCCGGCGTAAAGGACCTTCCGCCTGTCAGGGCATCAGACACGCCGCAGTGTAAGCGGCGTAGCCGCACTGGTGGCCACTCCATGAGCCGAGATGCGTTACCGCTGTTTTGACCGCGTTAGGACAGAGTTGCGCTAGAGCCACGCTTTCCAGGGTGTAACACCCGAAGTGACTTCCACGGCCTCCAGGATTGTATTGTCCAACAACATATCCGTGAGTTACCACGGTATAGGCGTTTACCTTGTTAAGCTCCGCTTGGTTCTTATCGGCGCGCCCCTTTTCGCTATTCGCCATCCCTTCGAGTTCGTCAATACGTGTTTTCGACTGACTGGCAAGCATGGGTGCTAGCAGCTCATCTTCAGCCAGGCTGAACGTGAATGGATACTTAGATCGGCTTGTAGTGAAGTTTACGTGGCCGGGCTTATAAAATTCCTTCTCTCCTTTCTCTGCTGACCGAGTGCAGGCGACAGAGAAGTCGTTTTTAAATCTATATTCTTTTGCCGGATCGATAACTTTGTCTTTTCCTTCGATTTGAGGACTGATGCAATTCATGTTGTTGGTTTTCGCGAATGCTTGGAGTGTCATACCGTCCGGATCTGTAAGACTTAGCTTAACCACCAGTGACTGGGGCGCTGCGACCGCTGGCTGAACAGAAACGCCGCGGGAGGCGAGTTCTAGACAACCGTTGAAATTTGACAGAGCCGCCACGACAATCGTCTTAGAATATGTATCAAGAGCCGCGGTTGCTGTGCGAAGAGATTCGAAGTTCTTGCAGATATAATTCTGCCTATCTTTTGTGGAGTTGATCCCCAAATCGCCAGCTATGGGAACACCATAGACAATTGCCTCTAGGCCAGCGTCCAATTGAAAGCCTTCTTTCACGATATCCGCGCTACACATGGCGTCGTGTAGAGTCTCTAATTCAGCCGTGCGTCGACGTTCGGTTGATACATTTGCGGTTGAGGTCGCGTATACTGCCTGACACGCGGCCACCAATGGATTGTCCTGGGCCAATAGAGTAGAAGTTGTAATTGCGGTAAAACAAAACACTGAACAGGCTTGAACGATATATTGGAGCGAGCGCTTAGCGGTCGTGTTAAGAAGGCCATTAGCCTCAAGAAAAATATTTGGCATTTCTTTCCCCTTTGTTCAATTATGAATGAAAGCAATGAAATTTTATTCCCGATTGTGAATGCCTGCTACTGACCGATTTTGGCGTAATACAAATGGGTGTAGTGAAATCCGTTGGACTAAATTCCCCAGCGCCTTGCCACTGATCGCAGAATCGGAGCAACAGTTGCTAAGACAAGCGAGAATCAGGCATGACTGCAAAAGAGAGAATGGCTCTCACTCGGGAGCGACGCCGGAAAGAAGGAATGCGCGATACGACCGTTTGGCTCACGCCGGATGATCAGAAAGCGCTGGAACTCGTAGCCAAGAAGTTCGGCGCGGCAAACCAGTCTGAGGCGATTAAAATTGCAGTGCGTGAGTTTAGCAAGGAACTAGGAGCTTAACCCGACAAAGCAAAAGCCCCAGAGATTGGCGTCTCTAGGGCTTTTAATAAGTAAGTGGCGAACCACCGTGAACAAGTAGGTTTTCCCACTTTTCCGAATCACTGTCAACATCGATTTCGGTGATCGGCGAAGCTTTGTCCCAACGAGGGATAGGACTGTGAGAACTGAGGGACATTCAGGCTGGCGCCGCGTTGCGCCGGCAGCGGATACCTACGTGCCGGAGGATGCCGGCACCAAGAAGGATCTATTTGAAAGCGCGCACTTGGCAGCCATTGCTCTTGGCCTGCGCCCTTCCGCAAGATCGATCCTTTCGCAGCTGGTCGGGTTCTTTCGCGAGCCGGTCAACGGGCTTTACCTGGTCTGGCCGTCAAACGAGTTCCTTTCCGACCGAACGGGACTCTCCGACCGCGCGATCAGGTATGCCGTGGGTGAACTGATCCGAGCAGGATGCGTGCTTGCACGAGACAGCGCCAATGGCAAACGTTTCGCTGTGCGCTCAAAGCAGGGACAGATTCTTGATGCCTATGGCTTCGATCTCTCCCCCCTCCTGGCGCGTAAAGATGAGCTGCAGGCGCGCACCGATGCGATCCGGGAGTTGCAGCGAGCGCGGATGGCTCTGTTCGATCAGATTACGATCTGCAGGAGAGCTTCTCAGGAGCTTCTGGGCGCGCTTGACGCACTCGGTCAGAACATCGATATGAACGCGCTCACGATCGAATTTGAGCGATTGAGCGCCCTCTCCCCGCGTAGAACGTCATCGCAGCCGGTCGAGCCTGTGCTTTCTCTATGGCAAAGTCTGAAAACTACCCTTGAGGATCAATATAATGCCGCCTGTGGCGGCAAAAACTGCCGTCTCATTGAGAACAACAAAGATTCTCCTGACCAGTCTTGTGACAAACGGCAAAGAGATAATGAATCCGAAATCAACTTGCCAGATTTGTGCGCTGCCTGCCCTGATGCAATGAGTTACACCGACACGATCACCAACGATAGAGAACTTCTATCGGCCGCGGCCGGTTTGCGAGGCGCGATTGGGATACACCGGAGTGCCTGGGATGAGGCTGTCGAGAAAATTGGGCCGATGCGAGCGGCCGCGGCCTTCTTTGTGGTGCTTGAAATCTATTCCGCGGACCAGGCGGGGCCGATGAAGATCAAGAATCCAGGCGGATACTACCGAAATTACGTCCGGATGATCGAACGCGGGCAGATCGACCTCGCCGAAGTCGTGAGATACATGCGGCGAAGGAGGGCTCATTGAAGCCTCGACCGGATTTTTACGTGGGAGTAGAATAGAAGTCGAGTTGGGGGTTGCCGCTTATGAATATACCTCAATTGATCGGTATTGTGATCGCGTGGAGCGGCGTCATTATATTTGGGCTTAAACTCCTCGATTTCATTTTAAGTGATGGAGCTAAGAAGTGGATTAGAAGGCGGTCGGAGGACCTGTGGCTCTACTTGGCTGCCGGTTATGCCACAAGTCGATTTTTGTCCACGCTATCCTCGCCGTGGCTTCAAGCAGCAATGGCTACGACTGTATACGTCCATATGTATTACGACGTAACAGACTTTCATGACTCCAACTCTGTTGCTTATTTTGCGGCAATGATGGGCTTGGGGTTGATAGTGCATCCGTTCATCGCAAAGAAGGCAATTCGCTACCTTGGAGAGGCAACTAATCGCAGGAGATTTTTCACGAAGCTGTCGATAGCAGTCGCGGTGAGCATGACATTGTTTGCTGTAGGAGAAATAGTGTTGAGGCTTAACTATTTGCCAAATTGTTATTGGGGTGTGGCAGCTGAACATTGCCGGGATCCAGCGTGGCAGTATATTACCGCACCCCTCATGGGTGAACTATGGGCAATTGTGATCATCTATTTTTCAATTGTTTTATGGATTGTCTTTAGTGCGGTGGGTTGGACTTTTATGTTTTGCGCACAACATGTGCTTTTTCAAATTGCAACCCATAAGGACGGGCCCGTAATGGGACTTGCCGGTATTATGGGGTTGATCGGCGGGTTGCTACAGTTTTGGGCTGCTGAATAGCCGCTCGACTTAGGGGTCACGTTGCTATGCAGCCTCCTTCACTTCGACTTCACCGTCTTTATCGTCGCGGAAGCGAATGGCGCGAGGATGACGAAGCGAGCCGTCGGGCGTCTCTTCCATAAATTCGACCTCGAGAAGGCGCGACACCAGCTTCGGCGTATAACCAGGGTTCGGATTGTAGGAGATCAGCTTCTTGCCGTTTGCGACCTTAATGATCTCGATCGTGCCGTTGAGACGGTCCTCGTTCCACAAGGCCCAGATTTCGTCGCGCTCAGGACGTTCGTATCCACCGCCTACATTGACCGGAACGCCCTTGTGCACCACCTGGATACCACCCAACGTGTCCTGGAGCTCGGTGTGCGGCTTGCCGGGATAAGCGCCAGTGATGCGAAGGTCGAGGGTTTCTTCCGCCTTCAGCTTCATCCACACCCAGGACTTCTTCTTCTCATACTTGGCCTTCGGATCCTTGACGACGATCCCCTCGAGCACCTTCGGCTTGCCGGTTGCCTTATCGATCGTCTTGGTCAGAAGATCCTTCTCACGCTCGGCATTGCCGCGAGCCAGATAGGATGCGAGCGTCTTTGAACGAGCCCTGTCGAACAGTGCCTGGACCTCTGCATCGTCATTGACGAAGAACTGCGGGACGATCTGAATGGCTTCAGCTTCCTTCGTGCCGGCGAGTGCGATCTTGGCGAGCCTTACGAACTCGGCAACCCAGGTGCGGCGAACTTCGAGGATCTCACCGACGGCGCCAGGCGCATCGAAATCGTCAAAGGACATCATGTCGTAGAGATGAAGCTCCGCTCCGAGAGCATCTTCGGAAGTGCGCCTGAATGCGCCGGTCTCCTCGAACAGCGTCATCATTGCTTCGCCGTCCAGCATGAAGTTGAGCGTGGTCTCGCCCTTGCGGACCATGACACGCTGCAGGAGCTCCGACTGCTGCACAACTGCCTTGGCAGCCTTGATGACAGGAGGAACCATGAAATCGAGAGCCGCGACACGCTTTCCGGTGCGCGTAAAGAACCCACCGTCATTATCCTTGCACAGAAACGTGTTGCGATTGCCGTCGAGCTTATACTCGCCCTTCATCACACTGGTCATGCGCTTTGCTTCGTAGGTCTGGGCGCGCTGCACGGAGAACACCGGCACGAGACCAGGCACAGCCTGATTGATCGTGTTCTCGGCGATGCCGCACTTCAAGTCCTTCGACAGGATGAGAAAGAGAAGCCGTGCGCCGTCTTCGTCTAGCGCGCCCATAACCTCACCTACCTCGCGTTCTGCGGCATGGCCGGTCAGTTCACGCGACGACAGGCGCTTCAAAAGCCCTTCGACCAGGCTCGGCTTGAATTCAATCTTGAACTTGCCGGCGTTTTCACTGAGCGCAGGATTGAGCCCAAAGGTGATGAAGGGGTTATAAGCCCACTGTAGGATGAACTTCCCAATCTCGGCATCTGCGAGAATCTTGGTCAGTCGTTCCTTCTCCGTGCGAGAGGACGTTGCGCCGATCTCCTCGATCAGGCGCGCTGCGTCGTATGCGTTCATCGGGTTCTCCTTACGCTGCGTTCACGGCTGCGGCGAGATCGCCGGAAGCTGCAGCTTCGTTGATGCGGTTGTTGGTGTTGCTCGGCTTCGGTGCGACCTTCTTCGGCGCAGACCTGCGGTAAGGCGTTGAAACCGTGTCGCTGGAAGCCAGCGGAGCATTCTGCATCTGCTTGCGGATGCGATCGTTCGCGGACTCGATCAGTTCACGTTCCTTGTCGCTCACATCGTAGCGGGACATCGTTTCGTGGCGGACCAGGACCGGCAGGACACGTTCGAGGAGATCGTCGCGCAGCTTGACCTGCTTGGGCTCCGCCGACGCGTAAGGCTCGGGCGCATCCTTGCCCTGCTTGCCGTAGATTATCTTGTCGACCATCTTCGCCATCGGGCACTTGCCGGCCGTCATGCACGCCTGGCAGCCCTTGCGGATCGGAGGCTTGAAGCCTGCCCAAACCTTGTCGCGCAACTGCAGGCAGTGGGAAACCCGGGTTTCCACATTGAAAATCGGGCAAGTGAACGAAGCCTTGTTCGCGCTCATTAACGTCAAAACGGGTCCAGACATCAGAACCTCCCAAAAATCGGATTGTCGGCGTAAGCCTCGGCAGCGGCTTTCTCAGAAGCAGCCTTTTCGGCCGCGAGCGCTTCGCTAATGTCAGCCTTGCGCGCCGTATCGATCTTCCTGCCGGTCTCCTCGTCATACTGGGCGGGATCAGCCTCACGCATTCCTGCGGTGTCGAAGCCGGGGTCGAGGTGCTTGACGGCACTTGCACCCATCTTGTTGAAGATGGACAGCGAGACGGCCTTCGGGAACTCGTCAGACGTGTCCGCGCGGCCTTCTCGCGCCGGACCTGCCTGACCGTATCCGTTTCGCGTCTTTTCGCGCTCCTTCTTTTCCCAAGCCTTCATTGCCTTGGCAGGACTGTCGTATTCTTCGACCTTCATTTCGCCGAACTGACCGGTCTTGCCCCAGCGACTGATAAAGACGGCATTCCCGTTCGCAGCCTCAATAATCATGAGGTGATAGGACTTGGTGCCGCCCCTATGGTCGAGCGAGATCGACCGCGTTTTAATCGGATAAGACATTGATTTCCTCTTCGCGAGATACTTCCGGGCTTTCACTCGCATCCGGTCGTGTCTGTCGTTCATCTGATTTCAGTTATAGCGAGATCGTCATTGGAACGCGGCAGGAAGTAAGTGCTTCCTTACTATTCCCTACGCAGTGCTATGGAGAACGTTATCGCGGTAGGGATTGCGCAAGCGCCACTTGATATCGAGCGAGGGAGTCCAGACCTTTGCGGCGTAGAACGCCTTACGGACGACATCACCCGTTACCTCGTTCGGATCCTTGTCGAAGGGCAGAAGGGCGATACGAACCTGGAGACCGATACCTGAAAGGAGCTTTGCGGCGCTAAGTGCAGCCAAAAGAGCAGCCTTTTCCCCATCCCACATGATCGTGACGATCTTGACGCCCCTTGCCTTGAGCTTGATGAAACGTCCGAGCTGGTCATCGCCGTCCGGAGCACCGTAAGACAAATGCTTGCCGAAGGATCCAATCGCGACGATGTTGCGCAGCTCCGGATCGGCATCGAAAGCCAGCTTAGTCGCGGCAACGTCAAAAGCCCCCTCGCCCATGCAGACATGTTCCGTCGCAACGGCATTGTGACCGTTGAGCAGATACCGACCGGTTCCAGGCAGCTCCATCGGAAATAGGTATTTCTTCGGCGACGTTCCGGTCAGGTCGCGCCCCTGAAAGGTTTTCAAGGTGCCGTCGAGATCGAAAACCGGGATGATGATCCGATCATTAAAGCTTTGCGTCTTGCTTTCGCCGTCCGCGTCGATGAACTTCCACCAACCGAACTGGCACCAGCGAAGCTCAAAATACTTGGCAATCTCGGCGTCGAAGCCGCGCTGTTCGAGATAGGCCAGGTTCTCACCCGTTTCCAAGGGAAGTGCCTGGGAGATCGGCAGCACCACGGCGCCGTGATCAACCTGAACCATCGCCTTGCGCTTCGGACGATAGCCCTGGTCCCGCATGATCTCTTCACACGCTTCGAAGGTAGCGCGCCAATGATCGCCATGATCGAAGTGGAAATTGATAAAACGGAACTTGTTGAAACTCTCACCACAGACGAAACAGTTTCCTCGGCCAGTATCAACGCCGAAATAGGTGCGCCAGCGTTCATCCCGGCAGGCAGGATTCGGGCAGGTCTTGATGTTCAGCTGGGTTCCGGAAACGCCTCGCGTCTCACGGAATGCGACGCTCTCACGCTCAAGCAGGAACTCCATATCGAGCTCCTCCTGGATCTGCTCCAAAGTCAGCCTTGCCATTATACGCGCCCGATCACTGACTTGATGAACTGCATCTTGGAACGATCCTGCCTGATAGCCAGCGAGAAGCCGTCCTCGGAGTTACGCGACAAGAGCCAGGTCAAACGAGCCTCGCCTGCGGCCTTCTCGGCATCAGTCGCATTGATGCCCAGCATAAGATCAACCGTGCGAGCCTTGTTCCAGTCGTCGCCGACATCGGTAGCCTTGGCCGTCGAAGCCTTCGCGCCATCACGATTGGTCTGCGTTGCCGTCAGAACGGCACAATTCAGTTCGTGGGCGAGCGCGCGCAGATCAATGTAGATCGTGCGCAGGTTTTCCTGCAGCGAGTCCGAGCGATATTCAGCTGCCATGATGTCGGCATAGTCGACAATGACCAGATCGAAGATGATCCCGTCAGCGCGATAGTTATCGATCAGGCGGTGCAGCTGCGAGGGCTTCAACGTGCCGGAAGCGTGATCGCGCAGCTTGAAATGACCCGACTTGGCCGCGATCGCCTCGATTTGCGCTTTGACCTTGTCAGGATCCTTGTGCAGCTCCCGCATCATCGTATCGGAGAGCGCCGCATCAACGCGGCCGGCGATGATCTCTTTCGCCACCTCGAGGCTGTCGTAGAGAACGTTATAGCCGGCCATAGAGGCGTTCTTGCCGAAGTCACCAAGGGACATCGACTTACCGGCCTTGGCCGCACCCATCATGCAGGAGAGTTCCTTACGGCCCCATCCGAAGTGATAGAGATGAGCGTCGAGTGCCGAGTAGCCGGTCGTGATGCCATTACGGATGATCTTGCCGGCCTTTAGGTCGTGTCGCTCCTGCGTCCTGGCACCAATTTCGGCAAAGTAATCGTAGTCGCCACCGTCAAGCACTGCGCCGACAGCGCCCGCCTCCTTCATGATCGTGGCGATCTTGGCGAACTCACCCTTCTCGAGCAGCGGAATGGACTTCTCCATCGCCTGAATGATCGCCTGGGTCTTGGCGAAGTCGCTTACCTTGTCCGTGACGTAATCAGGGTTAGAAAGGTTTGCGGTGATCGCTTCCTTCACCATCTTCTTCACAGCGTCGACCATATCGGGCCGGATGCGCTTTGCCGCGATCTCATCCCTCAGGATCGTCGGCAGGATCTTCAAGTCGGGAACGGAGCGATAGGTTTTCACATGCTCCTGAACGATACGGATAAGGGTTCCGGTCGCATCTTCGGTAAAGTATTCCGGCCGGATCAAGTCCTTGACCTTCATCGCGAAGGTCGTGTCGCGCAGAAACAGCGCGGCGATCTTCGTCTGAAAACTCTGGTCAAATTCGAACTGTGCTACCTCATCAGTCACAGATAGCTCCTTTTCCATAAGTAAGTGCTTACTTATAACAGCAAGCGTAAAAACGCACATTCTTGTTATAGCGATATCGCTGTGGGACTACTGCAGGTAGCTCTCTACCTGGTTCCAAACGTGATCGTCATATCGAGCCCGTGCCTTGTCGAGCGGCAAACGATGTTCCTCAATGAACGTGGCGATATAAAAAGGCGCGTTCTGGCGCATTTCAGCCAGCCCGAATAGGTATTCGTGGTAGTCGTTCTGCTGCTGGAGATCCTCGTAATTTTGAACGAGATAGGCAGAATGCTCGGCCAGATAGAGACGCGATGCCTTGAGTTCTTCCCATCGATCAGCGGTCTTTTCGACATCGATGCGATGATACAGATGGGACGGCTGCGGCATGTTGTTCTGCTTCCAGGCGCGCATTCTGTAGGTGAAAACGCAGTCGAGATACACAGCATAGGGCATACAGAGCATGTCAGCGATCTGACGGCCGCGCCAGCATCCGACTAGCTGCTTCTTGGCCTTCGTGACTTTCGCCTTGTCTGCCTGAGCGCCGGGGCGGAGCGCGGCAAGGATCAGGTCGAAGTTGAGGGGCTTGATAAACTCGGCGCGTTCGCGGTCAAACTCGCGGGCATAGATGCGCTGATAAACGCCGGTGTAAGCTTCCATGTAAGCGTGCGTTGCCTGCAGGGTCGTCATGTGACGGTAGTCGAACCACTTCTTCTCCCAGCCCTGCCGGTCATAGCCCTGAAATTCGGTGTTGATGAAATTGGAAACGATATAATCGTTTTCGAGCGTATCAACGCGCTCGGCTTCGAGTTCAGTAGTAAATGCGGTAATCAGATGCGACATAACTGGTCTTTCGTTGTTCTGTCATGAGTTATAGCGCGACAGACGCGGAAACGCAGAAATTGACGAGCGCGGGGATGACCGCGCTCGCCTGAAGGATCAGTATTCGTAAGCTTCAACGATGTCCTGGCACAGGCCCGAACGGACGATCTCGTCACGGGTGAACTGGATCACAGACACCTGGTTATGTTCGCCGATGCGATCGATTGCATCAGCCAGGCCGGAAGTGATGCCGTTATCGATCTGACGGGGATCGCCATTGACGATAAACTTGGCATTCTCACCAATGCGAGAGAGAAACATCTTGAACTCGCCCTTCGTGGCGTTCTGCATTTCGTCGGCAAGAGTCCAGCTGTCCTTCAGAGTGCGGCCGCGCATGAAGGCCAGAGGAATGGCCTCAATGGTCTTGTTCTTGAGAAGGTATTCATACTTGCTGGCGCCGAAGGCTTCCTTGAAGGCTTCCTCGAGCGGAATCAAATAAGGGGCATACTTTTCAGCCAGATCACCCGGAAGAAAGCCCAGACTGCGCTCTACTTCGACAGCCGGCCGAGTGACATAGATCTTGGAGATTTCGCCGGCATTGAGGGCTTCTGCTGCGCGCTGCACGGCGAACCAAGTCTTACCCGTGCCTGCAGGACCAACACCGAATACAATGTCCGAAGACTTCATCGCGGAGTCGTAACGCTTCTGTCCATTGGTGAGCGGCTTTACCGGCTCACGGCGGGCCTGCGACGGCCGTGCCGGCAGGGATCGATCGAGGGACGCAACTAAATTGGAGTCGTTACGCATACGCGAACGTTCGTCGCGGCGAGTATGGCGTGCGACGGACTTCTTCATCTTGGACATTTCTGGATGGCTCCGATTGGGGAGGTATGTTGACGTTCCCACTGTAACCGAAAGCCTAAGAATAAGTAAGAGCTTACTTACTAATTAGCCAGTAACAGCGCGCATCCAAAGGGCATCAGCTTCATAGTCTTCAAGGCCAACACCCGCGAGCAGCGCGACCACGAGCGGATGAGTCCGCTTAACGGTTGAACTCTTGGTAAACTCGATCATAGCGGCCTCTCGCTGATAGTCATCGGGGATCGAATTGATGAGGGCGAGTGCGTCACTTTCACGAATACCGATTTCAAGCCCAGCAAGCCATAGTTCCCGATGCGTCAGTGAAGGCATCCTCTCACGCAACTGCTCAGGCGTCGGCGGAACGTAGGGCGCGATAGGTCCAAATTCCAAATTTACCGCACGATTGAAAATCTCAACCGAGTGCAGCGTGATATCGGTGGGCGTTGCGGTGTATTTAGTGAGATCATTGCCGTCGATATTGTCAAAGTCGACGAGGCAGTTAATCGCGGTGTGCTCCGCGTTCGCCCAAACCAGGTCAGAGACGTTCCTGTAAGGGTAATTTGCACCCACAAGGTTCGGAAACATTGCGGCGTGCTGTGCCAGCTGCTCGGGCGTCATGTGGTTCTCCTAAGCGTAACGCAAAAAGACGGTGGTTCGACCGGGTGCACTGGATCCAGATGCATCGCCGAGGCAAACGTAAGACCCGCTGCCACCGTTGCCCTGATTAAAGCCAGTCGCGTTGGCCCAATGAACTGAGGCTCCCGCAATTCCCTGGTTGACGGTCAGCGAGGTATCGGAAGTCATCAATGCGTAGCAGCCCAGACCTCCGGCGCGCATGATTGCGACTGCCGTAGGAACACTGTCATATCCCCATGCTTTCGCGCGTGCCTCAATGGTTGCGGCAATCTGAGCATAGGTCTGACCGCCAACAGAGGTCACATTGAAGTTGGCAGGGTTCCAGACAAGCATATTCGCGCCGTCAGTCGTTCCCCATAACCAACTGGGCTGACCAGTCTGTCCGGAAAACACAAAATTCATCTTCGTGCCGACGCTATTGCGCGGATATGCATTTCCCGTCATGTCGCCGCCGGTCGCCGTTGCGATCTGTGCGGCAACGGCTGCAGCGGTTTGATAGATCGTATCGAAATAGGTCTTCAGCGTGGACTTGAGCGTTGCCCAGGTGAACTTGCCGGCGCTTGAGTAAAGCTCATGAGCATCAATGGGAGCTACGGCAGCCTTACTCGTCAGAGCAGCCTGCACATTCGTCAAATCCGTCTGGTCAGCAAGCGCTTCGATACCGGCGAGCTTCGTGAACTGCGCACCGGTCATGAAACCATTTACGGTTGCGGTTGCTGCTGCATGAACGTGACTTGAAAGCGCGAAGTCTTCCCAATTCATGGCCGCAGCGGTGCCAAGACCAAGGTTAGTCCACGCCGCGTCGTAATCGGTCATGTCGGACAGATTTGCCGACTTGCTCATCTTTCCAGACAGCGAAGTGGTAATCGCGGCGAGAGCATTCGAGTCGGACGCAAGCTGAGCGGCAATTTCCTGAAGAGTGTTCAGGGCTTCCGGAGCAGCGCCGACAATCGACTGAACTTCGCTGCGAACGAACGCGGTCGAGGCGATCTGCGTCGTGCTCGTGCCAAGTGCGGCAGTAGGAGCAGTAGGAACACCCGTGAACTCCGGAGACGCAAGCGGCGCCTTCAATGCATTCACCGCAGCCTGTGCAGTCGAGATAGGCTTGTCCGCGTCTGAAGTGTTGTTCGTCTGCTCAAGCGCCAGCAGGAACCTCACCTGTGCCGGCGTCAGTGCCTCCTGGTTGCCGGTTCCGGCACTGACACGGCCCATGAGCACAGCCGTCGCAACATCAGCCTGCTTTGCAAGGGTGACGGCCTTATCATCGATGTCGATCGTGGAAACGGTTTCCTTACCGGCGAGTCCACCAAGCGGAGGCAGCTGATTGATATCGAGCTTACCATCAGGACCGAGGCCGGAATATCCACCAGGCTGGTTCTTCTCGGCGCGAACCTGCAAGGACGAGGGTTCAATAGAGGCCGCGGAGTCAGCAGCAGCCGCGGCACTTACGGCGGCAGCAATAGCTGAGCCTTCTGCAGCCGTTTCCGAACTAAGAGCTGCGGTTTCTGACGCAGCAGCGGCAACTTCAGCAGCAATGGCATCATCACGCGCCAATTCGGCAGCAGTCTGCGCTAACTCGGCCGCGTTCTTTGAGCCCAATGCTGCAGTTGCACTCCCCTGGGCGGAGAGCTTTGCGAGATCGGCGTTAGTTTCTGAATCCGCCGCTGCAGTCGCAGAGAGAGCCGCAGCATTCTTGCTGGCAAGCGCATTTGCTTCGCTGGCATCAGCGTCGGCAGCGCTCGTCGCAGCCGCAGTCTTGCTTGCATCGGCGTCGGTCGCGGAAGTCGCGGCCGCATCCTTTGATGCAGTTGCGCTATCACGGGCGGTCTCAGAAGCCGTCTTTGCTGCAACAGAGGCATCGCGGGCCGTCTGGCTATCGGTCTTCGCCTGAACGGACATATCGCGTGCGGTCTCGGCAGCCGTGAGTGCGGCAACAACGTCATCGGCCACTTCATCGGCAAAGGTTGCGGATCCGGCTGCATTCGTTGCAGAGGTTGCAGCAGCCGTCTGTGAAGTCTGGGCGGCATCACGGGCAGTTTCAGCAGCGGTCTTGGCGGTATCAGCGCCGGACTTCGCACTAGCAGCAGCCGTAGCTGACGTGTCGGCAGCAGTTGCGCTATCAGCAGCGGCCGTCTGGGCGTTCTCCGCGCCGGTTCGAGCGGTCTCGGCATCAGTCTTGGCGGACTCGGCAACAACAGCAGCGGCGATTGCATCGTCCCGGGCCTGCGCAAGCTCCGGGGTCAGTTCGCCGTGTTCGCCCTTTTCACCCTGCGGCCCCTGAGGACCCTGCAAGGAGAGTTCAACGTAGACTTCCTGATTGTGCCGGACTTTCACCAGAATGTCCGAGGCGTAATTGATTACAAGATCTTCGGACATCAGACCCTCGTCACGGGGCGCTTAACCGGGATCTCCAGGTCAAAGCCAAGGTGGATCAACTGAGAAAGATCCGTTCGGATTACGTCCATTACGACCGTGCCCTCAGACCAGTCGGCCGAGTCGGTGCTCTTGATGACAAGCTCAATGGTATTTCCGTCGACGCGGATGATCGTGCCGGCATCACTCGAAAGCTCTACCTTGACACTCGAGTCCGGCGTGTCGCGCACCTGAGCAGTGAACTTAGCGGTCGTTGGAAAGACAGCGAGGGCCGGAGAGACGATCTTGATCTTAAGACGCCATTCAAATCCGGCCTGAATAGCCTTACCCTGGAGATACTGATTGTATGACATTGAAGCGGCAATTCTCTCGTGGTCAGGTTAAGCCCATAAATTACCAGAAAGTTGGATTATAAGTAAGTGCTTACTTAATACCGGTCCTAAATAAATGCACGCCACTTGCCATTCTGGAACGTAATGAGGGTTCGCTTTCCGTTATTATACTGGAACGTGTGGGTGACGGCCCAGCCGGACGGCCCCTTGTTGTAACCCTGGCGCAGGTTCATTACGCCAGACACATAGACGCCATCGCAGATCTCGGGAGAGTGCTTGTCGCCGATGTTCATCTTCCGGCCGAGCTGAGCGAAGCCTGCGACGGTGCCGCGCGCACCATTGGCGCCGCGAAAGCCGTGATTGCCACATTCGACGCCGTTGACGACATACGAATAGCCATCATGAACCCATTCGACATCGCTCAGATCGTCGCCGTCCCTCTCTGCAGCCATGTTGACCGCGTATTCGAGCAGCGAGAACGAGCGAACCGGGAGAGCAGCATCGAGAGCTTCTGCCACTTCCTCGCGCCACGCGAGATAGGCGTCTTCAAGCTGGAGACCGAGACGAATGTTGATCCCGTCGTTCCTATAGCGGCCCTCCTTGACGTAGCGCTCGAGGGCGATGTCGTGATTGGATTCGATGACCGTTACAGCAACCGTCTCCCGCAGCTCCTTGAGGATATTAACGACGCCCCGGATCTCTTCGAGAACGCTATCGCGGCCGCGCACCGCAACTTCATAAGAATAGGCGTTGTCATGGACGTGGTGATGGTTGCGGCGATAGTTGTCGAAGATATCGTGCGCAACTGCCCGGCGGATCTTGAGCGTCTTGGTGATCGAATTCGGCGCCCGAAAGGTAGCATCGAAGTTCTTCGGATCTTCCTTGTCTGAATGCAGATCGCCCATGACCATGAGTTCGACCTGTTCCTCATCGACCGTCACTTCCCCATCCTTGACGAAGAATTCGAGATCACAGAAGGAGCCGTCCTTGTCGGCAATCAAATGCCGGCAGAATAGATCGCCGTCATGGTCGAACTCCACGAGCACAGCGGCAAGCTGATGATGGAAGATCGACTTGATGCCTGCCTTCCGGGGAATGATCTTCGGCTTGGTGACAAGACCAGTCGTCATAACCTGGTGGGCCTGCTGATTGGGATCAGTCGACGGCACAGACTTCAACTGGACCTTGGCGTGCGGGAAGACGCCCCAGCGGCCCTGCGAATACGTGGTCAGATCACTAATCGGACGGCTTGCGGTCGGCAGCATGTTCATTTCGCCGCAGAAGACGAAGTTGTCGCCGATCGGCATCTGGCCGAAGCACAGATATTCCTCGATCTCAGGAGCATACGAGCGCACCGACGGGTTGCTCTCACTCCACCACTGCGTCTCGTAAGTGCCAGGTCCTACAACGAGGTCAGCATCGCGGAAGGTTGCATATGCCTGAAGGTTCTCCCAGAAAGGCAGATCCACTTCTGCGTCGTTCTGAGCGCCGGTGAGAATGAAAACACGGCCGCGAGGGTCTTCTACAGGTTCGGCGCGCAGCGTATCGGAAAGCCAGGTCCGAGGCGTTCCCTCTACCGGCGTGGTCTTGCCGGTGAGCCTGTCATACTTCTTGCCGATATAGCTATCGATGGTGATGGCTTCCGGGTTGATGACAGGATATCGCGAAGAGGTGAGGAGCTGGTGAATGTCGGAGCGGAGGAGGTCAGCGCGTGCATTGGCGTGATTGACCGGAGCTTCGGGATCCTTCTCCTTTGCCTGGACGACACGAGAGATCAGGACGGGAACATCTTCGCCGCGCCGCAGACGTGCCCTCAGAAGCGCAGAGCGATTGCGGACGGTCTGATATGAGATACCAAGCTCAAGAGCTACATCGGTAAGGTTCGGATAGTTTTCCGTGTCGTTATAGACGGTTACGAAGCGATCTTCAGAGGCAATAACAGACATGAATTCCCGTCCATTCATCGTCATATACTGTATATGACTTTAGTTATAGATAAGATTACTAGACGAACGATGGATCAATCTTCCGGCGGATTGAGCCTCGTGCGCAAGTCTTCGTAGAAGTCCAAAGCGAGATTGAGGGAGTCCCGGCAAAACTTCAGACTCTTGCGGTCCTGGCGCCAGTAAACCTCCGCTTCAGCCTGGTTGATGTCGCGATCCGGAACCAGCACGCCGTAAGGGCAAGGCGGCTTGCAGTTCTGGTCCGTCACCTTGCACGTTAGTTCGACAGGCAGCTTCGGCAGATCAATCGGAGCCTTAGCGGACGGTGTTAATGCGGCGCACGCTGTCGCGCTTGATGCCACCAGAATGAGCGTCAGGATCTGCAGCGGCTTCCGCATCGAGGCGAGCGACATCATTTTCAAGCTTCTCCTTATCGACCAAGAGCAGCGCGATATCCTCACGCAAGCCCTTCTCGGCGATAGCGATCGCCTGGTTGTTTGCGGCCAGCTGTGCGGCCTTTTCTTTTTCGGAAATGACGACATGCGCGTCCCAGCCGCGGTCATAGATCGTGTCGTAGATCCAGTAGCCGACGCCCGCGACCGCAACGGCTGCGATCAGATAGGCGGTGAGCATGAACTGGGGAGGAATAAGCTTTCCGAGCATCAGAGACCCGACACGCATAGTTCAGCCTCGCCAAGACGGTTGGCGTCGCCCATCTCACGGCGCAGCACCAGGCCCTTCACAACCTTGCCGCCTGCCTTGTTGAAGGCAGTCTGTGCTTCACACGCAGCCCGGTAATTTCCGGCAGAGATCCAGCGGGCAGCCGTCGACTTCTTGGCTGCAGAGACGCCGAAGTTATAGGCGCCAGAGGTCAGTGACGCCTGAACACTCACGGGTGCCTTTGCAAAGCCTGAAACGCCATTAACAAGCGGAAGGTAATAGTCCTTGGTTACGCGCTTGATCAGCATGGCTTCGCACTCAAGCGCAGTCATTCGCATTCCAGGCTTCACACCTTCCGTTTCGCCGTAGCAGATCGTCCAGACACCGACGATGTCCTTGTAGGCGACGAGCTTCAGACCTTCCCAAGGCTTGATCAACTTCTCAACGGCAAGCGCAACGGCGGGAGGGGTCATGCCCTGGGCGATCGCGGACTGAACGGTTGCCGGGACGACTGCACGCGAGGAGGTATAAGTCGTCCATCCGCTTGCAACAGCAGCGATGATTGCGCCTGCAATAGCAGCCTTGCCGCGCTTGGTCGAAACGATCTTGTTAATCGGCATGGTCGTCTCCTGAGACGGACTTTTGCGCAACGAGCCGGAAGTAGATGCCGAGGGCGCAAGTGAGCGGGGTAGCAATCGCGAGCCAAATGGGATCGATGGTCATGAATGCCGGAAGGTAGGGCAGAAGCGCCTCGATACCGGACAGAGCGGCAGCAGCGATGAATAGCTTCACGGACAGTGCGTGCTTGAGGATCTTCTTCCAGTCAGGATGCAGGTTCATCACTGCACCTCGACGCTGATCGGCCGATGGCTCGGGGTCATCATGGGCGAGAAGTATTCGGCCTTCTTCGTGACCTTGCCGTTCTCTTCGATAACCGTCGTCAGCTTGACGACAGCCTCCTTGAGATCACCGGTCTTGCTCGATAGATCCTTGATATTTTCATTGAAGCGAGCCCGATCTTCGTCGGTGCGATCGAGGCGCTGATCCTGTTCGTGGTTCTTCAGAACAATTTCCTGAACGACCGGAGCATTTTCAGCGCGGCCGGCAAGCAGCCAGTTGTAAACGCCAATTCCGGTTGAGATAACGCCGAAGACGCCCATCAGAAGACCAATCGTCTCCTTATTTACGGAAATGCTGGGCAGGGACGCCATTGTTATCTCCAGTCCACGAATAAGTAAGTTCTTACTTACTATATATGGGGAGCAGTTGCAACAAAAACCATCCTAATAGGCCCCTACCCTATGGTTCAGGAGCGACTTGCAAGCTCCAATACTGATGACCAATCTACAATCGCTGCCTCATCGATCGACCGAGGGTTTGCGGCAACATTAACGGCGCTCTTTGCCGTCATGCGAACCTTCTCAATGAGCGCGGAGATCTGCTGCCACTGATAGTTCAAGATGACGACCAGGCTCGCCTGCTCCATCAACGTATAACCGTTGATTTCAGCTTCGAGGCTGATATGCGGGATTTCGGCCGGAGAGATCGACGTGTTGGCAAGATAAGCCTCAGCCTCGAGCTTCTTCTGCTGATAAGTCATGGCCTGGCCGTCGCCGGGCGTGATAAACTGCAGGCGCAGCTGCTCCGCTTCGGCGTCGATGGCGCTATATGCTGCGGCACGCAGCGCCGGCAGGTTCTTCTTCAGATTAAGCCGCATGTGCAATCACCTTTACAGTGCGTTCGATGAAGGGAAACTTCTGGATCCGAATCTCATATTCAGCCGGCATGTCAGAGGCGATCGTCAGCGTGGTGCCATCAAGCTGGTGCATCTCACCATCGACGAGAAGCGTGGCGTTCTCAGGCAGGTTCTCAATGACCTTTTCGTCAACGTCGTCGGCGACAATCTCGACGAGCTCCGGAGCCTTGAAAGTAGGCCGCGGCTCGATGGCTCCGTCGAGCACATACTGCGATTCACCATCCACGGACGGCGAGTCGTAACCCTGAGAGGCAACAATAATCGCCCCGCTGTCCTCGTCGATCATGGGTTCGCCCGTGGCCTTGTCGATCACAGGCTGGGGCGGCCAGGGGATCGTTGCTAAATCGAGGAACTGCCTGCCCATTTCATGCAAGGTTCCCACGATGCTCTCATGAACAGGGTCGTGGATAATATGCGAGATGCGGCCGTCGTCGTCGTATTCTACGATCATTTCATTCTCCTAAGTATCGATGTCGACCACGCGGTAACGGCAAACCCCGCCTGCCGTCTGGGCCCGAGAGGTCCACGTCATGATGAGCTGATCAGGCGCGTCGAAGGGGGTGCTGAAACTGCGTCCGTATGAAATGCCAAACCCTGTCGCCTCGTTGCCAGGAGTGGTGTAGCTCATGATGCCAAGCGTCCTCCACTCCGAGGTCGTGAACCCGGCATTGAAAAACCACCAGGGACGGCCACTGAAGGCCTTTCCGTAGGGAACGGCAACCTCGCCGAACCTGTTGGTTCCATCGCCAGCCGGGACGTTGATGATGCCTTCGACAATAACCTTTAGGCCGCCTCGCTCGGACGTGAACAAAAGATCATCATAGCCAGCCGTCAAAACATCGGCGCCGGGACGACCAACGCGGAGCAGATCAGAGTTCCAGATAAGACGATTCGACATTTTTCAGCCAAACCTCTGATTGGTGACGAGGTAATGAACCGGGATGGTCGACGCACCTACCGTGTGGACGGCGCCAAGCCTGATGACCGCATTCGAAAGGTATTCAATACTTGCCGCGTTCGTGAGCCCGGCGAAAATGAGAACGAGGGGAAAGAAACCCTGATCGGCAATCGCAACGTCCACGTAGGTCCAGGTATTTTCACCACCGACAGGAACGGTCGCAATTCCCTTCTGCACGAGCTGCATTAGGGGGTTGATGCCGTCGAACATGAGATTGTCATTGCCGGCGGTCAGGACATCAAAGCCGGGACGTGAAATCTTGAAAAGGAAGCCGGCACCAGGATTACCGAGAATTACGCGGTTCGCCATGTCAGCTCTCCAGCACGAAATAATAGTAGGTCGTGGTGTTCGTCACCGGGAGAGAAAGCGTCATCGAGGTCGCAGATGATGAGATCTGGGTTGCAGGAACGCTCTTGTAGCCGGGAGTATTGTAGACCCAGCGCACATCTGAGAAGACCACGATCATGGGGGCTGCGGTGAAGGTGCGGCCGAATGGAATGACGATCGACTGGTTGCTGCTCAGAGTGACAGCGCCCTTCATCCAAACCTTGCCAAGACGGCCCCATGCACTATCAAAAGCAAGCTGTTCGGCGGTCAGACCGGCATTCATCACGTCAAAGCCAGGCTTCGAGATACGAAGCCGCATGTCGCCCTGAAAGACACCCATAAACACGCGATTGGTCATCAGGTGGCATCCACCATGAGGATATACGTGCTGGTGATTTCGAGGCGTGCGCCAGTCGTTGCAGAACGAACGGTCAGGTTGCCTGCGCTATCCACGATGAAACGGTTATTGATGTTGAGCGAACCTGCAGTGACGGCGCCAAGATTTGCACTGATTGCAGCAAGCGAAGTTACGCTGATCGTCTGAGCCGTTACCGAACCAACCGTCATCTGATTGGCCGTGATGCTCTGCGTCTTGATCTGCCCACCGTCAATAACCGTGCGACCATAAGAGGCGAACAGGAAGATGCCGCCCTTGTAGCAGCCAAGGACAACGTTGTTGTCGTCATTGGCCGTTGCAAAGTCAGTCGAAGTCGAAATCGTCGTCGCGCCCTTGACCCAGTAAAGATAGAGCGTGCCAGCTGACCACAGCGCATTCGAAGCGGTGATCGCACGGGTGACGCTTGCGCCTGCATCGTCAGTGTAAGCGATCGTGCCCGCCGTCCAGGAGACACGGTTAGCGGACGGGCTGTTATGCTCGAAAGTGATGCCGTCGATCGTGATGCCGCGCATACCGATCACGGCCGAATTTGCCTTCAGCGTGTTGGCCGCAACAGAGCCACCGTTAATTTCGGTCAGATCAGCGCCCGCGCGCCAGCTCTCAAGCGAGGTTTCGCCAGCGATCAGGATCTTACCAGGCTCGATAAGCGTTGCGCCCTCGTTGACGCGCGAGGCCGGGTCAGCGGCGCGATCGCGGATCGTTGCAAGCGTATCGCCTCCCCCGACGATGATCGTGTTGGAGATCGTCGTATCGGCAGTGAGCTTGTCGGCCGAGAGGTTCTCAATCTTCGCCGAGGTAATAACGGCATCCTTCAGCTGCAAGCTGTTGGTGATGATCGCATCATTAACCACGAGCTGCTGGGCGCCAATCGTGCCGGTGATAACGTTGTTGCCGTCGATCATGGTCTTGCCGTCGGTCAACTGAATATCAGTTCCCCCGCGGTAGACGCCGATCGGGTGGCCGGACTGCGTGAAGATGGTCGCGACATCGGCCGTCGAGCGAAGAATCGTCTCGCCTTCGACGTAGTAGAGATAGAGCGATCCAACCGTCCAGGTAACGTTGCTCGCTTCAATCGACTTCGTGGTCGGAACGCCGCCCGGCACGCCATAGGTAATGCTGAAAGCGCCCCACGCGACCTTGTTAGCGCTCGGGGAGTTCGGCGTAAGCACGAGGCCAGAGATTGAAATGCGCTTAGCGTCAGGAAGCGTTGCAGTCGTGCCCTGAGCGATCAGGGAGAGCGCCGACGTGTTGCCTGACGTATCGACTGCTCGAACCCAGTAGAAGCGCTGTGCGTTGCTCTCAAGGCCAGTGCGCGCAAAGGACGTTCCAGCAGACGTGCCGATGACCGTAGCGTCAGCCGAGACGTTCGTGACGCCCTCGAGGATCTCGATATGATCGAGGTCAAGATCAGCCGGGTTGATCCAGGAAAGCCAGAACGCGGTCAGACCGGTCGAGATGGTCAAAGCCGTCGGAGCGGCCGGGGGAACGATGTCCTTTGCGACCGTATGGATCAGGACATTCGTCGTCGGCGACGCATTGGCGTTCTTGTCGCGTGCGCGCAGCCGAAAGCTGTAGACGAGGCCAGGAAGACTATCGAATTCGAATACATTATTGGCAGTCGGATAAGATACGAAGTTGCCGCTCGCCTGCTTGATCTCGAGATCGTAACCGGCCAGGTCTTCTTCAGTATTCGCATTCCAGATGGCGGTGACGCGGGCACGGCCGTCGATGCCGATCTCGGACGTAACGTCGAGACCAGTCGGCGTAGCAGGCGGCTCCGAGTCGGCACCGTCACTCAGCGTGGTGATGAAGAATTCGGGACCGTAGTTCAGACCTTCCTTGCCGAAGCTGTCATAGGCAGCCATCTTGAAGAAGTAGACCGTCTCGGGCTCGCCAGGGATGGTGAGCATATTGTCGAGACCGTCGTAGAACGGCAGCATCGTATCGACATCGATTTCAGGATTAAGCTCGCGCCAGATGAGGACACCTGCCAGATCGGGATCGGCCGGGATCTCGTAGCTGAAGAAGATGGTCGAACCGACGACGTTGTAGGAAGGCACCACCGGCGCAGGCACGGGATTGGAGAAGACGCGGCTCACCGCATCCGAAGTGCGCCCGAACACGTCAGAGACCGTAACGTCGACGCGGACCACGCGCGTCGGCGTGGCATGACCGAGCCTTGCGCAATCAGCGCGGTTCGAGCCGATATCATAGACATAGCCGGAGCCGACGACGCGCTCGGTGCGCAGAAGTTCTCCGGTTCCGCCGTGATAGAGCTTGACCGAATTGAAGACGTAATGCGGAGAGGACTCGCTATCGAGCGGGCCGTCCTTAGTCAGGGCGAAATTGTTCTTCCAGCGGAACTTGAGGTCGCGGCCAGTGAACTCAAGGCTTTCCGGCCTGTCGACAAGCTCGAGATTGGTAACGGTCGGGCGAGCATAACCTTCTGCGCCCACAGCTTCGAACTCGATCGTGGCCGCTTCGGAGATCGCGCCGGTGTAGCCGATCGTCTGAACATAGAACTTGTAGGTGCCGGACGTGGTGTTCGGCGTCTCGAAAAACGCAGCGTCAGTTGATCCAAGCGAGAAAGAGCCATCTTCAGGCGTATCGACCGACACGATGAAGCCGCGCACCAGCTGGTTCTGCGGTGCAGTCCAGGAGAGCGTCAGGGAATGGTATTCCTTGCCGTTGGTAATAAAGCCGGTTTCCTTGACGAGAAGGTTCGTCGGCGGGGAAACAAGCTTGGAAGGACGGTCATAGGGAAGCGGCGTGAAGACGATACCTTCTTCGACGCGGGCATACTTCGAGGGATCATGGAACAGCGCCGTGATCTTGAAGATGTTGGGCTCGCTCTCCTCGACATTGAGAACGCGGTAAAGGCGCGGCGCAATATCCGATCCCTTGATGGTCCACATCGCGTCGGGCTGGGCTTCATTGGAGAAGGCTGAGGACACGCGCACCGTGCGATCGTCGAGGAACGCCAGGATCGGCTTGGTCTCGATCTCGCCGGAAGGCAGGGTCAGCATCAGCTGATAGGTTTCCCCTTCATTCCATTCGAAGTCGGAATCGAGCTCCAACTGAAGGCCATGATGGGAGACGATGCGGCCAGATGCGCGAATCTGAGCCTTACGCGGATCCGAGACTGCAACGATTTCACCGGGCCGCACCTCTGCGTGATCCCAGGACGCCGAATAGGTCAGCGTGTCGGTTTCGTTCTGCTCGCTGTCGATGACCCACTTGCCGAAGCGATGCGCGAGACCACGCGTCGTGCAGCCCTGAAGCTGAACGGTCTTTTCGCGCCAGCCGTTCTTGTGCAGCAGCTTACTATCAATGACGACCTCGGTGTCGGGCCGGTAGAAGTCGTCGGGATTGTTCCACTTGACCATGACGACCGAGTGCCGGGCCTTAAGGGCGGTTCCTGCATATTCGAAGTCACCACCGATAACGTTTGCCGGCGAGACCAGGCGAACCGGATCTGCAGGCATGTCGGCTGCAGCAAAAACCTGGCCCATTGCCCAGTAGGCCATGCCGCGCCAGGCCTTCGTGATCGTCTGAAGCACGAAGAAGGCTTCATCCTTGGTGTTGATGACGCCGTTATAGGTGAAGCGGGGCTCGTAGATATCCGCGCCCGTGTCGCCATTGCGGAAGCCGGACTTAACCTGCTGGTCGCAATACTGGGCGATCGTGTAGAGCGACCACTTGTCGACGATCTCGGGCGTGATGAACTCACCGAGGCCATAGCGATCATTGACGATAAGGTCGTAGAAGATCCAGGCCGGGTTGTTGGTCCAGGCGATCTTAAAGGAGCCATCCCAGACGCCGGTATAGACGCGCGTGAGGGGATTGTAATTCGAGGGGACGTGAACGAGCAGGCCGCGGATGTGGTAACTGCGCGGCGGGATGTTGGAACCCATCTCTTCCGCGTTGCCTTCCATTGCGAAGGCAGCGGTGAACGGATAGGTGAACTTGCCTTCGACCAGAACGACATAGCCTTCCCAGAACAGATCATTCTGGAGCTTGTCGTCGGTTGAGTCGTCGGTGATGCGGCGAACGCGAATATCCCAGGGCGAACCATCCTGGGGCAGATCAATGCGGTGATCCATCTGAAAGGGCGAAAGCGCCTTTTCCTTGTTCAGCTCATTCGTGACCGCAGTCGTCCACGAGCCGTTGAAGGCGCGCACGTCGATAGCATAGGAAAGATTGGTGCCCTTCAGACCGCCCTTGTCATCCTGCTTGACGAGCGAGGGAACGCGCATGATGACACGAACGGCATCGGCGTTCTCATCAACGATGGTGCGCTGCACGTCACCGACGGACTTGCGAACCTGGGTTTCAACGCTGACCGGCGTTTCAACAGCCGAGTGACCGTTGAAGTAGCCCTCATCGGCAGTTCCCTTATGGTCCTTCCAGACGACTTCCTTGAAATTATAGGTGCCATCTGCGTTCTTGAGCGGCGTCTGGTCGAAATAGATTGACTGCTCGCCATTGACGAGACCCGCGATCGGACCTTCGGAGACGGCTTCGATCAGCCGGAAGCGAGCCCGCGAGCGCATGGTGTTCTTGTCATTGGACGCGCCGCTTCCGCCGCCCTTCCCTCCACCGCCTCCCGAACCACGAATACGGGCGGGAGTGACCTGGACGAGTGCGTTCGTTGCGATCGCGGTATCGCTATGAGAACGGAAAGTAATCACTTCTTGCCACCTGACCCTACAGACCCGCCACCGCTGCCGGTGACGGCGATGCGTTCGATGTCGACGCCGCCCGAGATGAGCACTCCACCGGTGATGACTTCGCCATAGACGAGAGGAACAGGCGCGCCCTGGTCAGACGTGCTGCCAGGTCCAGCCATCGTGAATGATGCGGAACCATCTTCCTTCTCAGCCTTCTCTTCAGGCGTCAGCAACGAGGAGATGCCGGCGAGCGCCATTGCGGCGCCGAAGAGCGCGACCTGCGTGCCGGTGATGCCGCCCAACAGACTGCCGGTTGCGCCGATACCGGTTGCGAGCGCCCCGCCGGTCAGGGCGAATGCGGCACCGATCAGAACGACGCCGAGAATGATCTTGAGAAGCCCGCCGCGCTTGGACCCGGCGACGTAGGGAAGAATGTGCAGATCGGCATTACGGCCAAGGCGAAACGCTGCGATGTCGTCCTTGTCGAGCGACATGCCTTTATCGATATCCTTGCCGCGAACAACGTGCCAGGCGCCGTCACGGATATCCTTCATGAACTTCGGAAAGTTGGCGCTGAGGGCACGAATAGCCTCGCCGGCCGTCGAAACATCGAGGCTGAATTCCTTGCCGTAAGTGTCAGCGAGTGCGCCGTAGAGATAGACCTTACGCATAGGTCGCTCCCTTGTAGCGCAGCCACTTCGACGCCTGACGGCCCCAGAGCCCCGCAGGCTCGCGGCGAGACAGGCGTGACGGCAGGTGGTGCAGGATCAAACCCTCGCCGACCAGCAGGCCACCATGATTGTTCTTGGAAGAGCGGATCTTCATCAGGAAGACATCGCCAGGCTTAGGATCGGTAACTTCGATGAAACCGGCCTTTTCGAAGTTCTCCTCGTAAAGATCGCGCTCACCTTCCCACCAGGCGTCTTCACGCGGACAGTCAGGAAGCGTGATCGGCAAGAACGGCCAGACGACGCCCTGTTCAGCAAGCTTGTCCTTGCCGAGAGCGTAGGCGTCCTTGATGATCGCGTAGCAATCGGTGATGCCGTGCATGAACTCACGGCCGACGATCGGCGGGATCGGCAAATCGCCGCCCCACATCACGGGCTTGTCGAAGGCGCGTTCCTCATCGAGACAAAGAATTGCCCAGGTCTTCGCAGTCAGCGCCTGGCCTTCCATGTCGGCGAGCGAAGGATAGTAAGGACCGTTCGGGTGCGAATGCACCACAACATCGATCGGGCCGCGCATCTCATAGGTCGCATAGACCTTCGGGTTAATCTCGAAAGAGCACAGCTGGCAGCCGCAATTGACGTTGCCCTCGTCATGCCTTGCCGGATCGTCAGCGATATTCTCGCAGGCGTAATACTTGCCCTTGACGATGAGACCGCAAGACTCCTTCGGATACTCGCGACGTGCATGATCCTTGGCGTCCTCGAACGCCTCCTTGAACGGATAGGTCATTATGAAACCCTCTGGACGCCGGGGAAGCCACCGAAAGGCAGCGGGTTCTTCTCACCGAAGCGTGCACGGCAGCAGCCGAGACGACGCGAAGGAACGTCCTTGGAAGGATCAGAGACCGGCAAATCGTTGATGTCGTAGCTCTGGCTGCCCGTGTAGGGACACTGAGCCTTCGAATAGTCGAAGCCACCTACCGAGTTGTTGAAGTAGCGGTAGCGCCACAGGCAGGTGTTGCGGATGATCGTGCGACCGGGAAGCTGCTTGCCCTCCTGGTCAATGGATGCCGAGAGCTCCCATTCGATATAGACGCCATTCTCCGAGGTCTTACGCTCGAAGCGGAAGATGTCAGGGCCGTAGAAGGCTTCGGGATCTGCATCAGGCTGGCCGTCGAGGAAGCGCTTGTAGGTGCGAACTCGATAGAGCGTGCAGCCGAGAAGCTCGCCATAGGTCGAGACAAGTGCCTGCGCCAGGCCGTCGACATTCGAGATACGGATCTTCGGAGTAGGAAGAGCGCCAGCGCCAGACGTTTCGAGGCCGTTGAACTCGACATCGATCGGCTGATATTCGACTCCACCAAAAGCCACAGGGCTGTCGCTGTCTGAACCCATGACGAAATACATCAGCGGTCCACCCAGCGACGTGGAGTCGACGGTGAACAGCGAGATGATGCCGGTAGGGGCAAGGTTCTGGGCTTCAGACTGAATAAGGGACAAGTTCGGGCCTCTGAATTGAAGCCCGATTATAAGTAAGTGCTTACTTACATACAAGGGAAAAGTAAGGAATTGCTTATATCGCCGAAGTGAAGCTCTGAACGAAGGTCGCCGAAACTGACCAAATGCCCTCGTCGGTGTCCGCCTGCCACTCCTTGCAAGTCCACTTGATTGCGTTCTTCTCGCCGAACGGCTTGTAGAAAAACGGCTGATTGCCGCCCATGCGCTCGAAGAAATCCACGATCTCGTGCATCTGCTCAGTCGTCAGAACCTTCCAGGCGAGCGAACTCGTCTTCTTGATGTGGTTGATGCCCTTGGGAGAAGGCTGCGAATAGCCGTCGCCGAACTCAGCCTCCCAGAGATTGACGTTCGGCTTGTGGCTCGTGCCCGGCGAGGGACCGATGGGCGGTTCGAAAGTAGGCAGTGCCATCAGCGGCTCCTCGTGTTCATAAAGTTACCGGGCTTCGTCTGCTTGCGGAGCTCGTCGGCGACGAGACCACGCATCGAGGTCTCCATTTCCTTCGCCATCTTGCTGGCAAGGTCGGTGTTCTGTTCAGGCGTGCCTGCAGAGCCATTGACAGTGATCGGTGCGTTGATCTGGAATGCCTGCGTCTGCTGGAAGCCGCCCATTGCCGACATCTGTTCCGGCGTGAAGACACCCTCGCCCTTCTTGGCGATGATCGGCACTTCTGAAGGCATCAGACCATCAACGATGCCGCCCGTGTGGAACTTCGGCGCGCCCGAGAAGATCGCAGAATGAGCCATCTTGGGGATCAGGGAGCCGGAACCGATCACGCCGCCCGTATGGGCGGTCGGGAACATCGCCTTCTTGCCGCCCGAGGCAACAGTAGAAGCGGCCTTCTTGCCACCTCCGCCCTTGCCTGCTGCAGGCTGGCCGCCCTTGCTACCCATCATCCCGGACATCAGATACTTGACGCCCATATTCACCATGTCCTTCAGGATGCCCTGAATGACGCCGCGAAGATCGCCAGTGCCCATGATGAGATCGGACACACCGCCTGCAAGCGAGTCCATCCACTTGGCGGATGCCTGCGAGAGGTTGCCCTGCAGGTCGCCCCACTCCTTGAACTGCTTCTGCATCGGCGACATTTCCTGGGCATACTTTGCCCGGATAGCGGCCTTCGACGCTTCTGCGGTCTCGGTGATCTGAACCTCGTCCATGCCGGACTTGCGGGCCTTCTCGACCCACTCGTCGACGATCTGAAGCTGACGGGCCATCTCGCGCTGACGGAGCTGCGTCTGGGTAAGCAGAGCGTCTTCGTTAGAGCGCGTTTCCTTGGCGAGCTTTGCCTGCTGTTCGGTCAGTTCAAGATGGTTCTGGTTACGCAGGAGATTTGAGCGAAGATCGAGCGCCTGCTTGTAGGCCGTAGCGCTCTTGTCGCCGCCCGAAAGCTCCAGCATCTTCTGCGCATAATCGTCGAGATCCGTCGTCAGGCGCTGAAGCTCCTGGCTGTCGGGCTTGTAGTCAGGATTTGCCGCAAGCTTCTGCTGTTCGGCGATACGGCGATTGAGTTCCAGGCGCCGCTCTTCGAACTTCTCCAGATCCTTATCGGTCTGGCCGCGAAGCTTCTTGTTCTCGTTTACGGCCTTTTCGACGCGGTCATATTCCTTGGCAGCGGCGATCGCGTCCTTGAAGCGCGCAGCTTCAGGGTTACGGTCTTCCGGGTTGCCGGCCTTGTCGAACTTGCCGGAAGCGATGGCCTTGACCAGTGCGTTGTAACGCTTGCCGGTGTCGTCGGCGTCCTTGCCGAGCTCCTTCGTTTCAGTGCCGGTCTTGGTGATCCATTCTGCGAGATCCTGGTCGCTGGTGCGCTTGCCAAGATCCTGGTAGCGCTTGCTGGTTTCCTCGAGTTCCTTGCGCAGCTCCGCGGTCTTCTCGATCTGGTTGTCGATGATCGTCGGCTGATACTGAGGAATAGGTGCCAGTGAGCCGGCAAGTGCCGGTGCATTGGTCATCGGGTTCTGATAGCCGGCAGCACGCTCGACAGTCGGTCCATTGCCTGCGCTATTCAGGGCACGCTGAAGCACATCGTCCGGCACGTTGCGCAGCGAAGTCCATTCGTTGCGCATACCCTCGAGGCCCTGGCCCTGGCGACGGTTGAGCAGGCGCATAGCCATCTGGTCCTGCATCTTCTCATCGAAGAGTTCGGAACCGTTCAGGCCCATTTCCTTCATCAGACCTTCAAGCGTCTGGCCGACGATCTGATACTTGCCGAGAGCAGATGAGCCCTTGCCATTGCCATACTTGGCGCGGTTGCCAGGGTTCGCCAGCATCATGCGCTGAAGATCCCGAACGTCCTTCAGCTGCATACCGACAAGGTTCTTCCCGCCGCCCGTCCAGGCGCCGTTGTCGAGGGTTGCATTGTAGTTGCCACCGCTCTCGCCCTTGGCAATCAATTCAAGCAGCGAACCGGAGAACTGGCGGATAGCGGTCGTGCCGGCGCCAAGGCCGCCCGAGATGCCGCTCGAGATCCCCTGGCCGAACTTGTTGAAATCGGCAGCGCCCATCCCGGTCACGAGCGAGCCGACCTGATCGGTCAGGCGCTTGACGGCCGAGGTGACGCTATCGACACGCTGAACGGTCTGATCGCCAAACGTATTCTGGCGCATGACGGTGCCGACCTGATTGGCCGCTTCACCCTGGGCATTCATCGCACCGACGACGCCGCTCAGTGCCTTCTGGATGTTCTCGAAGGTTCCAAGACCGTCATATCCGCCGTTGTCGAGCCGAAGACGCATCTTCTCGGCGTCGTTCAGATCCCTGCCCTGCTGGCGTTCCAGCAGTTCGAGTTCCTTTTCGCGAAGGTCGCTCTTGAGCTTGTCGAGGTCCTGGTCGGCCTTCTGGTTGCCCTTCATGACCTTATCGAGCGCTTCCTTTGCGCCGGCAGCGTCGAGCAGTTCCTGATGAAGCTTGGCAACCTCTGCGCCGCCCTCCTTGATGGAGCCGAAATCGCCGTTCTCGATACGCACCTGCATCTCAGCCATCGCGGAGGATGCGCCGCTGAGTTCCGCCTTGATGCCGGCGATATCGCGCTGCAAGCGTTCGAGTTCGTTGTCGCCGCGCTCGAGTGCCTTCTTCTCGTCTCCGCCTGCAGCCGTCTTAGGAGCGCCAAACTTGTATTCGTCGATGGCCTTCAGACGGTTGAATTCGGTAATGCGCAGTTCGTTGACGAAGTCCATGCGCTCACGGATCGACTTGCGACCGTCCGCGTCAGCATTCACCAGGAGCTCGTTGAGCGCCTTGAGCTGGTTGTCATAAACATCGATGATACCCGACGAGAGCTTCTTCTGAGCCTCGAGCGTGCCTGCCTCATACTTGCGGCGCAGTTCCGACTTCGACTGCTCATTCTCGGCAGTCTTGGCGAGATCCTCGTTATACGCGGTGTCGCGATTGGTCTGGTCTTCGCGGTATGCGCGCTGATTTTCGGCCGTAAGGTCAGACAGCTGGATCTTGAAGCTTTCGAGGGCCTTCTGCGACTCGCGCTTGGCCGCGTCATCTACGAACTTTGGCGCAGATGCACGAAGCGCTGCAAGCTCTGCCCGCGTCTCAGCAATCTTGCTATCCCAGGCACCAGGCGAGGCCATCGTCGCGGCCTTTTCCATGGCAGCAATGCGATCCTCGAGCTGCTTCTCCTTCGCGGAGATGGTGTCCTGCGCAACCTTCTTGGACTCAGCGCCATACTTGACGAGAGCCTCATAAGCTTCGTTGGTCTTGTCGGAGAGCAGACCGAAATATTCTGCGGCCGCCCAGGCAGCCATACCGGCGCCAACGATGAGCGGAGCAAGACCGGAAATACCTGCGGCAACGGCACCTACGGCCTGACCAAGTCCCATCGATGCAAACTGCGCACCAATAGCGACGGTCGAAAGCGAACGCATACCACTGACGCCCAGAGCAAGGTTCGACCAGGCAGAAGCCATATTGGTGCGGAAGATGCCCCAGGTCAGGGCGCTCGTCTGAAGAGCGGCAGTCAGAGAGGACAGGCCGCGCGTCAAGGCGATGATACCGAGACCACCGGCGATAACGACGCCGGCACGCGTGAGCTCCTCACGGAACTCCCAGACGGAAACGACGGCAGTGCGCAGCCCCGATACGATGCTGGAAAGGCCCTGGCCGAACGTCATCGCCATTTTCTGGGCCATGTCGCCGGACAGGAACTGGTTGATGTCGACAAGCTGCGACTTAACCTGGTCGAAGAAGCCCCTGCCACCTTCAGAGGTCGCAAGGTTCGTCATATTGGTATGAAGCTGAGTGATCTGCCCGGAGAAGCTCTGCATCATGCGCTGAGCAGTGCCACCGTAAGCCCGATCGAGCTCCTTATAGAGCATCTCAAGCGCAGGGCGAGCAGCGACCGTGCCGGTCGAGATCTCCTTCGCCAGCTGACCAACGGTCAGTCCCATAGAACGGGCAAGCAGCTGCATGGCGATCGGCATCGACTCGCCGATCTGCTGACGCAGCTCTTCCATCTGCAGGACGCCCTTACCAGCGGCCTGGGTGATACCGAGAATGGTGCGGTTGAAGGACTCGTCAGTGCCACCAAAGGCTGCGATGCCGTCGGCGATCGCATTGAGCGAGCCACCCATAGGGTCGGTGCCGGTAGCCTTGAGCTTGACGAAGCCTGAAGTGATAGTCTTGAGCGAGAAAGGCATCTGTGCAGCCTGCTCGCGCAGATACTTCACATTGTCGCCGGCTTCCTTCAACGGGTTGGAAGTCGTGGCCATTGCCTTCATCTGGAAGGTAAGGCGTTCCATCTCGGCATTGACGCGAACGATGTCTCCAGCCCATCCATTGGCCGCACTGGAGAGCTTCGACATGCCAAGCGACACAAGGCCGGTGACAATCGATACATCGCGAAGGGTAGACAGGAAGCCCTTGGTAGAGCCGTCCATACGCTGCATGGACGAAATGACATTGCCGCCGTTGGCTGCAATAGCAGCAAGCTGGGGATTGGTGCGGATAAGCTGCTGATTGAACTGGGCAAGCGACTGGCCTGCCCGAAGGATGCCAGTCGTAAAGGAGCCATCTGCCAGTTCAAGTTCAACGCGAATTGCGGTCATTTACCCGTCTTCCATAAGTAAGCACTTACTTAGATCAACGGGCAGCAGCGATCTTCATCTTCATTGCCCGCAGACCAGCCCTGTCAAAGTCCGGATCCAGACCAGTATCGGGATCGATCTTGAACTCCGTCGGAGCTTCAACCTCGAGCACCCAAACCTGACCAACCTGGTCCTTGAGATAGTCGTGAGCAGCCTTGTAAGCTTCAGGGCTGCCGACCGACCCTAATAACTGGATCTGTCGGAGATCCTTTTCCGCGCGCAGCCGGTCAATCATGTTCGAGATGAACCAGAACCGCTTGATCGACAGATTTAGAACGTCATCGACGGTAAAACCGTATTCAGCCATGACCCTGCAAAACAGGAGGCCGAAGTCGATCTGGCTTATACCGCCGGCGCGACGTTTCCCGAGTTCTTGGCCTCTTCGATGACTGCCGGGTCCGTAGACACAACCTCACCGTTCACACCAAGAATCATCTCGTAGAGCGTCTTGAGAACATCGAGGGTCCAGCCCTTGATCTGCTTCTCGGTCAGCGTCGGAAACGCGCGATGAATTGCCCGGATGGTCAGCTCGGCTTCCTTGATCGGTGAAGCGTCGAGACCGAGATCTTCGATTTCCTTCAGGTTCTCCAGGAACGTCTCGACCGTTGCCGGAACCATTTCATGCGACTTGCCGTCTTCAGTCTCGATCTTGACAGCCGGAGGCTTACGAAGGGCGGCAATGTTGATAACCTTGGTCATAGGTGACTCTCTTAGGTTGAGTGTTGGTTGGAGAAAAATGACCGGCGTCCCTGGTGAGAGGCGCCGGTCGTGATCTTCAGAATGCTCGGACCGTTAGGCCGTTGCAGTCACGTCGCCGAGCGCAAACAGGCTGCCGTCATCGAGGGCGTAACCCTTGAAGGCTGCGTTGAAGACGCGCTCGTTGTCGAACTGGTAGGCAAAGTTCACGGCGCCGGGGCACATGGCCCGCAGGATCGTAAAGTCGTCTTCACCATTCGTGCCCTTGGGACGCAGGACCAGGGTCTTTGCGAGCTTGAGCAAGTTGATGTTGACGCCGTTCGAAACCTTGACCTGAGCCTTGGTCGCGTCGACGCCGCCCGTGAGGTTGGTCGTGGTGATGTTCGCAGGCGTCACGGCCGTCTTGGCGACAGTCACGTTGCCGGCGACGCCGCGGGTCTTTGCGGTGATCGTGACAACGGCAGCATTGGCCGAAGCGACGAACGGGATAGGCGAAGCATTGATCTTTGCAGCAAGCGCAGCCGCAGCGGCACCGATCGTTGCAGGAATACCCATATCGGTGGATCCGACAGGCACGGTCTTAAAGGTAAAGTCCGTGGCATCGAGAGTGATCTTGTCGCCGTTTGCCGGAGCAGCGGTCGAGAAGGTCACAGTGCCGGTAGCCTTGGAGCCATCGGAGATCAGCTCGGAGCCAGGCATAATGGCAACCAGGTTGTCGAGAGTCGTCTCGGCCAGCGGAACAGTCGCGGAGACCGTGCGGCCCGTGATGATTTCGCCAATCGGGGTCTCGCCCATCTGGTCGACAGTAATTTCGTGAGTGGACGTGGCAACTTCCACTTCAACACCGCCCTTGGTAAAACCAAGATCTACGCCGTCGAAGAGAACGTTGCATACGCCGAGCTTTACGTTCTCGGTGGACGATGCCATGTGAATTCTCCTTGATCATAACTCCGTCCACCTCGGACGAAGTAAGTAAGTCATTACTTACAATACCGCAAACGGACGGGACTTGACAACCACCAAATTAAGTCAGCGGTTACTTTTAGCTTTCCAGCTATCTAGCTATCACGCACGCCAGCTAGGCTTGAACCCGAATGCAGCAGTGAAGTGCTGCGAAAACTCGAGCCCGTTACCCTCAAGACGCGGATACTGGATCGGCAGCGTTGCGGGGTAGAAAATGTTTATATGAGCCGGGCCGCGCTCGGCCGATGCCTCATGGAACTCGACCGCATCAACCAGGAGCACCTTGCATACGGCGGCAGCCAGGCGCTCGCCTTCCACCGGATCGGTATGACGGGTGATGACCTGGATCTGCGTCTTGTGCCAACCCTCGATGAATGGATCGATATCGACGCCGGTCAGCGGCGTCCGGATCATCACGCCTACCGTGCATTCTGCAGGCATGGTGCCGCGAAAGAGGGATGCACCCGGAACGACCAGGCCGGAGTCGGTGAGCTTCTTTTCCAGGATGTCGAAAATCATTACATTACTTCCTTGATGGTCCGGTCAATCGCCGCGATCGTCTTGCGTGCGAGCCTTGGTTCTTCTTCAGCGGCCGCCCTGCTCAAGAAGCCGGAGCCGATCTTGCGTCCTGGATTTGCTGCCATCTTCGCAAGCGTGCCCTTGCCGGGCCCTTTCACGTAGGCGACGTGGGTTTCGTAGTTCTCGTGGACCAAGGCAGCATAGATGTTGAATCGGTCCACACTGATAGGACCGTTCTCGCCCATCTCGGAGCCGGTAGGAACAATGCCGATATCGATCTGCAGACGCCCGTTGACGCCGGTGTAGTCCTTGATGATCCGGATCGCGTCCTCAAGGTTGCCCCAGTCGCGCGGCGCATTGAGCTTTGCCTCCTCGACAATGATCTCAGCTGACCGGTGCATGACCTTGCGCGCGCCATCAGGCACGCGAACGGCAAGCTGGCGAAGCTCGACGCGCAATTCAGCCATTCCGGTAAGCTTCATCCTGGTCTTCATGCCGGCACGATCTCCATATCGCATTCGAAATGGTCAACGGATCCGAGGATCGAGCGACGGACGTGTTTCGAGGCGATCAGGAACTTCATGCCCTCGAACTCGAAGCGATCGCCGATCGTGACATCGATATACTTGGCAATCAGGATCTTAGCGCGCACGGCGGAGATCTCGTCGGCAGATCCGCGGGAGGCGGAGCTGTCTGCACGAACAATGGTCTTCTCAGCGCCGACATTGAGATTAACGATGCCGAAAGGGCAATCGATCGGCTCTGCGAACGTCGGCCGGGCATGAACATCGCGGCCTACGAGCTTGGCAAGCTTGCCGACAACATTGGGTTCAAACATCATCGGTCTCCACGTCAAGATAGGTATTTGCGTTCGGGTGGAAGTAGACCGCGCGTGCGTCGGCATAGTCGGTCAGGGCAATGCGCTCGACCTGCTTTTCGACACCATCTTCCAGCTTCATCACCGCGGCGTGCTCGAGACCATGATCGGCGATCGTATGAAGGACGATCTCGTTGTGAACCGATAGAAGCGTCTGGCGATAGACAGAGCGAATGAACGTGCGGGTCGGCGTCCTGCGGCCGCGGCGATCCACAAAGGCCAGTTCCAGGTCTTCAGCCCGGTTCATTACCCAGGCGATCTGCGCCTGGCGCTGCGGGATGCGCCGGCTGCGAGCGATCATACCCACGTCCAGAACCGTCTTTTGTAGCGAATGACGCATGTTTGCGATGTCGCGATGCACCTGAGCAGCGATCTCGTTCGATAAATACGTCTGCGACTCGCCCAGATGCTCGAGGGCTGCGTCCGACAGGCCGCTTGCGTCAATGCTCGCGATCTTCTGCTTTGCGCGCTGATGAGCGTTCTCAGCGATTTCCAAGACGGCGCCAGCCATCTCTTCCTTGTCGCGAGTGAAATACTCTCCGGCAGCTTCATAGGCGTCGTTGTAGATAGCCAGCTGCTGTCCGGCATAGCCGAACTGAGGCGAGAGAAGCGCAGTCTTGAACTGCGCCTCAAACGTCGATGCCAGGAGGTCGTATCGGGAAGCTGCGGCGTCCGCAGCCTCGCTGAGCTTGTGAGGGATCACGCGCGAACGATCCTCATGTTGAAATAGATATAGCCGACCAGGGCCTGCAGGGTCTGGGAGGCAACGCCGTAATCGACCCGCCCTGCCCTGAGCGTGATCGAGCTTTCACCGATCGTTTCCGTCACGATGCCAGAGCGATGCTTCTGGGTGACGTTATCGCCCTGCAGGAGCTCGTTTGCCTCGATGAACTGAGCGCGCCGCAAAGCCTTCTTGAAATGCGCCGGAAACTTCGTCTCGTATTCGTCAATCGTCAGCTCGCCCCACTGGTCGCGCTGGATGATGGTTTCTTCCAGGAGGTCGCGCGGGGCGATCGTGTTGTAGTCCGAATATACGTTTCCAGGCCCATAGGTCGGAAACTTCATCGGGATCTGGGTCAGCCGGCGGAAGCTTTCAGTCAAAGCCGCGAGCTTCTGATCCTCTGAGGCGACCTTCCAGCCGGTAGCGTTCGGCATATCGAGTGCCAGGAACTCGGCAGCTTCAAGCGAGGCAAAAGTATTGGTTAGCAATTCGAGGCGCTGTTCTGCCTCGATCGCGTAGGAAAACGGGCGCCGAATTGAGCCGGCGTCCGTCTGAAGTTCGATGCGCAGGATACGGGCCGCCCGGATCTCTCCATCGCCGAGGATATTGAACTGCTTCGGAACCGTGATCGACTTCTCGCCGGCCGCGATATCGAAAGGGAGTTCACCGAAATCCGCGATAAGCTGATCGTCACCGTCCCAGAGACGGGCGATGATCTTGGTCGGGATCACAGGAGCGCCGTTGAGGTCGGTAAAACCAACCACAACCTCGACGCTATAGTCCTCGGGATAGAACTTCATGGATTACTCCGCGTCCTGTTCGGTGCTGAGCGAAGCTGCAAGGTCGCCGGTAGAAGCAGCGGCCGCGAGAGCAGCGGATACCTTTTCAGCGGCGTTGGCAGTGCGCGGCGTTACGGTTTCGTCAGGACGCTCGATGTTGCCGCCTGCAACAGGTTCAGCCGGAGGGACATCGCCCTTGGCGACTTCGGTCTCGGCAACTTCAGCCTGGGGCGCGGTCGTCTGGAGCTTCTCGTTCTCCTGGGCGATCTTGTCGGCAAGCTTCTTGTTGCGTGCGGCAATACCCTTTTCCTGAGCGTCGAGGATCATCTCGATCAGCGTCGGAATAGAGCGGTGCTTGACGTTCCACTTGACGCCAATCTCGCGCAAAGCCTTGATTCCGCCCTTCTCGGCGATCTTCTCAAGTCCGTCACGGGTCTCAAGCGTCGGAACCTTGGTTGCGTTCAGAGCAGCCTTGGTCAATTCGAGCGTCTTTTCAGCGTCCGTCTGGCGCACGAGCGGCTCGAGCTTCGGAGCGCGTTCCTTGTATTCGCGAAGCAGGCGATGCTGAGCGCCGGCAGGCTGTTCGTTGCCGTCCTGGTCGACCTCGATCAACTCCATGGCAGCGGCCATGCGATCGCGAATGTGGCGCGGCAGGTATTCTTCGGATACGCCGTCCTTGAAGCGGACGGGTCCGAGAACACCGGTATAGCCGGCCATGCGCGTAGTCACGACCTTGAGCTTCTTCATTTCCATTGGTTAGATCCTGTTCAATTGCGGGATGACGGGGAGTCCAGATAGCAAAATGGGCGGGGTCAAACCCGCCCATTGTAAGTAATCAATTACTTAAGTTCAACCTTAAATCAACACGCCCTTGAGGCGGGCTACAGCGTGCGTTGCGCGCAGAGCCGCACCGCAATACCACTTAACGCGCCAGCGAGTGCTGTCCTTGTTGAAGTTCAGGCCAACTTCCTCGAGGCGGACACCGGCGCCATCACCAGCCCAGAGGCCGTGGAAGCCGTCAACTTCGTTTGCGCGGACCGCGTAGATCGAAGTCGTTGCGGAGCTCGTGCCCTGCACTTCGTCCTTCTCGATGTAATCGTTGATGATAACCGGCAGGCCATCATAGAAACGCATCGGGGCGCCGAAGTTCTCGACCATCATCATTTCGGCGGTGTTACCACCGTGCAGACGGTTCAGTTCGCGAATGTTGCGCCATACTTCCGAGCGCATCATGTAGAAGTCGGCACCAAGAGGAACCGCATCCTTCAATTCGTCGAGGGCAGCATAGGCAAGTGCAGCGCCGTTTACGCCGGCAGTCAGCGTCTGACCAGGAACGATCAGCTTGCGCAGACCGTCGAAAGTCTTACCGTCAACCGTCGAGTCACCGTTGATCAGAACGTTCTTGAAATCGCGGCCAACGGCCTTGATCTTGAACTTCGCCTGGACGGCAATCTGGTCATACATATCGGCCTTAACTTCAGAGATGAAGTTGGCGATGTCGAACTGGCCTGCGAGAATCTTAAGCTTGGTGCTTACGTTCTCGACTTCACCAGTGCTTTCCTCGATGTCATCGTAGGGATCGATCCAGCCCGCGCCAGGCAGAGCCTTTTCACGCGTATAACTGAACGTGTCGTCCTTGGCCTTTACGAAAGGCACGAGGGCGAAAAATTCGTCCTTGTCGAGGAGTTCCTCGATAATGCCGCGCTGGCGATCGTCTTCAGCCAGCTTGGCGGCTTCGGTCATCAGAAGCGGCATATTCTAGTCTCCTATTTTCAAATGCAAATGGCCCGTCGTGGACCAGATAAGTAAGCACTTACTTACCATAGTCCAACGACAGGCTATTACGCAAGGAAAAAAATAAGCAGTTGCTTACTTTTTCCGCTATAAGTCAGGAATTGACTACTTTCCGAAGGATGCCCGGATACGATCGACGCCCGACAAACCAGCAGCGGTCTTCTTTTCGACCGTCTTCGTCTGGTTGGAATTCGATCCCGAGCCAGGAACAACCTTGGCCTTCAGAAGCGTTTCCTTGTCCGGATCGGCATCGATAATACGCTTGAACGCCTCGTCGAACGGCAACGGATCACCGGATGCATTGACCAGCTTCGTGCGGTTCGCCGCACCCTTCGGCTTGTCGTAACCAACAGAGCGGCCGTCCTCGGTCTCAAAGTGAGAGCCGTAAAGCTGGCGAGACTTCGCAGGCGTCAGCGTCAGGTGCTCCTTGATATAGGTCGAGGAACCGAAGTCGTTGCCGATGGTCAGCGTGTTGATGGCTTCGTCCTTGCCGGAGAGAGCACCTTCAAGATCCTTGATGCGGTCCTCGAGCGACTTCTTCTCCTTGGTGTGCTCCTCGGCCATCATGGACTTGACGCGATCGAAATCGCCGCGTGCCTCAGCAGCGGTCGTTTCAGCGTCCTTCTCCTTCTTCAGGAGCTCCTTGACCTTGGCGGGATCCACACCCTCATAGGCTGCAAGTGCAGCGGCTGCATCGGTTGCCTTCTTTTCGGCTTCCTTCAGCTTGGTCTTCTTTTCCATCACTTCGCGCAGCAGCTTGGCCTTTTCGGCAGCGAGCGCAACGCTATCCTTGCCAGCGTCGAGTGCGGCTGCAGCAGCAGCTTCAGCTTCTTCGAGTTCCTTTGCGGCAGCAGCTTCTGCGGTAGCGGTAGCAGCGGCAGCTTCGGCAGCGGCAGTCTCAGCAGCGGCAGCGTCAGCAGCGGCCTTTGCGGCGATTTCTTCAGGGGTCATGCTAGTTCTCCTATGTCCATTTTCTCGGACTGTTTCGGGTAGGCGGTAGTCTGGTTGGCTCAGTATCTCGAGCCGGATCGATGGCAGGCTCAGTCGGTTACTTGGCTGCGGCCTTGGTAGTATTCTTGGTCACTTCGCCCTGACGGTTCGGGGCTGCAGGCGATTTCGCGCCAAATCCAGTGGGAGGCAGGAGGATGTCAGTGCCCTCCAGCCACTTGTCGATGTCGGCTTCGAGCTTCTTGCGAAGTTCGGCCTTCAACTGCGGGAAGATCTTGTCGACCGTTGACCGCATCTGCTCGCGCCGCACCTCGATCGGAGCCTGGAGCTTTGCCAACGCCTCGGCGGTAACAAGCTCGTCGTTCAGACCCATGATGTCGAAGGTGGACGGATACGTGACCAGCTTCTCCTTGGCAGGCGGTTCGCCGGCCCAGGCCAAAACCATATCAACCATCCAGTTTTCCGCGTTCTGACAGGACTGAGCCTTTGCCAGCAGAAGCGAGTTCACCCGCTCAAAATCATACGCCTTGGCGACACCCGAGGAGTTATCGATGCCAACGGCATTGTCTTCCTTGGTGCGTTCGCCGGCGAGACCGATCGTGTGGTAGATTTCGTTGATGATCTTGTTGATGACCGACAGGATGACGCCGGCCTGCTTAGGATCGGGAGACAGGTATTCGGGCTTGGCCGAGGAACCGGCGCCCGCGTCGTAGACGAAGATCCGCTTGGTGCCCATTTCGAGCACCTTGTTGAACATGTCGTCCCCCTGCTGGACCGCCTGGGACGGGATCGCAAGCTGGGAGAAGGTCTGATCCTGGATGATCGCATCAAGGTTCGACAGGTAGTTTGCCACTGCCCGGTCGAGATAGGCGATGTCATCGATCAGTCCCGAGACGCGATAAGGATCCTCACCGATCGTGTGGTCGGCGAGAAACACAGGCACACGCAAAAGACTGTGATAGCCGAAGTCGACCAGCTCAACCTTCTTTTCAGGCACCTTGGCCCCGCCGATAAGGACGGTCTGACCGGTCTCGACTTCCTGGTAGAGCTCCCAGCCCGTGCGCGTCCAAAGACGGATACGCTCGATCAGGTCGCCGGTAGAGGTGAAAGGATTGTGGTCATCGCGCACGACTTCACGCAGCTTGATCCACAACAGCTCGCCGTCGCCGTCTTCATCGAAGGCAAAGTCGAGAATGTCCTTTACGGGGACCGTATAGGTATAGATCCGGTAATTCTGTGCCTTGGCTTCGGCGATCGACACAGGTCGGGTAACGGTTGCTCCGCCCTCCCCGCTTGCGACCTCGACCTCTGCCTGGAAATTGTTGTCGACCACAATCGCAACCCGGCCGCCCACGGAATTGGCTACCGAGACCAGGCGCATGAACTGGTCGATTCCCATTCCGCCGCGCGTCGTCTTCTTCCAGAACTGGTTTACGACATCAGGCGCGTCAGACGTGTTGCGGGTGATCTCACCCTTAAAGAGATACTTCTGGACAAGCTCGACCACTTCCTTGGTGTGATTGAAGCGATAGGCGCGATCGAGGCGGTTGCCGAACTCTTTTTCGCCTTCCTTGAAATAGCGGAAGATGTTGCTCGAAAACCATTCGCGGCCGCCCCGATGGGCAGCTTCCAGGAAACGCCAATGCGAGACCGCTTCCATGAAGCCGGGATGCCGGCGATCATAGAAAGCCCTCAGTTCATCGGTCGAAGTCTGCGACATAAGATATTTCCTGTTTCGGCGTATTGTAAGTAATCACTTACTTACAATCAAGCCTAAATCGAAACACCCAGGATCTTCGACTTGCGCATGGGGTGACGGAAATCTGCATAATAGCCGAAAGCGTCGGTTGCGTGCTCGGCACCCTGCTTCTTGTCGACCTCGTTGGTGCCTTCCTTGTAGATAGTCTGCTCCAGTGAATCGATGAACTTGCGGCAGGTGCTGTTGACGCGCAGCCGCACATCGCCCTCTGCCGTGCGCAGAAGACGGTTCACAGCATTGACACGATCCTGGACGGCCGGATGCTTGCGCTTGAAGTAGATCTTGTTGAACCCGGCTTCCCGCAAGATATCGAGCGAGGTCTCGCCGCGGTCGTGGTTGCGGTTGTTGCCTGCAGGATCCGGATAGATCGAGATCTGGTTGAAGTGCCGGAAGTAGCGGCGTGAGAGCTCGTCCGCCGTCTCCTGGACGTTCGATCCGTAGAGCACAGCCTCGTCAACCACCCAGATCTCGCCGCTCGACTGCTCCTGGATGATGACCGAAGACATCGGATCGATGTTAAAGTCCATCCCGATGTAGATCGGCAGCGTCGGGTTGAACGGAAAATCGCCCACATGCTCCGTGCGATCGAACGGATAGTAGACGCGACCGGACATCGTTTCGAACGAAGCCTCGAACTCCTGGCGGAATGAGCGAGGATCCATGTCACGGCGACGCGCCTCAATCTCCTTGCGAGGAATAAACGGTGAAGAGATGGTCGGAAACTGCCAGCTCATCCATTCATTCTTGACGAGCTTGCCGCGGTGATCCTTCACCATCGGGCCGCGCTGACCCAGCATGAACCGGTGATACAGCCAGTTATAAGACTTCGGGGTGCCGATGAAGAGCGCCCGGCCGTTGGTCGTGGCGAGCGTCGGCATCAGAACTTCTTCCCAGGTCTCCTCGCGGATATCCTGGGCTTCATCGATAACAACGAAATCAAGACCGACACCGCGCAGCGAGTCCGGCTTGTCTGCGCCCTTCAGCGAGATTTCGGAGCCATTGATGAGCTGCATCTCCATGCGCGTCTCGTGGACCGAACGAATCCATTCCCGCGGCATGGAAAGCTTGAGCGACTTCCACATAAGATCGCGCGCCATCGCGTAGGTAGGCGCGACATACCAGATCAACATCTTCTGGCGCATCGCGGCATACTTGATGAGCGAGATCTTGGAGACCTGCGTCTTGCCCCACCGGCGCCCGGCAACAACCACGCGGAAGCGATGGCCGTCGTTCATGACGACCTTCTGCAGCTTGTGGAGCTTGAGGGAGGTGACGACCTTAGACATCGATTTCGATCTCGGGGTCAGCCTCGCCGGCGAGCATGTCTTCGAGCGTGGCGTCTTCGGGAAGCGCGCCGGTGCCCTTGTGATGCTTCAGGATCTCCTCGTTGGTCAGATCCTCGATGCTCAGCACCGGAAGGTCGCTCTCATCAACGTGGGTATCGGCCTGCAAGAGGGTGAGCGCGGCTTCAAGATTGTCGACAAGGATCTTGTTAAAGCGGCCAAGCGCCTTCAGATCGTCGTCGGTGGCCGCCATCGGAGTGCCGGCAGCCAGATTGTCCTGGACGATCTTCTGGGCGAGCTGACGCGCAAGCTTGAGCTGGCGAACGCCGCTGATGCGGGTTTCCTCGATCCATTCAGAGCGCCTGTCCGCAAACCTGTCGACGGATGATGCCCCAGACGCCGATGCAGCACCGGTGACGCCCTTCTTTGCCGCAGCAGCTACCTCGTGGGCCCGCGAGCCCTTGATCGCTCCAGCGTTCTTCAGTCGAGCCGAGAGTGCCTGGCGCGTAACGCCGAACTGGCTGGCAAGGTCAACTAGCCCAGCAGTGCCCAGTTCGTAGAGTTCGCGTGCTTCGGCGAATTCAGCATCAGTGAGGCGCCGGCCGGTATTGCCGGAGCTTTCCTTTACTTCTTCCTTCACCTCGACTTCTTCAGACATTCTCTTCTTCCAAATGTAAGTAATTACTTATTTCTGCGGACGCGAACGATGCGCCGGACCTTCGTTATTCCCGTCCATTCATCGTCTATTATAAGTAATTAATTACTTACTATAACAGATAAGATAAATAGACGATAGATGGACGGGAATTCAGGATGCTGCCGGCCGAAACCAATCGTATCCTTTCAAGGTGGGAACCAGGTGAGTAAACTGTCCGGCGGATCGCCGCTCCAGCATCCCCTGCCCTACCAGGAAGCGAATGGACACCCGGATGGCGCCGTAGCTTGCCTCGTAGGAAACCTGCTCGTGGATCTCGGTCGTGGTCAGGAACGTGCCATTGCCGGCCGCGCGCAGAATGAGACCCATGATCTCCTTTTGCTTCTCAGTGCGGCGCGGCTTCATGAACGATACTCCCAGATGCGCCGGGAGGTGATGTGGAAGCCCAGAAAGAACACGGGCTCGCTCACACGGCGGCGCTCACGTCCGAAGACGCGCTTCAACAGCGGAGAAGGTTCCCACTCGCTAGGCTTGATCACAGCACAATCCTTTCAGTCGGCTTCTGGCGATCGAATGCAGTCAGATGCAATCGTTCCGGCAGCTCCCGGCCCTTGTCAGGGTTCTTGAAGATGCCATACATCGGCGATGCCAGGCTCATCTGCTGAATACCCTTAATGAGATCACGCGGCGTCATGGCCGCCGCACGCTCATCTGCCCGGTCGCGGGCCTTGCCGGTGTTCTCGAGAGCGGAGTTCTTGAAATAGAAGTGCTTGCAAGCCTCGATCAGCTGCTCCCGGCGCCCGGATCCTTCAAGCTCGGCTACGATCGCCTCATAGTCCTGAGGCGTGGCGTCGAAGTTCAGGCGAAAGAACTTCATGCCCTGCTCGAACATGTTGGCATTCATTGGCTTGACGAACTTGAAGCCTGCCTTCTGGCCGAAGGCGTTGAACTTCGACATGGACGACTGGATCTCCATGAACGTGTGACCGTCCATACGCGAGACCAGGTTCATCATCCGGTAGCCAGCGCCAATGCCGCGGAACATCGTGTCGATGACGAAGCGCGAGACCACACGGAAATTGCCGTTGATGTAGTGATAGCGGTTCGTGTTCGTGAGCCTCGTGTCGCCGGACCCAGGCTTGAGATTGGGGAACACGATATGGCGCTCCTTCAACATGCCCTTCGGCTGCCCGACGACGAGCACGCCGATGGTCTGGCCCTCGAGCGTCAGCTTCCAGAACTGAGGTCCGATCGGCAGACCTTCAGCCTTGTAATGCAGATCGTGCAGAAGCTCCCAGTCAGCCTTGGATCCGCGCTCCACGAACATTTCATTCGCGAGCGCGAAAGAAGCTCGGGGAGCAGTTTTGCGTTCGATAAGCGTCTCGGTGTCAGGAAACGTCATGATCGCTGCCCTTGCGCTTGCCTGACCGATTAGAGCGCTTCCGAGCGCGCAGTTCTTCACGCACTGCCCAGCAGATCAGCGCGAACAAGAAAAGACTCCAGGTTACGAGGTCGGTCACGGACGTTCCTCGATCTTGATGACGTTGCGAAGCGGGAACATGTAGAACACGTTGTTGTTGTCACGGACGACGTAAATCTCGCCCGAGATCTTCGATTCCGCCACACCGAAGATGCGCTCCTGGACGGCGTCCCGGAGAGTGATGTTAACCTGCATTGGACTTCACCAGACCAAGCTGGACAGCTTCTTCGAGATCAAAGCGCAGCGAACCGGTCGTGTCCTTGTCGAACGCGATCACAACCTCGCCATGAGGCGTATGATATACGGACTTCGAGGGACCGGGACCGACTTCAGTGCCCGCAGGAATGACGATATCGCGAGTGGTTACTAAGTTGCTCAAGATGCAGCTCCTTCAACTTCCACCTTTTCGCGGAAGCGCTTGGTAATGGTGAGAGAGGGTCCGAGCTCGTCCTTGAGGTCGGTATGCGTGGTTGCGACCATGAAGGTCTTGCCGAGGCGCCGGGCGACCTTCTGCATGGAGAAGGCAACCACACGGGCCGTTACACGATCGAGAACGGCTCCGAATTCGTCAGCGATCCAAATATCTGCGTCAGAGGCCATGAGATAGGCGAGCTTCAGGCGGTAGCGCTGGCCGTCCGAGAGCTCCGAAGGCTTGCGAATATAGATCCAGGCGTCTGAGATCCCGGCTTTCGCCAGGAGATCGGTCGCCTCGCCGATGGTCTCGCCGACGAGTTCAATCACCGGGCGCTCCTCGAGCTCCACCTTGTTGAGATCGGCGACCTTGAGCCCCTGCCCTGCCATCTGCGCGGACAGATCCTTCAAAAGAAGCGACTTTCCGGATCCTGACTGACCGGTGATATAGACGACATCGCCCTGGTTCACGTCGATCTTGAGGTTGTCGTAGACGACAAATTCCTTCTCGGACAGACCGAGGCCAAAGCCTTCGGCAATCTCCAGCACACGCGGCGTGCGCTCGACCGAGGTCGTGAACTTGCGGTTGATCGTATATTCCATCAGTCCATCTCGCCTTCTTCAACGTATTCGATGTGCGGATTGATCTCCTTGCCATCGAGGCCAAGGACCGGAGACATCATTGCGCAGTCGGCCATCTCGAGCTTTAGGGTCTCCAGGAGACCGACGTAGGAGAAGGCGTGCTGGTTAAACTTGCTCTCGCCAGGAAACACCATGTCGGTGAGAAAGAGCCCGGAGTGACCGTCACGGCCGGCGATGATGAGGCTCTCAAGGCGTCCGGACTCGGCAAGCTTGGTCAGCTTGGCAAGACTGTCGAGCAGACACTCCTTGGTCAGCTTCGTGATTTCATCCTCGTCGTGCTTTTCCTTCTCGATAGCCTGGTGCTTTTCGCGAAGTTCTTCGGTGTAGGGCCGGCGAGTGCCGAGGGAGATCACATTATCGGTCATTAAGTAAGCTCTTACTTATGTTAAGCGGCGTCAGAAAGGACGTAAATCAGGGCTTCTACACCCTTGCGACCAGTCTTTGCTTCGATGTTGGACATGAGACCCTTGAGCTTGCGGCTCTGCTCGATGGTCACGCGCTTGAAGCCGAGGGCGTCGCCGACGGGAGCGGCCGTGTCATCGGTCGTTTCGACCTTGCGTTCGTTGTCGCTCTTCTGGTCTTCGACGGCTTCGGAAATGTTGTCGACAAAGAAGTCCTCGTCGATCTCACCGAGCTCCGAGAGCGAGAAGTCGAGTTCCTTGACGGTAAAGCCGAGATCACTGAGTTCAAATGAGCCGTCAAGCTCCTCCGAGAGGCGCTGCAGTTCCATCTGGATCGCGGCCTGGTCGTATTCAGTCCCGGCCACACGGTTGTCAGCCAGGCGCAGAGCGTCTGCCTGAGCCTTTGTAAGGTCACGCCTTACAATGACCGGGATCTTCTTCAGGCCGAGTTCGATAGCGGCAAGGCGCCGGCCATGACCTGCAATGACAGTTCCATCCTTCCAGACGATGATGACCGAGGTCCAGCCAAACTTCTTGATAGAATTGGCAATCGTCGTGACCTGCTCCGGCGGGTGCTTCTTGGCATTGGCCTCGTAAGGCTTCAGCCAGCTGAGTTCGACAATTTCTACGGCGTGAGTGACTTCGCTCATTTTACAGGGCTTCCGGGTTCTTGAGGGCATCGTCGAGGATTGCCTCGAGGTTGTCGTCCTTATAGCCGCTCGCTGCGGCCGGACGCGTCAGGTGGTCGCCGAGAAGGTGAACCAGGGCATCACCTGCGTTCGTCAGATCATCCTCGGTCGTATAGCCGTGGTCCTTCTGGGTCTTTGCGATCGCCGCAGTCAGGCGTTCAGCGTCTCCGAGCGGGATCTTGAAGCGCATGACGGCGTGCGTCTTCGGAACCTTCGGCAAAGGCGCGCTGTCCTCCTCCGTATCGGCAGACTTTTCGAAGTTCTCGTCAATCTCCAAGTCGTCGAGCGCTATAACTGAAGCTGAGAAAATCGCGTCAATGTCAGCCTGCCCATAAGGGAGAAAACCTTGCAATTCCGGAACGTCACCAATTTCCTTCAGGATCTCAGCCAACCCAAGCGTATCGTCAGCGCCATAGCGCGCATTGTCGATAAGTCCGATCTCTTTCGCCTGCTTGTCAGAGATGACGCCAAGGTTCGCGACAGGAACCTCAGACTCGCCAAGCTCGATCGCCTGCTCCCAGCGGTGCTCCCCGCCCAAGATTTCATAGACACCGACGACCGGAGTTTCGCGAACGACAATCGGCTTGAACATGCCGTTCCGTTCAAGCGATTTCCGGATCTTAAGCTCGTTGTCAGGGCTGACCCGATTGGTGTTCCAGGGGTTCTTCCGAAGAGCCGAGACGGGCACATTCAGATATTCAATCTTGCGCATAAGGTCCATTCCGAATAAGTAAGTGATTACTTACTATAACCACCGAAGAACGCAATAGGCAAGTTTGAAGGAAATTAAATGGCCGTCGCCACGATCGCCCGCAACGCAGTTGTTGCCCAGCTGCGAGAGCCGACCAAGGAAGTCAGCGCATTCGTCAACAATCTCCTCTCCTACAAGGTCGAGTCGAACGGGATCGGTAACTGGTCCGGCACCTCATCCTTCTTCAACGTCAACAAGCAGACCTTTCCCGCCGGCTTTGCCTACCTGGTGAAGTCGGAGATGGAGCGCATCGGACACACGGTCTATGAGGTTGCCCGGCCGCACGCCGAGCCGCTTGGTCCTGAAAACCCGATCGTTGACGAGTTCGGCAATGACAATCCGAACTACGACTACCAGATGAAGGCGCTTCGCCAGGTCGAGAAGTATGGCGCTGGCATCATCCGCGTTGCCACGGGCGGCGGAAAGTCGAAGATCGCAAAGCTGATCATGGCGCGCTACCGGCGCATGACGCTGTTCCTGACGACGCGCGGGATTCTCCTCTATCAGATGGACGACCAGCTGAAGGAAATCGGCCTGAACACCGGTCAGATCGGCGACGGAGAACTGCGCTTCGTGCGCGGCGTCAACCTCGGCATGGTTCAGACTCTGGTGCAGTCCCTGGAAGAGCCGAAGATCGACGTTGAGATCCGGGCCGTGGTGAAGTCGCAGCATCTTTCCAAGAAGAAGGATGCCGACATGAAGCGCGAGGACATTCTAAAGCTCGCCCAGGCTCGTTTCGACGCCAAGACCAAGCGCCGTGATGCAATCATCAAGTTTCTATCGCTCATCGAGGTCGTGATCGGTGAAGAAGCCCATGAAGCGGGCGGCACCTCCTATTACGAGATCCTGCGTCACTGCAAGAATGCGACGATCCGGGTCGCCCTCACCGCTACGCCTTTCATGAAGGACTCGGCTGCAGACAATATGCGTCTGATGGCAGCGTTTGGTCCTGTGCTGATCGATATTCCGGAATCTCTCCTCATCGAGCGCGGAATTCTTGCGAAGCCTTACTTCTCGTTCAGGGACTGCGAGGCGCCGAAGGGCTTGCACAAGTCCTCCCCTTTCGAGCGTGCCTATACGCTGGGCTATGTGAACGGTGACACGCTGCACGGCCGGATGCTCGAAGATGCCCTGATGGCAAAGCGTTACGGCCTGCCCGTGCTCACCCTGGTCTCGCGCACGGCACATGGCGACAAGATCCTTGAGCTTTATCGCAAGCACGGTCTGAAGGGCGTCTTCCTGCGCGGCGAGAACGACCAGGACGAACGCAAGGAGATGCTGCGTCAGCTGGCAGCCGGCGAGATCGACTTCGTGATTGGCACCAAGATCCTCGATGTCGGTGTCGATTGCCCGGCGATCGGCCTGGTGCAGCTGGGTGGAGGAATGAAGGCCGAGGTCGAACTTCGTCAGCGCATCGGCCGGGGTTTGCGCTATAAGAAGAAGGGTCCGAATGTCACGTTCATCGCCGACTATTCGATCAACCTGAACAATACCCTGCGCGAACATGCTCGTAAGCGCGAAGGCATCATCCGGCAGACGCCGGGCTTTGCCGAGGGTATTCTACCCGCCAACCAGAACTTCCCCTGGGATCTGTTCGAACGCAAGGCCGCCTGACATGAACGTCAATCCTGTCCACTTCTTCAACGAACGCGGTCATTCGGTTCTCTCCGCGGACTACCTGCACGGGCAGATCCGGAAGCTTGAGGAGGAAAACGAGGAGCTTCGGCGCCGCAATCGCTCCCTGACCTCGCGCCTGCAGATTCTGGCAGGCGAAGACGACACCAAGGAAGCTCTTTCCTCGTAGATAAATAGCTAAGTAGCTGGATACCTATCCAGCTATTTATGCGCTCGACCCGATGATCTCGCTATAACCTGTAAGTAAGTAATTACTTAACAGGAGTCTATATGCCCCCGAAGATCATCGCCCTTTGCGGCAATCCCACTTCCGGCAAGACCATTGCCTCGGAAATTATCCATGAAATCTACGGCCACGAAGTAGCCGACGACGGCCGGCCGCTGCGCATGATCGCCATCGATTACTTCGGCCTCACCCACGATCAGGTCTTCACCCAGGAAGGCAAGCTCGAAACGGTCGTCATCAACGGTCGTGAATGGACGGTGCGCGAAATCCTCGGCGAGATCGGCAACGCTTTCGAAGAAAAGTTCGGTGGCGACATCATCCCGATCATGAGCCACAACGCCCGGCCGAAGGGTGCTTTGTCGGTCTTTGGATCCGTTCGGCGTGAACAGGGCCTCTACTGGCGCAACCAGGGCGCGCTGGTTCTTGAGATCCGTAATCCTCTTGCTGGTGAATCCCGGTATGAGTTCGACACCTACAACGAGAAGCACGCTCACGCGGTAATCCAGAATGACGGCCTGGCGCGCGGTCTGTCGCCGGAAGAAGCGCGCAAGGATCTCGCATCCAAGCTCGTTCTTGCGATCGAAAGCCACGACTGATGCAGGTCTGGTTGAAAAACCGGATTGTGGGAGAGGCAAATCTCTCCCCTCGCCCCGGCGCACGCGAAATCGTCGTTAACATCATGGACGATCCGCTTCCCTCATTTTCTGCTCGACTGGATGCCTCGACGCCCTGCCCCTTCCCGACGGTTGAGCGCCTGGTGCTTAGGATGGGCAAGCGGGCAGTTTCTATCGAGGATCGTGAGGCCTGCATGGGCGGTCCGGATGCCGTGGCCCATATTTTGCGTTTGAACAAGGTCGACCCGGCGACTGTCGAGAAAACCGAGAATAATAACCTCTGCACCACGACCTATTCGTGGAATGTGATCGTGGTCGATGTCGATCTCCTTGACCGGATCTTCGACATGGACTGGTTTACTCCGGCCGACAGCGAGCCCGATCGCGAGGAAATGATGCGCCGAATGGACGAAAAGAGAATGGATGGCATCTTCGGTCTATAGACTCTGTTAACCTGAATCAGGTAGCCAATTATCTAGTTCCACAAATAGCTATTTAGGGAAATAGATACATGGCTGATCTGATCATCTCCTGTCTGTCCCAGAAAGGCGGGGTTGGCAAATCCACCCTCGCCCGCCTGATCGCCAGAACCTACGCTGTCAGCGGTTGGACAGTTAAGATCGCCGACTTCAACACAACCCAGCTTACATCGAGCAATTGGGCCGAAATGCGTGCGGCGAATAACATCGAGCCGGCGATCGCTGCCCAGCCATTTACCCAACCCTCAGCACTCAAACGTGAGCGTGTGAACCTGGTTGTGGCTGACGGTAAGCCTGACTCTGACCAGACATCGCTCGATATCGCCCTTGCATCGGACCTGGTTGTCGTTCCGACGGGGCTTTCCCTGGACGATCTGGCGCCGCAGCTGGCGTTTGCCAAGGAGCTCGTCGCCAAAGGTGTCCGGCAGAACCGGATCATTTTCGTCCTGACCAAGATCACCGACAGCAAGCTTGCGGTCAACGAAGCGCGGGAGTTCCTAAGCGAATTCCGCGTGGCTAGGCAGAATATCGAACTTAAACACAGCTACCAGAAGTCCCAGAACCACGGATACGCCCTGTCAGAGGTCCAGGGTCTGAATACGGCGCGGCTGGAAGAGATTGCCGATCTGGTCGCGGCCGAGATCGTGGAAATGATCAATGAAATGGGAGAAGCGGCATGACTGAGCAGAAAACACGGGCCTCGGTCGCGCCTCCTCCGAAGAAAGGCAGCACATTCCTGCCGCAGACAATGGCCCCGACAAAGGTTGATGCGGCCGACAACATGAAGACCAAGACCCATATTGGCATGACCTTCAACATGCCGCAGGACTGGCACCACGAATTCAAGATGGCAGCCACGATCAACCGGGTCTCGATGCACGAACTGTTGGCCGCCTGCTTCGAAGCCTGGAAACGTGAGCAAAAAGCCAAATAGCTATTCATCCATGTGGCTATTCAGCCATAGAGCTAAGAAAAAGGCCCGGGTTTGACCGGGCCTTCGTCGTTTAGAAGAATTCGCGCCAGTAGCGCCGGAAGATGGCAATGAAGCGCTTGATCCAGTAGACCGAGTTGAGAACCGCCCAGAGCACGAAGATCGAGCCGAAGAACACAAGCATGGCAAGCGGGATGATTACCGCTCCGAACATGATAACCACGGCGACCGCGATAAAGACGATCGAAAGATGGAGAGTCTCGTAGAGGCGGTGCTTGAAGCTATAGGTCATTTTATCTGGCTTTCTGGCTATGTGTCTAAATGGCTAAGTGGCTGGATAGCTATTCATTGTCGGAAAGAGAGAGCTTGGAGATCGGCCCGCCGCAGAAGAGATCGGCCTCAATGGCGACCTCGACGGACTTAACCACGGAAACCCCGGCCAAAAGAGCGCCATAGGCATACTTCTTGCCCGAACCGATGGCGAAATGCTGCCCGACCAAGGGTCCGGAGGGCGTGTAACCGTCCTCGTAGAGGTAGACACTGCCATCCTTAAGAACGTGGAGCGCCTCGAAGGAAGGCTCATTAGGCACGATGTCTTCGCGATCGGCTCCATTCTCGATCCACATCCTGAAGGCTTCCGGCAAACCGACCTGGTTGGACGTGACGCCCAGAAGCGAACCGTCATCGAGCCGATGAATCTTCATCTTGCTGCCAATAGGATGCGTTGAACCCGAGTAAGCACGGCTATCTGCGACCATTACGCCGTCGGAATAGACGACGACGCTCATTCGAGGTCTCCATCGAGACGAGAAGGCTGGAATACGCCGCGGTTGAGCCACATGAAGGCTTCCTGAATCGCGGTTCGGGCAAGGGCGACGGCACGCTGGTCAAGCTCCGGGCCGAAGGTGACATGCTTATCGATCTGGCGAAGGATCTTCTCTTCCAGAACCTTGTTCTCGTTGACCAGGGCAACCAGGTGAGGCGGCTGAACCTTCTTGTAGCCGGCGACAGGCAGGCCAAGGTGAGAAACCTTGTCGAACAGATCCTGCTGACCGACGGCAATCGAGCCCATGTTGGCGCTCAGCGCGGAAATCTGGTGAACATCGGACTTCTCGGCAAGCTCTGCCTGCTCTTCCTTGCAGCGCTCGCAGCGTCCGCAGCCACTGTTGAGGGCAAGGGAACCCTTGCAGACGAGAGCCTTGTAGGGGTTATGGGACATGAAAACTCCGGTCCTGCTTCAATTGGTGGCGAGAGCTGGACTTGAACCAACGACATGCGGGTTATGAGCCCGCCGCTCTACCATCTGAGCTATCTCGCGTATTTCCTTCCTACCATCCTCAGGGAAATAAGTAAATGCTTACTTATGTTCAGCTAGGCATCTAAATGGCTAAAGAGCTATCCATGGGAGGATAGGATCAAGCGTCAACGCTGGTCGGGGTAGGGGAGGGCACTTACCGGAAATGGATACCTGGCTAGATGTCTAAGTGGCTACTTGGCTAGGCATGGGAGGTTAGGTTGACCGGAGTGGTCGGCGCACAGAAGGCATCCCCATCAGATCATTCGACACGTTCTAAGACTTCCACTAAAGTCTAAACATCGAAACGAACAACGCAGAAAGCAGTCGTTTCGAAGTCGAGCAAGCAACGCTCATTAACGCTAGAAGAAAGAGATATCAAAATGTCTAATGTTTATTTCACTGCAATGACTGCACGTCTTGATGAAGCTAAGAAGAACGATTGCAGTGCATCTAATGAAAAGAAGATGCTAAAGCTTCGCACTATGCTTGCGAACGATAAGCTTGCAGCATTGCTAAGTGACGCAAGCGTCGACGCATCTCGCTTTACACGTGCAATGTATGCATGTGAGAAAGTAGTCAAGTTTGCTTCGCAAGCAGTAGCGCTCAACGCGAAAGACTTGAACGAAAACACATATGCGATTTTCAGAACTGCAATCAATTGCTATCGTCATGACGTAGTGTTGACGCAAGCGATGATCGAAGCGTCAATCTCGCGTGACACGAAAGTAGACGAAAGCGTCAAGCATGTAGTTTTTCAGCGCAACATCATTCAAACAGCTGAAACGATTGCAGCACAGTCGCAAACGTCACGTGACGCGCTTGTAACGCTCAATATCATCAATGCACGTCATGACATCAAGAACGCTTACAACGTCACGCTAACATCGCTTGCGCAAGCGTTGTGCGCTGCTTTCGCAATCGATTGCGAGATGATCGAAGTTGAAAGCGATGAAGAAAGCGAAAGCGAAGAAAGCGAGATTGCAGCATAATCACTGCAAACACCGAAAACAGAAAGCGCTCTATATGAGCGCTTTTTGCTGTTTGTCAGAATGCTATTTGAGACAATCGATTTTAAGAGTCGCTGGCAAGCGTATAGAGCGATGAGCACGCGATACTCGCAAATGACGTGAAAACGCGTCTGTGACGCTCTATGAGCGAATGAGCATATATCCGAAGCACTATCGAGACTGCGCAAGCGCATGACGCGGGGCGCGCGGGGCAGGGGTAGGGGCAGGCGCACACCCCTATAGGCCCTACCTACCCGTTCCTCACGACCCCTTTCCCCATTCCTCCGGACCAGGCTTGACCGCGGCACGCCAAGGAACCCCGCGGTTAGCCCAGGCGAGGGGCAGCCCTTTAGCCGATTGCCCGGAAGGGCGCTCGGCGGAGCCCGACCCCTAAGGGATTTTTCCTGACCGTGAGTCCCTTGACCCTAAGCCGTTCCCCTAAACCGCATGGTCCGTGCCCTCCCAGTGAGCCCACAAACAGCCGCTACCCTTGCTGAGTAGCGGCTATCGCTAGGCTATGAGCCCTTGAGTGCCTTACGCTGCGGCGAGATCAGCGAGGAACATTTCACGCGCAGCGGTGTCACGCTCGCGCTTTTCACGGCGCGACTTGGCGATGAGCGCCTGTTCTGCCCGCGTTGCACGCACACGCTCGAAGGCTGCACGGAAGAATTCGTCAGGCGACAGCGACGACTGCTGCGAGGCGAGCTTCTGAAACCGATCGGCAGCTTCCTTCATGACGACGGCGAGCAGGGCGTGCTTCTTGGCGTCAGCGGGCAGTTTGTGCTGTTGTGCAGCCTGAAGCACGTCGAGGGCGTTTGCGGCGTCTTTGATTGCACGGCTCGTGAAGATCTCGGTCGTGTAGGACATTTGTAGTCTCCGTTTCTAGCTAAGTTGCTGTTTACATTGTTAGATTATTAGCTAAATAGCTATTTAGCTACAGGCTTATACAGGTAAAGCTTCAGGTGTGAATGCGGCACCGACGGCTGCAACGGCGATGACGAAGAGCACGAGGGCCAACAGGCCGAGCATATCTTCGGCCAGGTCGATGAGGGAGAGGATCCGGTCGTTCTTGAAAATGTCTTTCATGGTCTTTGCTCCGTTTGTGCTGTTGTCGAGACTAATCATCGCAAATGGCACTCACGGGTTAATAGTGGTGTTGGCTGGTGTGCCACGGTTGGCCGAGGAGGGCCGCGGGCCGGAAGGGCCTGGCCTAGAAGGGGAAGGGCCTCGGATGAGGCCGTGCCCGTTCCTGACCGCGGATCCCTTGATCCTAAGCCGTTCCCCGTCCCCTTGAGCCAGGTCCAAAAGAAAGGGCAAGCTCGCAAGCCTGCCCCATCTTCCCCTCAGATCAGTTGTTAGGCTGCAATCTTGCCCCGGACGACCTCTTCGAGCCGGCGCGTTGCAGGCGTATCGGTCAAGGTCCAGACCTCGTGACCACGCGTGCCGGAGTTGGTGATGACACCGAGCGCCTTCAGAGCGACCATCGTCGAGGACTTCTGGGTAGACGCCGTATTCGCCGAGACCGTGTGACGAACCAGGTGCTTGGTGATCGCCCGGTCAGCCTTCACCTTGTCGGATGCGGCTGCGAGTGCTGCAACGCCGGTGAAGGGAATGCCTGCGTCCCGGAAGTTGAAGAGCGAGGTCACGATCGCCCGGTTGATGGCGTTCTGCATGAACCCGCCGTCGAGTGCAACGATCAGGTCGTTGACCTTCTGGAAGGCGTAGACGTTGAAGCGTGAACCGGTCGACACCTCGCGGTTGATGAAGTTCGGATCGACATCCATCGCCAGGAACAGACCTGCAGCGCCGATCGTCGCCATCTTCTTCTCCTCGGCTTCGAGATTGGGCAGCATCTTCGAGGACAGACCCGGCAGCGAGGCTTCATACGCCTTGCGGTTGGCGAACTCGGACACGATCTCGCCCTTCTTCTCTTCCTTCTGCTCGAGGGTGAAGTTGTTCTTCATCACCTTCAGGTCGCCGGGCACATGGTCGATGACAGGCAGGTCGGCCGGATCTTCGCTGGCCTCTTCGACAGTAGCCTCGACCTTGGTCCAGACCGGGCCTTCGTCCGTCTGCGTCCAGTAACCGGTCTCGCCTTCGAAGGTCTCCAGCGGACGATCCTTCTCAGCGGCCGCAAGGGCATTGGCCTCAGCCTGCTTGAGAGCGGCGTCGTGAGCCTCCTGGGCCTCGATCTCGGCGAGTGCCTGGGCTTCAGCACCCATCTCGACGACGGCTTCGGCAGCCTGATTGAAGAAGGAAGTCATATCCGGCAGTGTATCAACAGTTGTTGGGGCGACGATTGCGGCGTTCTTCTTGGAATTCTTGGTCATGGTCTTTCTCCTAAAAGTGTTGCTTTTGTTGTTCGAAAGTCACTGCGCTTTCGATGTTTAGACAATAGCAAGCGAATTCTAGGGGTAGTAGTGGTGAGGGACGGGGCGGCATAGGGTAATCACGGCAGGGAGCCACGGCCCTATGTCCTATACATGGGCGTTGTTTGCCGGAAGCGGGGAAGGTCTATTGCAGCCACGGGTCTCCGTGGAGTGCCTTGGGTCATGCGGACGCGAACCGTTGCGCCGGAGAGCTATCCGTTCCCGTCCATCTATCGTCTATTACTTACCTTCTTAAACCTTAATATACGTTAGGTAATAAATAACGTAGGGCGAACCTCCTCTGTCAGCCATAGGAAAAGGTCCGGCAGATCGGAAGGCGCGGCGATCCATAAGGTCGAGAATCCTGATCTCCGGTATATGGAAAGCTACCCATTCCCCGACATGAAAAGAGGCGCGTCAGCCGATTAGACCAACGCGCCTTTAAGGTGTCTCGCTCGCACCCGACGGCAAGATCAGCAACTACGAAGAAAGAGGGACGCTTGCGCGCTCCGCTTTGAGAACGATCCGGGTGACATCGCTCTATCTCGTTGATTCTGTCTAACGCAGGTCATCTTGGATGACAATCAGGGCAGGCGAGGGCAGTTGGTGCCATGGTTATCCGCGGATCGGCACGGGAGGTCGTGGGCTTGGTTGGAAGGCGTTGGAGAACCGAGGCGCGGCCGCATACCTCCTCACAAACTATTCCCTCAATCTCTCCCCTCCACTCATATCTCTCCCTGGCATACTCTCTCAAGGGCTCCTCTCTTGCGTCATGGTTCGTTCTTGGGGTGTTCTCTCTCTGTTGGTTCTCTATGTTCTCTAGGCTACCGACTAGTCGGGCTTCAATCGGTCTCTCTGTCGAATATGTATTCAACCCTTGCTGTGTCTGGCGTATCGGGTTCTTACGACGTTCGTCTGTGACTGCGAGGGTTGTCGTAGACGCTTCGGTGCTCGTCTCACTACGCTGGTCGCTCTCTATGAGCTTCTATGAGTCTTTTGATGATTGAGGTTCTTGTGTCTGTTTGCCTTGCCTAAAATCGAAAAAAGCTGAAAACGGGTGTTCTCGTCAAGATAGTGGAAAGGTAGTGTAAACGTTGGTCAGGTTTTTGGAGCTTTTTGCAGGTCGCAACGTTTACATCGGCCGGTCCTGAAATAGCTGTTTAGGCGGCCTCGAGTGGCCTAAGCTTGCCGGATGTAAAGGTTGGGCAGGTTTGATGTAAAGGTTTGGAGATCTGTCATGGCTGTATTGCCGCCTAAATTGCCTGAAGGTCATCCGGACCGGGAGCTTGCTTGTGAGGAAGCGATGGAGCAGGACTTTCTTGAGGCGATCGAAAACCGGACAGGCTTTGTCGCCCTGCATGATGAGGCTGTTGCTGTAGGCTGGGCGGAGGAAGAGGTAAGGCGGGGTATCCGCAATCTCGCCGCTGCCATCTCTCAGCAAGCCTTGGACCTTGAACCTTAATGGGTGTCTATTATCCCGATCGGCCTGAATATGTCCGGTGCATCGATGCCACGGGCTCGGACTATCTCACTGAAGGTAAGCTCTACCTGGTGCTGCGGCGCTTCAATGGCGAGATTACGATCCGTGCCAATAGGGGTATTCGCAAGCCTTACAAGGCGTCGAGATTTGTGGACGTCGACCCTAAGGATCTACCAGAGCCACCTAGGCGCGTATTCAGGAAGGCTCGGTTCTAGTCTGAGTTGACAGCGCTGCGGATCGAATGACACATGCGCTTATAACAGGGGGTGGGGAATGAGGCGTCTTCTACTGATTGCTGCCATGGTTGCAGCGAGTATTCCGGCGCGTGCGGATCTCTATGACGGAAATACGCTTCACAAGGCTTGCACTCTGAATAACGAGGTCGCTGACGGTCTCTGTCGCGGTTATATCTTTGGCGTTTATGATTTGCTGGAGAACCAGAGGCTTGGAACCGGTCGGCCATACTGCATCAAGAACAAAGTTCAAGGTCAACAGATCGTGGACGTGGTGAAGAATCATCTTGCCGCTCATCCGGAAATGCGAGGATACGGAGCGGCCTTCCTCGTTACAGAATCCCTCTTTCAGGCATTCTGTCCTAACGACCCTGGTTGACCGTTCCGAATACATTGCCATTCACGTTGCCGCATTGGGCGCTTGCACAGCGAAGCTTGCCCTTGAGGCTGTTGATGTAGGTCTCGGTGCCGTATTGCTTCCCTAGGGCGTATTTGTTGAGCTGGCTCTTCCTGCCGCAGACGCTGCAATAGCCGTATAGATCCTCAAAGCCTCTCAGATCCGAGAATCTCCGGTTGTCCGGAACCTGACTCATGTGTTTTGGTCTCACCATGGAGAACAAATAGAGAACAAATTCCTATGGAGTCAAGGTCGAAAGGCTATCGTTTACCGCGGCGCCATGGACTTGTGCGCTTGTTGCTCCATCTAGGCGGTGTGTAGCCGGGGACGTGCTCAGGTCGATTAGGCGCCATGGTCCACACGCCGTCCTCCTGTGCCGCTTCCAGGAAGGCAATTCTGCAGACGCCAGGCGAGAGTTTGCCCTCGAGCGCGGCTATACAGGCTTCACGCGCCTTAAGGTGCTTTTCACCAGGTTCGTCCGGCCAGTCGTAGAGGAGTTGCTCTGCAAGGTCGCGCACGGTCTGGCACACGCGCATACGCCCGAGGGTCGTGGTCTGCACGGCCAGGTGCTCAATCTCCACATCTTTCCAGGTTTGATCGTTCATGGCTGCCTATATTGGAAATGATTCGCCGAGAGTCGAATCACCCAAAGGAGCTAGATTGTCGCATGGGATCCGCCCGCGACAGCTGGTTAGCCATCTAGCTGGATAGCCGTGGGTGACATGCAGGTAAGAGAAAGGCGCCGGGTAGGGCGCCTTTTGTTTTAGTCCCTGAGGTTCGTGGTTCGGAAGTAGGCTCCAGCCCTCTGCTGGGCCCTGGCTTCGTCCTTATCCTCATGCTCGAGGGTGATCTCGACAGCATTGATATCCGGAAGAGAGACAACCTCAAAGTCCTCAGGGGTCATCTCGTCGTGAAGCACAAAGGCTTTCATCGCCGCTTCCTTCGGATTATCCGCCTCGAGGGTGACATAGGTTGCTACTCGGTAGGTCGTCATCCTAGCGTTGCTCTGATTGCATTTGCATCCGCGATCGCCAGATAGGTCTGTTCAACGGTCAACTCTATCGCGTGTCTGGTGCCGTTTTCATCGATCACGTCCATAACGTTAACTGTTTGCATCTGGACGATCAGGGACGCGATCTTCATGGCCGCATCGATAGGACTATCTGCCTCGATCCCGACTTGCCGTATCTCAACCGTGTATTTTGGCATCTTTGCTTCCCTACTTAAACGTGTGTGGCAAGGCGTTCATGAACTTCTCGGCTTCTTCCATCGCCATCGCATGATCGATGACCTGGTCTTTTTCAGTAACCTCGATCCGGAACACCTGGTCGCGAAGCCGCAGGAACAATGTCCCGTCATTCGCTTGCCCGATCGAGGACTCGCTGTCGAGCTGGCCGTCGCGCAGTATGGCGTTACCAATCATCTTATTGACTTCATTTCGGCTTGTCACTGGTCTTCTCCCTTGTTCGACTTGCCCGGAAGTCTTGCATGTAGGCGCTCGCCAGGCTGTCCGCTGTGATAGCGGTTGCCGGGCGCTGCAACAAGGCTCCGACCGCGCTCTTTGACGGGTTGTAAACACACCAGAAGCCCGGCTCGAGGTCAGGACGGATCATAGCCTATGAGATCCTCGGGTCGATGACCTCGATCGGGAGAAGATTGTTCGGGCTGTCACCCGGCGAACCGGTGCAGCGCCCCTGGTCAGCGGTGCCCGTAGAGCGGCTGTAGCGGTAGCCGGTCTCAGGGTTCATGTCATTGCCCTGGACGCACTCGTAGCCCTTTGTATCGGTCTTGTTGATGATCTTGACCAGCTTCCCACCGCGCGTGAGGTAGGTCTTGCCAACTTCGAACTGAAAATCACCCTTCATGTTGATATCAGGGCGGTATTGCATGAGCACCGCGATCTCACGCAGGCGCTTTCGCTCTTCCGCGGAACGATCTTCATTCTGTGCCAGGTCCCAGAGCCATTTGGAGTGCTCGAGGGTCTTCGGTTCAATGTTCATAGTAGTTCCTTTTGTCCTGTGACCGGATGCCAGTAATCAGTTCCTGGTCCGACCGGGTGGCGATGAAAGTGAAGGCGTTGCAACAGCCTGCAAAGGTCCGGACCGCAATCCTTGAAGTGAATGAACCGCATTGGGATCGCCGGCCGCCTGTCGTCCTCGAGGAGGATCTTGATGAAGGCTGTCAGAATACCTTTTCGCTGGTATTCTTCATCGATCTCGATCGCCTCTACGGAGAAGACACGCTCGCGCACCACATCGCCCAGGCGACGGTCGAAGAAGTGCCAGGACATATGGAAGAACGGCTTTTGAATGATGCCGCGACCGTTCCACGCCATCACGTAGCTCTCCTCGATCTTCGCAATCATCTGCTGGGCGAGGTCGTGCGGGTTCATGAGCAGGCGAACTCCTTCGTGACCACGGCGTCACAGAAGCACCGCGGCAGACCGCAGGAAGCGCCTTTGACCTCGTAACGAATGCCCGTGTTGAGATCCGTCACCTCAGCCTTCCAGCGACCGCGGCGAATCTTCGCCTGGTCCTCATCCGAGAGCCGCATTTCGTGGCGATCGTCCGTCTCGTAAGACTTGCGCGGTGTAAACGGCATCACACACCCTCCTCAACTTCGGTCAATAGCTTTGCGGCGAAGGCAGCAGCCTCGGCGAGGTTGTCGAACCGATAATAGGTGGTCGTCAGCTTGCCGGCTTCTTCGGCGCGCTCGAAAGCGTATTTCGCGCCGTCATGCTGAAAATAGGCAGAGGCGTTGTAGAACTTGTTATTGGACCAGCGGTCCAGGTGTCCGATGATACCCGATGTTGTATCGAGGACTTCGAAATAGGCGTGCATTTGCACGAAAATCTCGAAGGCTTCGCGCATAGCATCTTCGCTATAGGCTTCGGTGTATTCGGTTTCTTTAATCTCTTTCATGGCGTTGCTCGCTCTCTGCGTTGCTGATGTTTCTTTTTAACAAAAGCGCGATTGGAGAGCGGCAGGCGATGAGCGGCTTTTAGTCAAGCAGCTCCGACAGCTTAAGCCCGCCGTAGTTGTTGATCTGCTCACCCTCCGGCAGGCCGGGCTCGTTGACGATATAGGCAATCCCGACGCGCTCATCGAATAGCGGATCATGGATGCGGAGATACATCTCGTCGCAGTCAGTGAGTGCCTTGTAGGCAGCCTTCGGATCCGAGCCCGCATAATCAGGATCGAGCGGATCGTCATGGTAGCAAACCATAACCCAGCCGGCTGTCTTGCAATGGTCCAGCAAGGCTTTGAGGGTAGTGATGCGGTCGGACATCGCTCTATCTCCACGATTGTTCATTGATCTCGCACCGAGTTGACGTTGCCCTTTGAGTCCTGCCGCAGGTGCAGTTCAACGAAGGGTGCGGATCGTGAGCAATCAAGCGAAACCCGTGACAACACCTGTGGCCGATACAGGACCAGACCTTGTGAGGCATACGGGGAGGGATGGTTTCACCCAGGTTCTCATGACTGAGGGGCGACTATCGGAATTATATGCTGTCCGCTGCGACAGGCTTTACCGTATGTTTTTCACGACCTTCTCTCAGCCGGGCTCGTTTGTGGTCGAGGTAGCCACCCTCAAAGCTCTTTCCAGGTCATTTGCGTGCTCGTTCTTTTTCGTTCGCTCTTGATGTTCTGAATATAGCGAATGAGCGCTTGGAGTGCGGCAGGTAACGAGCGGCGCCGCTAATGTTAATAAAGGCTTGATTTAAAGGATTAATAAATGGTTAACGGCGGGTAATCCGCCGTTAACTTCTGTCCCAGCGTTGATTGATTGGTTATGCGAGCTTGGCTCCGACGATTTGCCCGCGAACAACCGATGCGCCTGATTTGCCATCGGGCGTAACGACCAATATCACCGGCCTTTTTGGCTGGCTCGGGTGATTGGAGCCTATCATCACATTGGAGCATATGTCGTCAAAAAAGAGGTTGGTTCCGCCAGGAAAAGGCTCGTTAGGCACAGCAACGCCGCTTCCCATCCGTTCAGCAAACGAAGGGGGCGGAACAAAGTCCTTACTCATCTGCTCCCAAATGGTATCCATTGACGATTTTTCCCGCTGAGAATTCATAAGTTTCTGACGGTTTTCTTTAATTCTGCCGCGAAGCTTAGCTACTCGCGACTTAGCCGCTTCGGTCTCCTTAACTACAGATCTTGTAGAAAAATGAGCTCCGACCGCTATGATGAGCGGCAAAACGAATGCCAATACGATCATCACTGTCATTACCTAAGTCCTTTCGCCAACACCACTCTCCCCTGATAATGTAGGAAGATGGCGACTGAAAACCAGAGTATACACAGACTCCCGTAAATCACCAAAATATGTCTAGGCCAGAGAGAACCGCTTGTTGTAATCGTGAATCCCGAGGCGATCAGAGCCGCAATAAACGCTCCGGTTGAAAACCTGTCGTATGAGGCTGCTAGATATTTGGATTGCTCGTTCGCTTTGAGCTTCTCCACCTTGTCGTCCTCGTCCACCTCCTTCACAAGGTCGGCGGTCATCTGCTCCAGCAGCGCTCTCTCTTCCTCTGTCATATTCTCACCACCAAAAATCCAGAAATGCCCAAGCTACAAACATACCTCCACCCACGATGATCGCGGTGAGAAACCGATCGACTATGCTACTCATGCTGTTCCCCAAGCCTCGAACCACTGACGGATCCAGGCACCGCTGTAATCCCCAATCTGCTCTTCGTCGTCAAGCCCCGGAATGTCTACAGCGGCTGTAGGCATGTCATGCAAGATGGTCATTTCAGCCCTCGTTTCGTTGCGAATAGCTATATTTTAGCAGCGAAATCGAAGGGAACCGATTGGGATCAGCAGGAACTTAACACTAGGTTTCCCCCTTACGGGCACAAGTGACCTGTTTCAGAAAACCATATACAATCGAGAGTTGAATAGATATTCGGGTAGACAAACCTGAGTCCCGGAATATTGCATGAACAACAAAGCTAATACACTCGACGACCTGGTAGATCCGTCCATGGAAGATATCATCAGCGCTGTGGCTGGTCAGAACGGATTATCCAGCAAGGATCTGAAGGACAGGACCAGGGATACATTCATCGGCGGCGTGCGCGACGATGCGATCGCCGCTATCTGGACTCGGATGCGTGATGTAACTTTGACAGATATAGGGATTGCACTCGGCGGGCGGAGCTACGCAACAATCAAGAAGGCTCTGCAGCGCTGCGAGCTCCTCGATGTGCCTGTTTCAGGCGTCATCGATCGGGAGCTTGTTATCGAGGATGCAAAGAAGGGCATGGCTGCAGCGGAGATTGCTTATAAGCATCACTGCTCACGCTACAGTGTGCGGAACATTCTTTATGAGGCCAAGATACCGTTTACGATGTATCCTGGCCCCACAGACGATCAGAACTTGACCTTGCCGGAGATCGACAGCGCCGACACAAAGTCATCGCCGAAGTCGTAGGTCACTTCCGTGCCGCATGGCTGATTGCCTGGGCAATCCGTTGGTCCAAAGGAGCCGGCCGTTAGGATACCAACGGCACCCCCGACGCGAAGCTCGACATTCTTGTTCGGCGAATAGGCAACACCGCCTGACAACAGATAGGTATCGGTCTGGGTGGTCAGGCCGGTGGACGTGCCGCGATCCCAGCTGATCTGCGCCGATCCGCTCCACTGCTCGTTGAATTTGTGGCCGATACCGGCTGAAACCGTCCATCCGTCCTGGAACATCAGGT